TCACTTCCTCCTGTCAAACTTGAGTGCTTTCTCTCTGATATACACTGGATGAGGGATAACGTCAACAAGTACTTTGTAAACCTTGCAACCCTCACAGTACTCATCTGGAATCACTGGATTTTCTTCGAGTATGATTGCTGAACTTTTCTCAGATACATCACACTCAATGATCTTTTTTTCTGAATCAGTAACCAGAGTGATTGTATTGAAAAGATTAACACCAGTTCGTATTCCTGTCAAGTTCTTTCTAAAGGCTACTTTCTGACCTTTTTTGAACTTGTGTTCACCTCCCAACAAATACTCGTAACCCTCCATAAGAGGCGACAACACACTACTCTTAAAAAAGAACGCCCTCATCAACAAAAAGGCTCTATAAAACTCTCCTTGACTCATTAAAGACCTGACTTTAGGCTTGACAAATTGATTTACAAGGTCAGACACCACCTTTTTGGGAACAAAAAATTGTCCTTTATCTCTCTCCATTGTGTTGAACATGAGTTGCACCAAGTTCTTGAAGCATTTTTCTCTAAGTTTAGGTGCAGAGTACATCTTACAGAACGCCCCGTCGAACCCATATTTTTCTCTTTGCTTTCTATTGAACTCTGTCAGTCCATCCTTGTAGGAACTTTCAAACTCTTCAAATACATTGTCTGGTACATTTCTTACTTCTAGTCCATTTTCAATTTCATCCAATGTTTCCTTGATTGTCTGATGGTCTTTGTCTGCGTCCTTAGAATAAAACAAAAAAGACGGATACATATACAGAAAACTCGGCTGAAATGGATTGATTGGAGCGTCAATGACAAACATATTCGAACCTCCTAAAACAATGAAAGGATAAAGAAGAACAACCTACAGAGACCCACCCCAGCACCAAGTAAAAGGCTGAATATTGCCGTGAACGCGATGAAAGACTGTAGCACTGTGTCGCTTGTGCCTTTGTGTCGCCTATAAACTTCCGAACAGACGAAAGTGTAAGCTAAAAACAAGACGATGGACAGGGTGATGATGACAGGATTCACAATAGACTCCTAGATAAAATACGCGAAGAAGAAAGCGATGAGGAAACAGTAACCATAAATAACGACAGCACACATCTTTTCTCGTTCCATGACAACCTCCAAGGTTAGTAAAAGGGTGAAAGACAAGAACAGTAACTCTCGCCTACTCTTAGGTTATAGCAGAGAGTTACTGTTTTGTCAAGTGATTATATTTTATTTTTTTTCTTCGATGTCTACTGTACTGAGTAGGCAGTTCATCGAGACGTTGTAAATGTGGTTTGTTTTCAATGACTTCAAGGTGATTTCTGTGCTGCCATTGTACCTATCTGACCTGACAACTTTGATCTTTTTGAACAACCTACCCTCACGACTCAAGAACTCTTCACTACCGAAGGTCTTACGAACGAAGGGGCTAGTTCCAGTTTTGAAAGGCTTGCGAATAGAAGTGACTTTGAATACCGACATGATGTAACTCCTTGTTTTTAGAGCTTAATTTGAACTGCAATAATAAAACTACAAAGTACAATGCTGATAAAGTTTTTGAGAGTCATGAGAGGTTCGTTGAGAAAGAGAGACCCAAGGACAGGATAGACTACAGTTCCAGCTACAAAAGATACAATACGAAGCTGAAAACTGCCGTAGTCATCGAGTCCTAGAGTAAATCCTTTGACAAACAAAAGGCCACAAAGGATTGAGAGAGAAACCAGAGTAAGCCAGAAGTGATCCTTGAGTACTGGCAATTTGGGCGCACACACTTGCATCCAATTCACAGTATGTCCCAGAAAGAACAGCCCCAAAATCTTGAGCAACATCATTTATCGTCAGGCTCCTTGGGTTCTTCAGTGTCCTCTGGCTCGAACTCAAAGCCGAGCCAAGCCCTGACAGAAAAATAAATAGTCATTACGAGACTCACAGGCCATAAAAGGTTCATGATGAAGTTCGCCGTTGCTGTAAGGCCAAAGCTCTCATCGTCCGAAGCAATGCCATAAGCGATACCAAGCATAACATAATAAGCAGCCCAGTCAAGTCTAAAAATAACAATAAGAGCAGCACAAACACCTGCCGCGAACGCATCCCATTTCATATAGATAGCCTCCTGAATTGTAAATGATTTTTAGTTTTTACTTAGTTTTTGGTGAGTAAGCTGCGATGATAGTTAGCTTCTGTTTGTGGCCACCGGGAAGATCTACTTCGACAGTGGTGGTCTTGCACAATAAGTTGTATTCATCACGAGCCATCTTCTTGAGTTCAGCGACCTTAGTGACTAGATCAGTGCCATCAATCCCTTCGTGCATCTCTGGGATAATACACACATCTTTGAGTTTTGTCAAGTCTGCTGAACGTCTTGAGTGTTTCTTTTTAGTCATTCACAGCCTCCTTTGCGAGAACTAAAATGTTACGAGAAGCTGAACGTATCCTTGCAAGGGTCTCAGCGCACTCGGTTTTCTTTGAAACTTCTACTAGCACTTGTTCTATTTCTTGCAACCTTCTCAACTTACCTAACAACCGCTCATCTTCTTGTTTAACTTCTCGCTCGTTTAGTCTGCTATTTAGGTTTATGATTTCCATTGTTATTATACTCCGTCTGTGTGGAGCTTAACGCCCCTAACAGAACTATGAACTCCGATTAATAAACCGCCAGAGTTTTTTAAGTTGCTAGAAAATCTGACAGTTTTTGTTGTTCACTGGTAGACAAGGGGATTACCTGATCGACTCTCACAGGTCTGTTCAGGAAAACCTTCAACCTCTCTTCATCACCTTCAAACATAACCTTCATTTTTTGTGTCACCTCCCAGTCTACTTCCAGATATAGCCAATCATTTCGTTCACAGTCACCAGCTTGAATATACTTTCGAGAAACCGTACCGAACATCAAGAAACTATGAAAAAATACTTTGCAAACCTTGTCACCAACCTTCATGATATACTCTCCTTGTTTGTGGCTTCTTTGCCGTCTTGATAATCTTTATACACTAATTTTTTTAAATGTCAAGAGGTTTTTTTGAGAAAATCCTTCAAGAGAACTCCGTAGGCATACTTTTTATGATCAACTAACACTCTATGATGCCAACTCTTCATCTCCCCGTGTGGCTTGCCTTTGTGGTAATTCACAACACTCCGATAGGAAACACCTTCTACTGTCATATCCGTAAGGAAAGTACCATGTTTTCTCCCGTTCAATTCCCAACCTATTATATATCCACCCGTTGTTGATTTCCGAGAACGATCAAACGCGCCGTGAGAATTCAGATAGAAAGTCTCTTCATTTGTTAGTTCCATCGGAAGTTTGCCGCCCTCTTTGAGCCAGTTATCAAGTCGTTCTTTTCTCATCAAAACTCCTCCTTCAAATGATCCTTCAAGAGAATCCCGTAGGCGTACTCTTTGTGTAAAACTAGCACCCCATAATCATTGATCGATTTCCAGACTCCATGTGGTTTTCCGTGGTGGTAGCCCCTTAGTTCCTCTGACGGATTAAGTCTCCCGTAATACTCCCAAACCCCATGCTTCTCTCCGTGCCTATAACTTTTCACGATTACTTTTTCTGGTTCCGATTCGCAAAACCAACGCTGTTCTCCATGAAATCTGCCGTCTAGATAATGTTCCTCTCTCACTAAGAAGTCATTTTCGTAGTAGGTTCTGTTACATAGCCACCCGTTTTCTTCCAGATAACTTTCTTCGTCTTCAGTAAGGTTCTCAGGGAGATCGCCGCCATCCTTCAACCATCTATCAAGCTCTTGTTTTCTCATAGTTTCCCCTCCTTGTTTCCCTTACTATACCATAGCTTTTCTGAATGTCAAGAGGTTCGCTTCAAGAAACCCTTCAAGAAAACCCCGTAGGCGTATTCTTCGTGTCTATATAGTGTTCCGTCGTCGTCCCAACTCTTCCAAACCCCATGCTTTTTTCCGTGGTGGTAACACTTTTCATAACGTTTCTGTCCGTTTTTATGCCACCATTCATACTTTCCGTGTCTTTTTCCGTTCAGATGGTGAGTAACCCTACCCTTCTGTCCATTAGAATGCCAACATTTATATTTCCCATGCAACTTTCCGTGGAGGCAGTTATAATCCCAATGCTTCTGTCCATTAGCATACGAAGCCTCATTGACCTCCCACCCCAAGCCTTTCAGATAGCTCTTCTCGTCTTCAGTAAGGTTCTGGGGAAGGTCGCCGCCGTTCTTAATCCAGTTGTCAAGCTCTTGTTTTCTCATGGTTTGTCCTAAATAAAAGGTAGGATCGCAAGGTCTTTTTTCTTGGATTCTACTACGATGTCTACGTCAATCCCGTAAGTTTCTGGGAGATATGTGATGTAGTCTGAGTGAGCGGTGGCCTTGATCTTAGGGTCGTTCTGCTCTACTGCACGGCTCTCTGAATGGTGCGTAACAGGTGTGATGTCGCCCCAAGTACTAGCAGCAAGACTAAGGGCTTCTTCCTGTGAGAGACTGCCAGTGTTGAAAGTGTGATGGTAAAAGTCATGAATTACTGGAACGCCGATGACTTTATGCACACCCTCGTAAAGCTCTTTGGTTGAGTACAGGGAGCTTTTGTCATCGTTTTCCACTGCGAGCCTTGTCTTCACAGACTCCGGCAGCAACTCAAAGTTCTCACAGAATCGCTTTAGTGTAGCCTCTTTGTCGTTATAAGCAGCCCCAACGTGTAGGCAGAAAGAGTTGTATGGTGTACGACTAAGGCCCATCAAATCAAACAGTTCTCCGTGAATCTCCAAGTCTCTGATGGTGTTCTTGATGACATTCTCTTTAGGGCTGCACAGTTTGTTGAATGGCCCCGGATGACTTGTAAGCCTGTGGTTGTGGGCCTTTGCGAAGTTGCCAGCCTTTGTGAGAGCCTCGCAGATCTCCTCGTAATCTGGAAGGTCTTTGAGGTTATACTCAGATGCCCACGGAAAGATCTCTGAAGACACCCTGAAGAGTTTGATGCCATGCTCTTCGTTCCACTCAAGGATCTTCAATAGGTCTTGGCAGTTCTTGAGAGCCAACTCAGAGGCATAAGCGATTCCTTTTTGTTCGAATGTAGTTTTACGCATTGTACGATTAGTGGTGATCTTCTTGCCCAGTGTGAGGCAGATACAGGGGTAACCGATGTTCATAGTGTCCTCCAGTTTGTGTGTGGCCTCATTGCCCTGACAAAACCCACTATACCATAGCTTTTCTGAATGTCAAGGGGTTATTTCAAGAAATCCTTCAAGAGAATTCCGTAGGCGTATTCTTTGTGTTCTTTTAATGTTTCACCGTCTTCATACCACCTCTTGCAAACCCCATGTTGTTTTTCGTGATGGTAGTCATATTCATACCTCTTCTGTCCGTTTCTATACCATTCCGCACGTTTCCCATGTGGTTTTCCGTGGTGGTAGTGATATTCATACTCCCTCTGTCCATCATCCCACCACTCTGCAAACTTTCCGTGTTGTTCCCCGTGGAGGTAGTGCCGTTCAAAGCTCTTCTGTCCGTTGCTATACCACCTTTCCCGTTTTCCGTGGAATTCCCCGTGGAGGTAGTAACCTTCAAACTCTTTCTGTCCGTTGCTAAACCACTCCTTCCGGACTCCATGTTTCTTTCGGTGGAGGTAGTTACATTCATAGCACTTTTGTTGTCCGTTTTCATACCACCCCTCATGACATTCCCACCCTAAGTTTTCCAGATAACTCTTCTCGTCTACAGTAAGGTTTTCAGGGAGGTCGCCGCCGTTCTCTACCCAGTTGTCGAGTTGCTCTTTTCTCATGGTTTGTCCTCCTTCAAATAGTCCTTCAAGAGAATTCCGTAGGCGTATTCCTTGTGTACTGTTAATGTTCCGTCTTCATTCCACCACTTCCAAACCCCATTTCTCTTTCCGTAGTGGTGTTCTCTGTGTGCTTCTAGCGTTCCATCTTTTCTCCACGCCTTGTAAGTCCCATGTTGTTTTCCGTGGTGGTAGTTATCTTCAAAAAGTTTTTGTCCGCTTTCGAACCACTCTACTGATTCTCCATGAAGTTGTCCGTGTTGATAAAAACATTCCCAATACTTCTGTCCGTCTCTGAACCATTCTGTTGCCTTTCCATGAAGTTCTCCATGAAGGAGGTGATCCTCTCTATGTTTCTGTCCGTTGCAGAACCACTCTGTTGAAATTCCATGTGGTTTCCCTTTCAGTAAGTGTAATTCACCCCATTTCCAGCCCTCAGAGTAACGCTCTATGACCTCCCACCCCAAGCCCTTTAGGTAGCTCTTCTCGTCTTCAGTGAGGTTATCAGGAAGATCGCCGCCGTTCTCTGCCCAATTTTCTAGCTCTTGTTTTCTCATAGCCCCTCCAGTTCTTATGTGTAGTCTTCTTGCATGATTCTCTGAGCAAACTTGATGACACCTTGACGATTCATGAAGACATTTGGCTCTCTAAAGTCTGTCGTCCTCCTTGTCCAATAAGCGAAATCTTTAGTTAAATCAAGCTCTTCCATGAATCCATAAGTATTCTTTGAACTCCTGAAAAAAACTGAAGGTGGTTTTTTTAATTTAATCACCAACTTCTCAGGGTTCCTCACAGATCTGCTCCACTTTTTAATTTGCCCATAATGTTCTCTCAGGTCAACCCACAGTACCTCATCACTATTCTGAACGAAACCATTAGAGTTTACTAGCCATTTCTGTTTTTTGTATTTGACAGTGAAATCTTTCTTTGAGGGCTTAAACACAGAACGTTCAAAGGCTTTCAATGCTTCAAAGTCTTTATAATGATTCCCCTGTTCATCACTCGCTCTCAACCAAACCGCTCCAGCACCTCCAGCAATCCCGAACCTGAAGTAATTCTTAGCCTTGATGACCATATGTTGCTGGAAGTGTTTGGGTTTTCCTGCATTTACTCTATTATCAAGATGCCATTTAGCCAGATAGAACTTTCGAGTCGCTATATTGTAGAACTGAAAGCCCTCTACAGTATTATTATCACAAATTCCCAAGTGGTCAACTACAAATGTTTTCTTAGTTCCTTCCTCAATCACCTCAATCATTTTTGCGTAACTCCTCGATCTCTCTAAGGTTTTCGAATATCTCTGCCTTCAACTTAACAGCAGTCTTAGTATCCTGAAGGCCCTCATCCACCATCCTATTGTACTGCTTTGAGAGCGTCTTGTGTCTAGCAGCGATATGAATTACCCTCAGTTTTCTTTCGTATCTTTCATTTTCGCGAGCCTTCCTAGACTTCTCTGTTAGTTTTTTGTAGGTAAACTTTAGGAATTTATAAAGAACAAAGAGAACAAACAAGGACAAAAGAACTGTCAGTCCCATATAAATCCAACTAGTGTAGCCATGTTCCCCTAAAGAATGCCACAAAAGCACTCTGAACTTCTCGAAATCTCCTGCCTTAGTACCACCCGAAGTTAGTTCATAGAAATAGTGAGTGATAACTTGGGTCGTCGAATTATTAAAAACTCTACAAGACATCTCCCAACTACTAGCTGTTTTCCAGTTCGTAGCATTGATATTTGTAGCCCAATCTGAAGCTAACTTAGTGGCAACATAAAGGTTCATAATTTTTACCTCCTTCTAAAGTGTTCTAATAAATCTTGCTGTCATTACAAGTTTCTTCTTACCTGTAAGTATACCCATGCTTATCTGGATGTCAACAGTTTTTTGCAGATTTTATTTGAAAAAGGGATATTATTATTAGTTTTGGGGGGATACTTAGGGTGGCTATCAACAGTTTTTTGCAGATTTAGAGGGGTTTTGAGGTCATTTGAGGGCGTGAGGTTTAGATTCTGCTAGTCCACCGGAGGAAATCTCAATGAATTCTGGGTTATCTTGAAGCTCTTCGATAGTCCTTGCACCGACATAAGACAGTCCTGAACGTACTCCTTGGGCCAGTGACTCCACAATATCTTTCAGTGGGCCTTTGTATGGAGTGAGCGTCGAGACTCCTTCAACACCACCAGCAGCACTACCTCTCCAGTCCATCTGAGCGTCTTTGCTAGCCATACCTCGGAACTCTTTCATCTTCCTGCCGTCAACCTCTAGAATCTCTCCCGGAGCCTCGTCAGTGCCAGCGAAGAGACTGCCGAGCATTACTAAGTCTGCTCCTGCTGCGAGTGCCTTTACGATGTCTCCAGAGGATTTTAGGCCACCGTCAGCAATGATATGAGACTCTGTTTGGTTTTTAACTTTGCTTGCATCCAGTACCGAAGAGAACGTAGGGACACCACAGCCTGTCTTGATTCTCGTGGTGCAGCAAGATCCTCCTCCAATTCCTACGCGAACACAGTCAGAACCAGCGTGTGAATTATAAAGGAACCCACCGAAACAAGAGACATTCCCAGTCATCCAGTAAACATCTTTGTGTTTTGCTTTGAGGTGATCCATAGCTTCCTTAATAAGTACATGGTAGCCGTTCGCAATGTCCACACAGATCACACCAGCACCAGCAGCAATCAAAGCGTCAGCCCGTTCTTTGAAGTCCCCAGTCGCGCCAATCGCAGCACCTACAGGAACTCCATGACTTACAACCTCCTCAACCATTGAGACCTGCTCGTCGATTGTGTTGTACCTGTGAATAATTGCGAGTCCTCCAAGTTTCCCAAGTTCAATAGCAGTCTGAACGCCGCTGACAGTATCCATAGGGCTAGCGATGAATGGGAGCCTCAGAGTAATCTTATCGTTGAGCTTAACTGACAGGTCAACCTGAGAGCGACTTCTAATGTCAGAGAAACGTGGCCTAAGCAGAACATCATCGAAACACAAAGCTTTCTTAATTTTCACAGTCTTTCTCCTCTTAATCTTTAGCAAATCTTTTCAACCCATTCCAAAGTTGCCTGACGTACATTGTCAGAGTTATAAATACTTCTACCAACAATCGGATAATTTGTAAAGTTATTTTCTTCACAACCCTGAGCGCCAAATCCGGGACTGTAAATTAAGTGATCAGACTTTACAACTTCTACGAATCTCTTGTGGAACTCAGAGTCTTTTGGTGGAAGTACGAATCGATCCACACCTAACTCTGAGGCTTTCTGATAAATCTTCAAGGAATCCTCAGTGGTAATGAACCCACCTGCCTCCTTTGAGAAGCCATCGTGAGTCATCCTGCCGCCGATAATTACTGGAACATCTCTCTTCTGTAGCTCCCTGACCCAGTTCTCTAACGACACTAAGCCAGTCAACGGGAAAAGAATAACCTCATCAACTCTCGTAGTCTTAACCACGTCTGCGAAGTTCTTACCAACATGAGGGACATCTGTACAACCTTTCTGATGGTCGTAGACAACCTTCTTGAATGGCGCTCTCAGTTTAATCTCATTAGAGGCTCGAATCAAACCAAACGTCAATGCTAGGTGCAAACCAACTTTGTATCCATAAACTTGTTCGATGTCTTTTGTCTCTTTAACAATCTCTAAAGCCTTAGCCAAAGAACAATCAAGAGAGACAATAAGTTTTCTGTTCATGTCTATCCTTTCCAAAACATTAAGATTAGATGCTGGGCCAACATACCAAACCCGAAGACCGCAGCTAGAAAAAAGAAGCAGATTACCATAGCAAACACACAGAACGCAAAGAGGATCATAGGAATGAAGGTGTCTTCCACATTACCATCAGTCGCTCTAGTTAATACTGTGTAAGTGTAAAAAGTTAAAATAAACCAGTTAATCACTGTTCGTCACCTTCACACTTAATCCGGCAATCTCACTGAGAACAATCAATCTCTCAAGTGATGGATCAAATGTACCGTTCAAGATCTGAGAGACACGCCCTTGGCTCAACATAGCAGCGTCAGCTAAATCCTTTTGTTTGATCTTGTGTCTTTTGATGTGTCCTTTTAATCGGACTCTCAGAGACTCCTTGACTTCTTCCTGTTTCCTTAAAATCTCTGTCAATCTTCGAGCGTTGCCTCTCAAATCCATCTGTTAACCCTCCAACATAACCTCAAAGAACTCCAGTAGCTCTTTCAGTTCTCCGTTTTGTATTACTTGCTTCGGTGTCCTACCATCAAAGTAGTCAATAGGAACATTAAACCACTCTTTCTTTGCTGACTTGCTGGTCCCTAGAATACGCTCCAGAATACCTTCAAGCTGCTTCCAATCATCTCTTGCAATCACTTTCGGTTTTTTCATCAATCTAACTCCAAGTCAAGGCATTCTAAGATGTTGCGTAGATCAGCGGTGTCATCTGGCGTTGGGAAGTAATAGGGAATGCCGTCTCCATTCCTAAGAACCTCAACAGTATCGATGCCCTTGTGGTGATAGATGTGGCCCTCAGCAATCTCGATATAGTCGTACTCCTCGTTAAAGTCTTCGACCAATATCTCTGTGTCTTCCATTGATTCAAGCACCATTTTCAACTTGTCTTTCAACTTCTTCTAACTCCTCATAGTCCATAAGTCTTAGCAGGTTTTCAATTGTGACTAGCGTTTTGTGTTTTAAGTCTGGGATAACTCCTTTTGTATATCCGCTTCGACTGGATTCAAAGATCCTCTCCACAATCTTTTCTGCCACTTTGTTCACTGTTTCGTTAGTCACTTGACCCTCCTGCTTGTTTCTAGTTCTTGTCTCAATGCTCTGAGTTCTAACATACTATTATTTTCTATCTTCTACATACTCCATCCACCACTCTTCACCATTAGGAGATTTTCGATCAATCTTAAACCCTTTTTTGATTAAATGCTTGACTAGATTTTTGTTTACTACATGTACTCCCAGCTTGGGAAGCTCATCATCATAATAACTGTCATGATAACTGTCATAATATTCTTTATAGCGTTCTATACATGCATCAATCAGTTCCCCAGCAACCCCCATTCCTTGGGCATCTGGGTGGACTTCTACGTCGAAAGAGTAATCATTGCCACTTCGAGAAAAGTAGGCTGCTCCGTAAACCTTGTTGTTATCCGTTAAATCAACGGCAACAAAGGCTAAATCTTTTGATGTGCCAATTGTAGTAATTTTCCAAGCTTGATCTACAACAGGCACATAATCTTCATCTTCTTCCACTTCTTCCTCTTCCCAGTCTTGTATATGTTCTTCACTATCGATTCCATAGATTGTAATATCTGACCTCTCCACTTCTTCAAGGTAGCTTTTCCAGTTTTCTAAAATTTCATCAGACATCTTTTATTCTCCTGCTTGTTTCTAGTTCTTGTCTCAATGCTCTGAGTTCTACTATATCATTAAATAAAACTTTGTCAATGTCTTTCTTCTCTTCTTCGTTAAAAAATACTCGACTGGCATTTACTCGCTCTACAACCTCTTTCTCAGTAAACCTTGACGAGAAGTATTGATAGAACTTTGTAGTAATCGTAACAGACATTTTCTCCCAGATACTAGCAGACCTGTAGAACTTCAAGATCTTACAGTAAAGCTCTGCACTTTCTCTGAGATCACTGCTTAGTTTCGAACCACTAAAGATCCTCGACGCCAACTCTAGAGAAGCGTTGTGTGTACCTGAGAGTGGGTTATGAGCTTCCAACACGGACCTGACATCTATCAGTCTAGCACCTTGCCTTCTGAGAATCTCTAAGTTCATGTCGCCATCATCAAAGACTACGAACACACCCTGTCTACTGTAAGGGGCGAGGAATTCCCACTGTCTCTCCCAGTCTGTCCTCTCCTCTAACACCCAGTTCTCATCATTATCAACAATTAAGAAACAATGTTCTCCCCCAACATATACCTTAATATCTTCTCTGTCAAGTGCTTTTTTTAGTTTTTTAAAGCTTTCCATAACCCCTCCCAGTTTTCTAATCGACCTTACCAGCGAACTTATCTTTCTGTTTTTCGAATGGGTTTTTATTGACACGACGCTTCCTTTTCGGAAAGTCTGGCTTACCAGTCCTTACAAGTCTTGGTGAGTCACCTTCAACATAAACATCCTTCCTAGCGAACAGTTCTTTAATTCTTGGCACTAGCTTACGTCTAATAAAAACAGAAGGTTCATCCGGCACAGACCTCATGTTAATTTTAATAATAAGTTTGACAACCAAGAAGTTCTCTGTACGGACCTGATCCAAACTGTTCACGGTGGTAATGTCTTCAACCCCTCGTAGGTCTTGCTTTAAACGGTCAACCCCAATAAAGATTCCCTCTTTGTTCTTAGCTGACTTAGGAATAGAAACAATAACAGGGACTTGAAGGATTTCCATGTCATGAGTTTGTGGACTAAACTCTAGTAAAGTCTCTAGTTTTTCTTGATATTCTTTGTAACCTTGCATTTATTTCTCCTATAAGCACATGATAATTACTGAAAGCCCTGACAGAATATGCCAGACTGTGTGATTAAATTCATAAGAATCTTCGTGTATCTCATCTAGGTTATGATAATGAAGGGACAACAGGAAAACAATAAGTCCAACAAAGGCACTGAGAATCTCAAAGCAACCTGTAGCGACCAACAAAAGAACATGGGCTACGCTTACATGTGCAAAGAAAACATCAAGGCCCCTGAACCTTCTCTCTCTATTCAGGTGGTAGACTACAGACAGCAAGAAGTTTGCTAGTAGCAACACAGAAAGAAGATAACACTCCCTACCTGAAGCAGCCAAAGAAGCCAACAGATAAGAAGCGTTGGAAACTATTAGTGGACTAAGTAAAGTTCTCTTGGTATCCATCACAACCTCCAGTAGTATATATAAGTTTCTCTTCCTTGCTTTATATATTACTAAAGATTTGAGGGAATGTCAAGGTGTTTCTGAAGTTTTTTGGAAGATTATCCGAGGAGAAGTTGTCGAGGTGCTTGTCGTAGTCTTTCGTTTACTTGATCTAGAGATTCTACTACAAGAAAATCTCCAGCGTTCGTGGTAACTTTGGTCAAACTCTTACCGTCCTGTACAATGCTTTGAATAGCTTTGATACTAGATGGAGAGAGGCTCAATGTGCTACCATCAATTTTTGTTAGGTTCATTGTTTTATCCTATGATTTGTTTGATCAACAGACCTAAAGTCGTAAACGTCAAACCAGAAACCCCAGTGATCAACAACCAGCGATACTTATCGAACCTTTTCCAGCGTTCTTGGGAATCAGTAACTTGCCATTGTAGGCTTTTCTGAGGCTCCTTATGGTTCAAAATGATCTCTTCTAACAACTGGATCTTCTGAATCTGTGGAGTAATCTCTGTGAACCTTTGTACAATGTCAACAAAATTATTACTGCTACCCTTTACATCCTCTTCTAACTGCTCGATCTTGTGGTGCATATCTTTAATGTTTGCGATGATCGTTGCTGATCTTTCCCTCGCATCCATCTGGTTTTCAATCACTTTTTGTAGTGCTGTTTCGACGTCTATGTTATAGGTCTTCATTCAATTAGTCGCCCTTGTGGAAAAGTACCCCTCCTGCACAGGCGATCAAAGTCGCACAAACTGAGATTGCATTCTCTATCGCGCTCTCACATGTTTGTCTAGAGTCTACCACACCAGCTTCTAGAAGGTCGCATTTAGTGATATTCGGCCACTCTGACTTCAAATCAACTCCTGTCCACTCTGAGTCATTACGGATGTATTCAAGCAGACTGGATGCCTTTCCGCACCCACTAGTACTAAATAGTCTAGAGGATGGTTCTAGCAGAGAAGTTTTTAGAATTTTTGTAGCCAAGACCAAATCTCTATCAGCCTCATTGCCAAACTTCTCTTCAATAGCCTGAGCGATCCTGTAGTAACTCACACCAGAACCGGGAACAACACCACACTCCTTAGCCTCAAGAGAAGCGCGTAGAGCATCCTCAAGTCTGTGTGATCTCTCTACAAGTTCCTGCTGAGTAGAACCTCCAGCGTTCAAGAAAACTGAATGGCTCTCAAGTCTACCAATTCTCTTCTGAATAACTTCCTTGAGGTATCCGTCTTGCTCACCAGTGTAGAAGTCTTTTAGTTTCTCCACATGGTTATCAATATCTTCTTCGTTCGCACTTGAGCCAATGAAAGTACTATTAGAGACACCAATCAAAGCCTGCTCAACATGTCCAAAGTCCTCAAAGGTAATCTCAGCTAGCTTCTTAGTAGACAGATGATCAAACAAATAGGCGCCTGTAATTACTGACAAATCCTTGAGGAAAGACTCCTGATCCTCACCGAACTCACAAGCCTTCATGGTACAACACTTAAGTTTCCCCTGAAGCATAGCGTTGACAAACATTGAAATAATAGCCTGATCGAAGTCGTGAGCAATAACTACCAGAGGTTTATCGGCCCTACTAGCGAACTCCATGGCCGTCACAAGCCCGCCCTCAACATCGTCACGCCCCAGAATCCTACCCACAGTCAAGACAATCGCATCTTTAAACTTCAGTGTAGAACCCTCTTGGTGCCTGACATAGTTACGAGAGTTGTATCCAGCGTCATACTCATAGCCAACTGTCTCGCGCACATAAGGCTCTCCAAGTTTTGCCTCAATCGTGAAGTTACCATCGACACCCACACGTTCAAAGCACTCCCTGACAATCGCTGAGAGTTCCTTGTCACCGTTTGTAGAAGTCAACGCAACCTTCTCAATCTTCTCAAAGGTATCAACATCAATCATCAAAGTCTCACCAATGTAACCTTTAATGAACTTCAAGATCTCCTTCAAATGACGCACAACCATGAAAGGATTATTAAGTTCCCCTCGACTCTGATAGTATTCCACCAGAGCCTTCGTCGCCAAAATAGCAGTAGTCGTCGTACCATCACCAGCTTCATCAGCAGTCTTCTCAGAAGCTTGAAGCAGAACCTTGAGAACCGCATCGACCGCAGGATCATCGTGAGTCAAGTTAGCAGCGACTGTCACCCCATCTTTAGTCAAGAAAGGTTTATCAGTGCCATTACTCAACAACACAAGACCACTGTTCGGACCAAAAGTAGCACCGACAGTACTGCTCATCACCTCACAGGCCTCTAAAATCTTATCAGACATTTCAACATTTTTAACAATCATACTACAAAAACCTCCCTAACAATTTCAAACAATAATATCAATAAACCCTAGTTCCAAAGCTTCCTCAGCACTAAAGAAATAATCAGTGTTCTTCTTCATGATCTTCTTTAGTTTCTTTCTGAGCAACTCCTTGTCTTCCATACTACTCATCATTACCAATTTGTCAACATAATCTTTCTGGTGACGCTGAGTTTCTTTGTTATTCACCTCAATCTCTGGAGCAGTACCCGCAGGAAGGCCCGCAATTACTGGATGAATCATAAACCTAGTGTACTTAGTGGCCTTCCGAAAACCATGAGTACCACAAGAAACTAACATAACACCAGCAGACATACAAGTACCAACAGCGAACGTCTCAATAATCTTACCCATGTCCTGCAAAAGTACCATCAGATCTGTTAGCCCATGAGCAGAGTCCGAACAACCTCCCGGAGTACTCATGTAAATCTTCAACAAATCAATCTCTCCATCATGCTCTAGAGCAGCAATTAGGAAATTCAAAAGGCCCTCAACATTCTCGTCGTCAAGCCCACCACTGAGAACAAAAAAAGGGTCTTGCTGCACTTTAACCTCAAGACCCTCTTCATCGTTTTCAGGGGTAATGACGATCTCGTAGTCTTCGTTGTTTTCGACTTCAGACATCATACATCCCTTTCTTATTTAGTTTTAGTTTACTTAGCTAGAATAGCTCTCACAGTTTCTTCAAGAACCGCATCGTCCATCTCTTCGAGTTCTTCGTCACCCATTGGCTCGTCCATTGGCTCGTCCATTGGTTCACCACCACCTTCGACTTCTACTTCAACGCCAACTAGATCAGCAAGATCTTTGAAGATTTGTTCTAGTTTAGCCTCTTTACCAGAATCGTCACCCATTGGCTCATCCATTGGCTCGTCACCGACGGGTTCACTCATTGGCTCGTCACCCATTCCTTCGGGAGCTTCTTCACCCTCGACATCTGTTTCCATCTCTTCCTCTTCCACCTCATAGAGATCTCCGTACTCATCGATGGAGGAACCATACATCTCTTCAAGTAGGTTGTTTGAGGTTTCTCGTGAAAGACCAGCGGACTGCATGAAGTTAGCAGCAACTCGGCTTTCAAATAGTAGTTCAGTTTTCTTCTTCATTGTTTTCTCCTGTGACATGTCATTTATGAAGAACGTTAAATTTCTGTTTAAACTTAGAGAGTGCTTTTGATTGACAGCTTGGCCTGACCTTAGTTCTCTCAGTGATCTCATGGGGCTCTAGGGTTTCGTTGAGTTGTAATGAAACAAACACACAATTCAACTCGTCCTCATAGTCCATATGCATTCTACAATTAGTGTTCTTACAGGGCTCCAAGTCTTTCAGAGCCTTGTGTTTGCACATTAGATAACTATCGCCTTCCTTAGTTTTACTCCAAATCACTCTCTTCGTCTCCTTTAAATATTGTTTGTCTTTGCAATAACGTCAATTTTTGTTGTTCTTTTTGACTTATTCTCTTAGTTTTTTCAAGATATCTCAAGAATCCACACATAAACTCTGGGTCTTTCTCATTGAACATCCTGAAAACAATCTCAAAAAACTCAGGACTCTTCAAGTTGTGATACTGTAGATTCGCTTTCGTCTGCTTCCAACTCTGCTCGTCCACCGTCACTCGTATCGTTGTCTTGTTCATTTGCCATCCTTTCAGCAAACTCTGCGTAACAGGGAAGACACATCACACTGATATCTGTCTCACTAGCTTGGATTCGCCAGTTTCCGAACTCCTTCTTGCTTCTCGGAGTTTTACCACACGACACGCACTTAGGTTTTTTACGACCCTTCTTAGCCTTCTTAGCCATCTTCACCATCAAATAATCCCTCCATACTGCAAGATCATAATTAGAATGTAAAGCCCTGATGAAGCTAGTAGTGTTGCTTTGAACGTCCAGCTATTGGGACTGTCTAGCAATTCAAAGAAGCTCCATAAAGCGACCAGCACTGATAACGCACTAACAATATCCATCGTCTTTCCTCCTTATATTTTCCTATCAACCTGTAAACACTCTATCAGACCTCTGAGTTATTGTCAAGACTTTTTTTCACTGTGCTAATTTTAAGACCGACTTGTGATTTTTAGTCTTCTTGAAACTGTAACCGAAACGACCATCGAAGTGCAAGATACCATAATAAGCAACGTCCACAAGCGGCATCCAGTCTCTTACAGACCCCCAGTGACTGATAGTCTTGCGGCCTCCTACGTTATCGATTGCTGTAATTTTCAAATACTCTCTGCCGTTTTTAGTGGCCTTCGTGACAACACTCTCCACAATGAACCACAAAAACTTGTCGCCGTTCTCAGGGTTGAACTTCGAGATAGGCTGACAGTTATTGTCCTTCATTCTTTGTAGGAACTCTGGAGACAACACAACGTCAAACGGATAGTAACAGTAGAATTTCTTAACATTCTGAATGCGTTCTTCGCGGCTCCAATCATATGGAAACTCACTTTTAAGCTCCTCAATGCTGTCCAAGAACTTCTGATAGCCTTTCTCAGTGCGCTTGTGGCTTTGGTTGATGACCTCGTAGAAATGACTCTCAGAAACAAACCTGTCGTCCTTCAAGTCATCCATAGCTCCAACTAGTGCCAACTTACCCAGAGAGGCCTTAGTAACCTTCTTATAGTCCGTTCGGTCGTTAAACAGGAAGTCCTCAAGGTCTGTGTATGGTCTGTTAGCGATAATCTCTTCAACAGCTTTCTCACCGACTCCTTTGATACCTGTTAGCGGCTGAATGATTGTGTTAGGTAATTCATAGCTCCACTCAATACCAGAAGTCAAGACGTTAGCTTCACGCACTTTAAAACCTCTTGAGCGACAGTCTGAGATAGCTTGTCCGATCTTCTCGGTGTTCACACTATTCAAAACACTCACGGCCCATTGTATAGGGTAGTAGTGAGCTAGCCACGCGCACATGTAAGAGACCAGAGAGTAACTGACAGCGTGTGACTTGTTGAATCCGTATTTTGCAAAGTTAGCCATCTCACGCCACAACTTATTAGCTTTCTGATAGCTCAACCCTTTATCGTGACAACCCTTTACAAACTTCTTACGGTACTCTTCTAGCTTTTTATCAGTATCACCTAGTCCAGTTTTTGTCAAGAGCTTTCGAATCTTCTGTGAATCACTCTCTGTAATCCCATCGCCAAGCCTGTAAGCCAAGTTAGAGATCTGCTCTTGGAAAACTAGCAGCCCATAAGTATCTCTGAGAACCTCCTCAATGATAGGGTGGTCATAGGTAATAGCTTCAGGGTTTGCTTTACGGTCCAAGTAGAGCTTATCAACGTCAGCCATAAGCGGGCCGGGACGCTGAATACTTGTGAGTGCTGCAAAATCTACAACACTAGTAGGTTTAGCTTCCTTGATAAAGTTTTGAGCATTCTCCGCAGTAGCTTGGAATGTTTGAAAGAAATTACCAGCATGAAAGATATTCTCCCAAACTTCCAAGTCTTTTGTGTTAGCTACAGAAGGGTGCAGGTTCTCATCATAAAACTTGCGAACCTCTTCAAAGCTGGCCTCACGTCCTAGTTGCTCCCTGAGAATGTGTCCAATGCATCGCTCAACCATGTCCATAGTGCTAATGGCAAGCAGGTCATATTTCAGGTAGCCCATAGGTTCTAGTTGGCGCCCATTAATTCCCTCGATCCATGGAGACTGGAAATCACTCTTAACACTGATCAGAGGAAGCTGTTCAGTCAAGTCGTCTCCAATAAGAATACCACCAGCATGTTTACCGCGCCCTCGAATCTGTCCAACAATCAACGGAACAATCTCATCGACCTTTGGGTAGCGAGCGATTAGATTCTGCAAGGGCTGAGAGAACTCTTTGTATTCCTCATAGGTCGGAGAGTAAACACCAGCAGTAATCCCATGTTTCTCTTTCGCTTTAGGAATGACGTCAAAATCCATCTTAGAGGTGATGCTGTTGACCTCTTGGAAAGGAACCTCCAGCAACTTACAGACATCCTTGATAGTGTTCTTGACCCCAAGTGTTGTAAGGTTCGTGATAGCTACGACAGATTCTTTCCCCCAGACTTTTTGCAAGTGACTAACCATCTCATCACGTCTAGCAAAGTCCATATCAATATCAGGGAAGTCTGTCTGGTCTTCTCTAAGGAATCGTGAGAAATCCAAACCATACTTCACAGGGTCCATCTCAGTAATCTTACAACAGAAGGACACCAAGGAGCCACCAGCAGAACCACGAGCAGGACCTACAAGCATGATCTTACGGCCTTCTTCCAGAATCTCACTAGTAGTCAAGAAGTAAGCAGAGAACTTGAGCTTCTTAATAACATCCAGTTCATGGTTAAGTCTCTCAATATACTCTTGGTTGTTGTGAAGGCCGAACTCTTTTAGACCATCCCAAGCCATCTTCTCAAGTTTCTCATCAGCATCCTCACCATCCTTAAGAACGAACTGAGGGAACTTAACAGTCGTATCTGGAAAGAACTCCTCGATCTTCTCTTGAGACAACTCGTAGGTTCTTTCAATGGTTCTTAGCACAAAGTCATCATCGTAAGGTTGCTCTGAGTATTCCCTGTATCTAAGGTAAGACTCCCAGACCTCATCGCCATTCTTAATGTAGATCTCGTAGTCCATGTCATCAATGTTTTCTGGGACAGGCTTAGAGATCCACTCAGGAATCCACTTGCGCCCAAGGAATCCCAAGCGCTTGTAGTACTCTCTGCCCTTCCAGTCTTCTTTGCGTGGATAGTGACAGTCTACAGCAGAGATAACCTCAATGCCAAGCTCAGAACATACGTCGATAACCATGTGATTTAGGATGTGCTGCTCAGGTACTTTATTCCACTGCACCTCTCCATAGAAGTCGTCACCCAAAATCCTCTGAAACTCTTTGAAAACCCTAATCATTTCTACACGAGAGGCTTCAAGGTTGAAAGTTCCCTTTGTACCTTCCGGGGCATCTTCTGGGGGAGCCTCATAGAAATCCCAGAGACAGCCCGCAGCAACACCACCAAGACACGCTGAGGTTACGATGAGACCTTCCGAGTATTTCTCCAGAAGCTCAAAGTCAACACGAGGCTTGTAGAACATGTATGGCTTTTCATGGGACACACTAGTAATTTTGTAGAGGTTCTTGAGCCCTACCTCGTTCTTTGCAAGGATTACTAGGTGTCTTTTCTTTCTTAGTTGGCTCTTAAACTCTTTCTGGTCGTCTTCACTTTGTACCTTATCAGAATCTTTAGTCTTCTCAGCAGAGCTATCTTTTAGTTCCTGCCAGTCCTTGATAGACTCAATAAAGTACGCTTCGTTTCCATATTGTAGCTTGAGGTTCTTCCCATCCTTAGCCATCTTCTTGATTTGTTGGATTGCTGGAGAGATACCCATCATGTTCCCGTGGTCTGTCAGAGAGTGCGCTTCAAGACCATTCTCCCAAGCAGCTACCATATGCTCCTCAGCAAGACCATAAGCATCGAAGTGAGAGCCTTGAACAGAGTGGGCATGTAGATTTACGAACTTAATTTTAGATTCTTTGCGTTCCATATCAACCTCCAAAGAAACCAATGATAGTAGAGAATACGAACCATACAGACCACAGAATAGACAAGAGCATAGTGAAGACTGCTGTAAACATCACCCAAGATTGTAGGATAGTCTCGTCAGTTTTCAACATATGCCTAAGAACCTGTGAAGTACCAAGAGTAAACATCAAATAATAAAAAAGAATCACAGAACACCTCCAGTTTGTTTTAAGTCAGCTAGTAGTCTCTCCCAATTGAATTCAGTTATACCCTCACCCTTTAAAGAAGTCAAGGCTTTTCTTTTGAATTCTCTGAGATTTTCTTTGTAGAACACCCTAGCTTCCCCCTCGTCCACCACTAAGAAGTTATAAGCATCCTCAAAGAAGTCAGTAATAACATAAGAGTCTGCAATCATACTGCGAGAAATCTTATTGTTTGTGTTGTATACAGTGTTGATAGCCCACAAAGATTGCCATAAGGGGTCCGTGCAAAACATCCTGTGGTTCTCATGGTAGTCTAAATAAAAGATCGCCATGTTCATGTACCCTGCAAGATGCCTATAATAATCTTTGAAGTAGTTATCAGTCTCATACTCAACGATGCAATAAACAACCTCGCAGCCTTTTTCTTTAAGTTTTTCTAAATTCTTATGCATCAATGTTCTATGGTCCACTGGGTAGAAACCATCGTGAAAAGGAAACGGGTATCTTTTCTCTGAGACCGCTGGGATAATTCCGAATCTCTTAGATGAATTGGACATTTTTCATATTCCTATTGGTGGGTCTGTGGTGTTGTAGTTTTCTGCGGAAGGTGTGGGTGATGTTGGGCTGTTTAGTCATGAGATAATAACACTGCTCTTCCATGTACATTCTAGCTGCTACCTTGTCGTAACTTGCAATCGGCTCCTTCACCAATAACCTTCTGCGAGTGATATAATTCCAAGGAGTGCCAGTATATTCAACTTCTCCGTTTTTCCAAGCCTTGTCTAGTTTTGCTGTTGGTAGCCTAATGTCTGACTGGAAGCTATCGTAAAGAGTCGCTCCCCACACCCTGCAACGCGCTTCATGGAAATACCTACAGTAGCTCTCATCATACACCCAGATCTCATCAAAGCCAACAATTTTATCTTTTTCATATGGTGTTTTTAAGATAAGCTCATTGTCTACTTTGAGGATCTTCTGGGCTGGCGTTCTATTTATTACCTTGCCGTCTAAAACTGCCTTAAATAATAACTTACGGTACTTGTCAGCCATAGACTCCGAGTAGCCCGGCATGTAGCTCTGAGGGAGGATTTCTCGACCCTCCCACAGAACTAACAAATGCTCAGGCTCTTGCAACTGCTTAAGGCACTCCAGAGAGTTGCCTAATAGTATTCTCATGACTCACTAACAACCGCCAATAAAATCAAAAGACATCTGAGCAGCGTACCTCTTCTCTTCCTCTAGGATCTCTTGCAGCTTTCCTCTAGTGTAGTCATCCCAGCAGTTATTTGCAAGAGCTTCACTAGTGTACGGCCAGAGCTTAAAGGACATTCTAAAGAGCGCCTCAGCAATCTTTTGAATCTCCCACTGGGCGCCCTCATGCAACCTCAAGCAAATAAACTTAAAGAGGTTGTTCAGATCTACCGTAGCCCAGTAGGTTGTGTAAAGGTTTTGAGGGAGGACACCGCGAGCCTGTTCACGACACACCCCAGCCTCCATCATATCATTGTACAGGCTCAAAGAATACTCATGGTGCTCTTTTACTAACTCACTGACAGTATCTCCGTGGATGTGCGGGTTGATAGTGTCATCAGGATTACTAGCTTGCCTGTTAGACTTGTGCTGTGTTCTGAACTCTTTGGGCTCGTAAAACGCTAAGTCCATGTCAGTGTATCTTCTTGAAATCTCATTGTATTTCCAAGTGCGATGCCTGTGATGCTGACTACGAACAAACAACGGAACAGTAATTCTACAAGTAATCGAACAGTGCTCCAAGGTTGACGTATGCTGGTGTTTGATAAGATAGTTAATGAGCTTCTTATCACGATCCGTCAATTCCTCTTTAGCTCCATCGCGCCCGAAAGAAACACGAGCAGATCTGACAACGGTCTCATCGGTGCCAGTAGATTGAATCAACTCAACCCTACCGATACCATCACCGTAAAGATCGTAGGAAATCTTTTCATGCTCATGGTTCATTCTGCAACCTCCTCGTCCTCGTCGCCCCAGAAGATCACCTTAACAATATGCTCTTTCTTTACATAATACTCGAACTCCTCAGCGTCGGCGTTCCAGAGAGTATGAACACTATTAGCGAGGCAAACAACGTCCATCGAATCAACCACGGGAACCTCTGAGAGATTACCCTGAAGATTAGCAACGACCACCTCATCGACCTCATAGGAATAGTCGAGTACTGGTAGCGTCACCAAGCGATCCACATGATCACTTGCGAGCCCAAAATCTTCCAAGTCACCCTCAAACATATCCAACTGCACCCAACCGTTAACTGAAAACATCATGATTAAACTCCTTATGTCCGTTGTTAGTTATTCTGTAGGCCGGACAAGATCTCCAGCAATCTCACGAATTTTGACCATCATGTCGATCTCATCACCTTGATCCTTCACGAGAAGTTTATGGACTTTCTCTGCTACTTTAAGCTCAACCTTGTCTAACCAATCGTTCTCCACATAGCTTTTCTTAGTATCTTTGACGTGTTCTTTGTAAAGAGCGATCTGGTCCTTAAGCACCTCGATTTTCTTATGCGTCTCGACGAGCAGTTTAATGAAATTCTGGACATGCTCATCTTTCGACCTAGAAGTTACTGGTCCATTGCTTTCTTCCATTCCGAACTCCTCTTCCATTCCGAATTCTTCCTGTAGTGTCATTGTAGTGTTCTCCTCAGTTGTTGTCATTGCTTCCTGCATCTGCTCTTCAAAATTCACAGCGCCCTCCTAGTTCTTTGTGGCCTTATTGCCGTCTTGAGTCCTTTATATATCCTACGAGACTCCCTGTCAAGCTTTTTTCTCAGATAATTTCTGCTTTGTTCCAGATCTCTTCGGGTTGCTCTTTGTTTTTTTCTTGTTCTTCCTGCATTTTAATCAAATAACCAAGATACCATTGAGCTTTTTTAAGATCTTCAAGACCGCCTTTGTATCTATATCTCGTTATGTACTTGACTATGTTACCTTGACAAAACGCTTCAGCACAACCCATAGCTTTAATAATTTCGATAGTCTCTGTCGTATTTTGATTGTAATGGGCGGGGTGGTTGACAGCTTCTTTTCGCATTTCAATTTCCTCCTTGCATTTCTCTAGGATGCTTTGCTTTATGTGATTAAACTCTTCTAGCCAACTAGTGTTCACTATACTACTCCTTTGAGTTATTGTCAAGATCTTTTTTAATCTCTAGTAATAATTCTTCAGCACCTTCTATGATTTCATTGCCTTTCGAGATATTCTCAGCGGCCCAAAGAGGCCGTAAGTTTCTGAGATCCCATGCTAATCTAAAGTTATCATCATCCATCGATTCGTATGGGAGCAAACTCTGAGGGTAGATGTGGTCAACGTGCCAGCCGTCGTGTCCGTAATTGTCCCATGTCATGCCTTCTTCGAACTGAGCTTCTAGGTGCTCCCTAAGTTGCTGAGGAGTGTAAGGCAGAGCATCCCAAGTAGAGTTGCCTTCCTTGCTGCCGTTGTTGTTATTTAGTGCGTCTCTGACGACCACTGAAACCAATTTTCTGAGCCTGTAAGCTGGGTCGTTTTGATACCTTTCTTTCTGGTACTCAGCGTTCTTTTCTATGGTCTTCTGTTTGTTTTGCTGATAGTATTCTTTGTGGCGTTGAGTGATCCTCTCTTTATTCTGCTGATAGTATTCTTTGTGGCGTTGAGTGTTCTTCTCTTTGTTGTCTCTTCTCCATCTCTTCTTATACTCAGCAATCTTGTCCTTATTGTTTTCTCTGTAGATTCTGTCTTTCTCAGCAATCTTGTCCTTATTTCTCTGATAGTATTCTTTGTGGCGTTGAGCGATCCTCTCTTTGTTCTGCTTGTAGTATTCTCTTTCCCTCTCAATCATCTTCTCTCTATTTTGCTTGTAGTATTCTTTGCGACACTCTTTGCAGCTATATACGTACCCATCTTTACTCGCAACACTCTTGTTAAACTCCGAGTAAGGCTTGTAGACCTTACATTTATTACACTCTTTGCCGTCACTCATAACTTTAGCACTCCCCATTCGTCTTGCGAAATTGAATAATAGCAACGTTTCACACCAACATGTTTCAAAACTTGCTGACACATCTCACAAGGCCTGCTGTAAGCCAACTCATCGTTTGCTGATAATCTTATAACATACACATCGGCGCCTGTCAACTTTTTTCTATCAATTCCTAGTATAGCTCCAATCTCAGCGTGAAGCGTACCATGCCCAGCGTCCTCTCTGTGGTGATCAGCCAGTTGACAGTAACGATTAATATTATAAGAGCTATTATATACCCTCGTAGACTTCGCTAGAATCGCACCGTGCTTATGCCTACTATCCGACTTGACGGCTTCTCTTCTAGCTAGTCGAAACATTTTCTGCACTCGACTCATAAATCCTCCGTTCCTGTGGTGTTTTAAACTGTCGAAGTTCTGAATATCTCAAATTATAACAATCAGCTTTCACTTTGAATTTATTCGAGCCATCAGTTTGTCCTTTATAAAGCCTTCTAGCTCTCTCGAAGTAATCTTTTTTAAACTCCCAGCCTAATATCCAAGCTTTAGAGAAGTCTTGAAGCACCCTGACGAACGCATAAATATCACAGTTCTGGCGAGTATTGTAAGCAGCTATCGACGCCTCATAGTAATCTTTGGGTTTCACTGTAGTTCTTTTAGTCTTCACATCGATCTTGTAGCCACCCTTAACGATATCATAGTCATAAGTGTTAGACTCAATGCCGTCAATGTAGTTTCTAAGTACCTCTTCACCGACGAAACCCGCAAGATTACCAAGACCTTTAGTAATGGAATTCCGCAGCCTACCCATTTCTTCAGCCTTTTCTTTAGCTTTTCTTAAAGTTTCCTCAGAGATTTCCAGTTCGACCATATCACAAGCCCTCCACAACATGAGGATTCCCAGAGTAGTAAAAGTCACTCACAACACCCTCTAGTTTATCTTGGAGCGCTCTTCTAAGCCCCTCCTCCCCTAAAAACGTTCTCAGAGTTCTGTTCTCGATAGCTTTCCAAACGCCAACAGTCTCTAAAACGTCTACTTTGTTCACAATTAGCCTATTCACTCCGTTAATCTCAGCAGCCTTTCTAACAGTATCCAAGCACATCCAATTGACTTGCCGTGGCCTCCCAGTAGTTGCCCCGAACTCTTTCCCAATCTTTGCAATTTTCTCATAGATCTCTCCGTCTGGTTGAAACTTCTTAGCTCCTACGTAGGTCTCGTAAGCTTTGATAGTGCCATAAACGTCCCTAATAGTATTCCAAGAGACTCCATTCTTCAGTACTCCAGCGACCGTGCAGGAACTAGAAGTAACGAAGGGATAATCACCATAGTCAATATCCAGAGAGAAACCTTGGGCGCCTTCAAACAGAATGTTGATTTCCCTATCGTACCCTGTAAACTCTTCATACAAGTCAATGAGCCAGTCTTCAGTCAGTACATGTTCTGCTCTAAGTCCCGTCCTGTTAGCTTTATCCGCGTAGCATGGCCCAATGCCTCTCTTAGTACTACCGATACCTGCACCTTTACTGTCAATATCTCTGTGTGAATCGGTGATAACGTGGGCTCTCTTTGAGATCTTTAGGTATTTCAAAACTTCGATGCCAGCGGCTTGAAGTACGTTGATTTCGTTCCTAAGTCTCTCAACGTCAACCACACAGGAGTTACCAATGATACTCTTAACTCCGAAGAATACACCTGTGGGGATTTGGTGAGTGACGAACTTGTGGCCTTTGTGGTAGAGTGTGTGTCCAGCGTTAGGTCCTCCGTTAAATCGCACACAGTAATCATAAGGTTTGGTGCCGAGTAGATGATAAGTAACTTTCCCTTTGCCACTATCGCCGTTCTGCAAGCATACTACGACATCCGAATTGATTTTGTTCATGTTTCCTCCAATTTATAAGTTGCTATTAGCCTATCTGCTAGACACTATAGCACACTTTTTGAGGATCGCAAGCTTTTTTTTGAAGTTTTTTGAAGTTTTTTTGAGAGAATTGTGAGGATTTTATGAGGGGTTGCTAGTATTTCATAGCTCTTTCTTCGAGTGCTTTGAGAGCAGCTTGAATTTCTGCTGCTTCGATTTCTGTTTGCTCGGAGACTTCTGTTTGTTTCAAAAAGGTTTCGTCCCAACTTTTACCACGATCACCGCCTTTTAAACTCCTAATGTATTTCTCATAATCAGGGTCCATTAGAGGGTGCGTCTTTTTCTTACACTCCTTGCACTTCTCGCCTTCTTTGTTAGCCTTACAAGCAGCACACTCAGCTTCTTTTAGCTCTTTTTTAAGGCCACCATGAGCACTAGCAACAGAACTCATCTCATTCACAACACCCTCAGTTTCTTCAAGCATCGAGAAGTCATTAAGAAAACCATCATCAACATAGTCGTATTCCATGAGAGCTTGTTGATATTTGATAGATTCTTTAAGGTTCTTGGCGTCTGCAATTTTATCTGAGAATCTTCCTAGTAGTTTCTCAGCGGGGCTAATATTTTTTTTATAATAACCTAAAGGCTCACTCATACCTGAAGCGTTCTCAATCACTAACTCTACATATTCTTTGAGTACTCTGACAAGATTCTCGCCTTCCATTGTTAGATGACCACCCTGCTCCATTCGCTTCCCCTTGGTTTGGAAAGCGACTCGTCGTAGCTGTTTGTTCATTTCAGCCATGCTGCCTTCTGCTACGTACTCTAACCACTTATCTGTGTTCATTTTAATGTCTCCAAAATAAAAAAGCTCTATCAGCTACATTCTAAATAGCCAATAGAGCCCTAAAGTTACTACAATTTTTTAGTTATTTAGATGATCTCGCAGGAACCGCCGCCGCCGCAAGCAACCTCTCCGGCTAGATCAGTATTATCAACATCTTCTAGCACCTTGGAGAGATCTAGAGTTTTAAGAGTTCCTAGTAGCTCCTCATACTTTTCCTTTGTGCAGGATTCGAATGGTGCTTGTTTGTAGGACCCTAGATCTTTTGGTAGAACTGAGAGGCCGTTGAAGTTATGACGGTTCTCCCACATCCATTCACCGACTTTCTCCCACTCGTCTTGTCCGATGCTAACAGTCGCGGAGACGTTGTTAGTGTTTTGACCAGAGCGATGACCTTCTTGAACCCACTCGACGTTGAACTTACGGACTCTCTCAAGCATTTCCATAACATCTTCGTCCCTAGTGATAGCGCCTTCAGGGGCCTTCTGTGGGACACTGATGACTGCCTGAGTAGATGGGTTGAACAGTTCGTCTTCTAGCATCTCTGGGGCAACTTCTTTGAGATACGGATAGATTGCTTCGTTCTTACCTACACGGACTCGACGGATATAGTACTGGTCGTGCCATGCGTGAATACCACTAGAGGTTCCCAGAATGATCGATGCAGTACCTTCAGGTTTTACACAAGTGGTACGAGCAGCAGGGTTAATTCCTAGAATCTTAGCAACCCTAGCGTTCTCTTCTTTGACGACCTGTGCTGCTTTCTTCAGGTCAAGGCTCATAACCCCACCAGAAGCGATACCAGTCATAGAGACACCAATAAGCGCATCTTTCTCAGTGACCCGACGCCAGCTATCTCTAAGGTAATGGAAGTCCGTATAAGCTGCCTGAAGGGTCCCGATGAATGCAGCAGCCCTTACTCGCTTCTCTAGTTCTTCCTGAGTGTAAACATCCGAGACATTCACAGTGGTTAGGTTACAGAACTGGTGGCTTTTCAGGGAGATTTCGCAACATGGGTTTACTCCGCGATCAGCATTGTTAGAGAAGTAAATTCCGGGCTCACCACTATTAGATGCCTCGATCTTCTCCCAGAACTTCATGAACTCTTCTTTTTTAATCTTGTGTCGAAGAACAACCGCTGAGTTATTAGAACGAGCCCTTTGTGGCGCGTACTCCCACCAGTTACCAGCCTTACAAGCAATCATCTGCTCATCGTTAAAATCAAAGAGAGAGATCAGAGCAGCCCTACGAATACCACCAGCAAGAACAGCATCAGCAATGTAGCAAACAATGTCGTGAACTTCAAGGCTTGTTAGTTTCTCACCGTTCTCTTTAGTTTCCAGCACCTTACGGATATTGTGGATACAGTCATGGAGCGGTTGGGGACCGGGAGCTTTACCACCAGAAGTAACTAAACGCTCACCTTTCGCTCTAATGTCAGTATAATCGAAAACAATGGTGCTAGTCCCTGAGAAATAGGATTTCATGAGAACCTTAACAGCGTCTGCCCAGCCCTCGATTGAGTCCCCTACTAGATAACGGCGCTTTCTTTTGCTTGGCCTTTTAATCTCTGGGAGCTTCTCAATGTGATGATTCTGCACAGAGAAACCTACACCAGTCCCACCAAGAAGAAGGAACATAATCTCAGAGAAAGCCCTCCAGTCATCCATAGCGAGATAAGAGCAATTGTACTGTCTCGCAGGGTTAATCTCAATGGGGCGCCCAGAGAACTGCATAGCTCTCATTGAACCAAGAACTTCCTTGTCGTATACGGTCATATAAGCGTCTACGATTTCCTGTTCAAACCCCGGAATGTGCTTGAATTTCTTCAGGTGCATCCCTCGGTTTCTGTTTACTGCTTCAAAAAACAGTTCTCGCCGCTTCTTCTTCTCATCGTATTTAGAATACTTCATCCACTGAACGATATCACCCAGAATCCTACTACTCTTTTCCATTATGCATCTCCTTGTTGTCATTTGTTAGGAAAAATCTATTACTTTATTACTCTACCACTTCCCAATAAAATACTTGTTTATCTGCATTGGGGAAGAAAGGGGGGCCAACACTGAATTTGCCTCCCTTACGACGGTCTTCACCGTCACATATCCAGCGCTTAAGATTTACGATAAGAGGCAGACACAAGGACCTATACCATTCAATATCCCCACCAAAACGTTCATGCGTTTCGTCTGCCAGTTTTTCACTCAATTCTTCACAGGTTTTTGTCAAATCTAAGAAAAAACCGTCACTTTTAGAACTATTAGTGTAAAGAAGCAGCTTTTTTGGTGATTCCGGGAAAATCAAACTCAACGCTTCCTCAACGCTATGCTCTTTTTCTTCTCTATCATTACAAACGGGCCCCAAGATCTTCCCATCAACTACGTAAAAATAGGGTATATTCTCATAATTTTTCCAACACTCTCTCTGTTTGGCATCTTCATAGTCTTTTCTAGGGTCAAACATCCTAACACCACTCCCTAAAAACACCTCATCATAGTCGTCTGCTCTTAAATTATCTGGTTTGAAGAAACAGACATACTCAGAGGCACCAGAAATATATACAGCTTGCTCTAAGAGAAACCTAGTAGTAATCTTTCGGGTTATCCGTTCTTTTTGATTATAGGCCGTTTTTTCATCAACCCCTCCTGCCAAAAACTGCCTAATGTCTCTAATTGTGTTTGAGTTCATTGTTCCTCCTTACGTTCACTTCTTGTTTCCACCAGTTTGCTCTTTAGCTTTTTCGAGCAGAGCTTTTACTTCGAAATCGGTAAGTTTTTTAATTATGCGAAATTGACTCTGTGTACCACTAATTTTTGAGAGGTAAGTTTCATGGTCAAATCCGTTTCTGTTCTTGACGACATTTAAGTTACCGAGACCATTAGATTTATCCTCAGCTGTTCTTCCGATAGTCATTGCGAAGTCTACAGGAAAAAACTTTGCGTAGGCTTCAGCAATATGTTTCGGAGTTAGGATTGGCAAGTTATCCGCAGTTCTGTTAGCCTGTGAAGCCGTTAAGAGCCCTGCATTAAACTCGTTCGCAATGTTTCTTAGTTCCACGTAGACGTTGTTAATTTCATATCTATACTCACGGTCAGCTTTGTCAGCTTTCAGGTTATCAGCATAGTCCACCAAGATTAAGTCAGGTCGTTTTCCAAACAGGGTCTCGACTTTATAAAGAGAGTTGCGAATATCATTAGGGCTCTTAACCTTATCAGGCCACTTTTTGACATGCAGGAAGTTATCATGTTTGTCTTTGATATTGATAAGCTCCTTGTAGATTCTCTTTTTAGCTGGCTTAAGGAGATCAATGTGCGTACTCATAAGGTTGCTGTAAATTCGCTTCATGACTACACTCTCAGAAAGCTCGAAGGTGTAGTAGATAACGTTAAGTCCAGCCTGATAAGCAGCAGTGGCACAATCAACAAGGATATGAGACTTACCACCACCAGTAGACGCTACGAATACTCCAAGCTCTCCTCTGCCAATCCCACCATTAGTAATCTTGTTGATCTCTGGCCAAGGGTACGCGATAGTCTCTCTGAAATCTTCCTCAAAAACCATATCAAAATCTTCAAGGATAGAGCTACCGAGGTTATTATCAGACCCCTTCTTAAACTCGCTCATCAAGAAATCTTTAATCTTATCTACAGTTTCTTGCTTGGAGATCATCTTGCTGGACTCGATGAGTGACTTCTTGAGATGTTGGCGGTGGCAGAACTCTAGAGCCACCTCCTTAGTCATTTCGTCGCCGCTCTGTTCTCTCTCAGCATTTTGCATTTCCTCCCAGTATTCCAGAAGTTCTTTGCGTTTCTCTTTGTCTTTGCCGACTTCCTTCTTGACCATTGCTAGGATGTTTTTGTCGAACGCAGAGTTTGTTGGGTGTGCCTTCCATTTCTTTTTAAAGTCTAAGAGTGACCTATAGTAAAACCTCTCAGTCTCACCTGTAAAGAAGTCGTATGGCATAATTTCAGAGATCTGGTCACAAAACAAGCGGTCATAGAAGAGAATCCGCATGAGGCTTTTCTGGAACTTAGGGCCATAATCAGCCAGATCCACACTCTCTTTGTTCTTCATGTTTCCTCCTAGTCATCTTTTTATCAGCGTCTATCGATCATATATAGTTGAGTGTTAATGTTTGAGTACTGACTGAGATCAACCTCCAATCTCGCCAAGTACTCTGTGAATCTCTTGAGTTGTAATCTACCAGAACCTGAGATAATGTCAAGAAGTTTTTTGTATTCTTCTTGTCTTTTCTCAGAAACCCCTTGAAGAGAGACTACTTGCAGGTTACGTTCAATAATCTCAACGCTCTGTGGAAGTTGCTCATAGATCTTCAGGACTTTTTTAGCTTTGTTCTTTTCTTCACAGATTTCCAAAAGGTCTCCAAGGTTTAGTTCCACACCTGCTTTGAACGATGGAAAGCGTTTTGCAAGCGACTTAAAGCCTACTCTGTGCATCCCTTTAATATTATCTGAGCTATCCCCACAGATACTCTTAGCCAATAAGTAGTTTACCCTAGAGACGCCTTCCAATTCTACCACATCGCTCTCAGAAATCAACTGGTTTTTTCTGAGATTGAATTGAACTGTACCGCCTTTAAGAAGTTGGTAGAAGTCTGAGTCACTACTAGCAATAATGTTCTTGTCGTTCTCATAACGTTCACAGAGCATTGCAACACAGTCGTCAGCTTCAAGTCCTTCGACAGCTACACTTTTAATTGGTGTAAACTCTAGGACCTTCTTGACTTCATTTAGTTGCCACATCTGGTTTTCTTTTAGTTCTTTCTCAGAAAACCCAGAGTCTTGGAGGAAATACGGGGGTCTGAATGTTCTATGACCTTTGTATTCCGGTAGTAGCTTCTTGCGATACTCTCTGGAACCCTTACCCTCCCAGCACACGAAGACTCTATTAGGTTTAGTAAAACTCAGGATGTTACAAAGCCTATCGAAGAAACCAGAGACCATTCCAATGTGCTGACCTTCTGAGTTGAACTTGTCGATCTTATAATAAGCCATGAAAGCTAGATTTGTTCCATCAACAATCAGGTTAGTCTTTTTCATTCAGATCCTCCTTTGGCGGCAGGATTCCCATGGCAGCGTAGGCCTTCTCATTCCAAGAGTGGTCCCACCTTGCTTTCATCTTGAACAAAAAGTTTCCATGCTCATCAAACTTACAGAAGCCACAATTCGTGTCACATCCACTGCTACAACCATTAAAAACATCTGATACTTTATCTAAAAGAGAGCCGTCACAATAAGACTTACAACACCCTCCTTGCTCTTCTGTGTCAAGTTTTGTTTCATGCGTTGCTGTTTCTTCGTTTTCTTTTGGGAGTAATTCAGAAAGTTGGTCAACAACGAAGTTCAACTCAGCATTTGTAAGTTCTTCTCCACTTCTTCTAACATCCAATAGTTTATAGACATAATCTTTCGTTTCTTTTCTCATCATTTCCTCTCCTTGTTTCTGTATTTTCCTATCAACCTACAAATACTCTAGCAGTTCTCTGAGGCATTGTCAAGCCTTAGTTCAAAAAAAAAGCTCAGAGTTAATTCCCTGAGCTTTTTGTCAAACGCTTAGTGGTTTGATTAGAACATATTCGTTTTTATTGTAGTCCTGTAAGTACTCTAGTTTGAAATAACCTTTATAAACTAGACTCCGAAACAGCTTAGGGCAAATCTCGTAGTAGCCATCACCGTGGACCAAATAGTACTGATGGCTCCAATCATTGCGCGTCATTCTCAGGAACTGCAATGGGGTCTGAGAGTCCGCTTGTAATCTCTCTACGAGTTCTGAAAGGGACTGTTGGTTTGACATCATCTCTATGGATTTTAAAAACGGTGTCATTCCAGTCTCGTACTTTGAGCATTCCATAGCCTAGTTCCTCTACCAGTTTGACCTTCTTGCCGATGTAATCTTTCCGCCCACTGACAATCTCAAAGCATTCCATTACGAACCTCTTGTAGTTGTGAAGGTGCGATTGAAACCTTCTTTAGTCCACAGGTTAAAACTCCCAGTGTCTCGTTCAACGATAACCATGGGATACTCGAAGGTTGCTTTCTTGATTCCATCTACCGTGAGGACCTTGAGTTCGTATGAAAACCTATTGAACTCATGTTTCACTTCTGCTGCTTCAAGCCACTTCACAACCTCTCTGTAGGTGTCTTTGTTGTATTCCAGTGCTTTGACGGTGTATTCTTTAGTGCGGTAGTTGAAATCTTTCATTGCTCTACTCCTACACTATCAATCGAAACCACCCTAAGCAAAGCTGCCCGAACAGTGTCTTCTACAGTAGTCTCAGACTCATAACGCTCTACAAGGAAGTCCATAGCTTCGTTCTGAGTTTTGAATAAAGTTTGAATGGGATGGTTTGTTTCGTCCAGCTTCTCTACAATACTATCTACATAATTTTCAAAGTTCATCTTATCTCCTCCATGTTTCTCTGAGAGAGCTAACAGGAGACTAAAAGCAGTGGAGGATAGCGTAGGAGGAGGACGCTCTGCTCTTAATCCCCTGTTAGCCCTCTCAAAGAGGGCTGTTAGTTAATTAAAAGGGAACGTCCGAGTCATCCATAGCTTCTACGTGAGGCTGTCGAGGGGTTCCAACACTAGCAGCACCTTCAGAGGCAACGTCAAGCATCGGAGAATTCTTCGCGTAAGCCTTGAGGTATGGAACGAGATTCTCAGGTGTCTCATAGTCAAAGAGTTCCTTCAAACCTTCATCACCATCAGCAAACATCTCAGCAAGTTTATCACAAGTCTTTTGGTAGAGCTTGAGGTCATCCATCGCTTTTTTAGACTTCTGCTGTACGCTCATCTTCCACTCACCGCTATATTGACCCTTTGAAGCCCAGCGGATAGTGATGTCAACACCCTTCTTAGCGCAGAAAGGATTGTCAATACCACTGTCTTCTTCAGCATCTGCAAGGCCACTAACAATAGACTCCATAGCAGTGTTCGATAGCTTGAGAAATTTGATTGCAGGAGACCCATCAGAGTTCCTATCAACCGGGTTCCCATCTTCATCTCTAAGGAAACCGGGAATCAAAGTACAAGCAGACTCCATACAAGAACGATAGTGATTCCATTCCGGGGAGTTCTTGTTGATGGCACTCTTGTCGCCACCGTAAAACTCCAGAATGCGCTTGTAGAGGTCGTAAGAAACATCGCCGCCTCTGTGTGACTCTCCGAAGGTTTTGGGAGAAAGCAGGGTGCGCTTGTTCTCAGTCAGTTGATGCAACCAGTAGAAGTAAACATCGGTGAAGATTGGGATGTCTCGAAACGTAAGGACACGGAAAGAGTTCTTGGTCTCTTTGTCGGGGCGCAAAAAGATTCCTTCGCCACCAGAGGAGCCTCCAGTTTCTCGTTTAGCCCGATCAGCGTTCATCTGTCCTTTGAGTTTGTCCATGAAAGTCATAATAAATCCTCCTAAAAAAATGAAAAAAAACTAAGAGCCTCATTGCTCTTGAAAACCAGTATATAGTAACCGAAACAAAAAGTCAACAAAAAAAACAAAAAAAATATACTTACTAAATGACTAAGAGCATAACAAAAAGAATGCTTACAAAACAAAGAGGCTAAGAGAGAGATTCAAAGTCCTACCAGTTGTTCTTCTCTCTTAACCTCAATCATACCACAAAGTGACTAATAATTTCCAAAAAACTTCAAATTTAATTTACGGTGATTTTTCTTGGTGCAGCTTCAGGTTTTAGTGGCACTTTGATGGTTAGCAGTCCATTTTTAAGTTCACTAACAATACCTTCAGTGTCTACCTTATCACCAACAATCCAGCTCTTATAGAAACTACCAACAGCGACTTTGTGTTGATTGTCAGGTCTTTGATAGTTGACCTTGAGTTGGCTATTGTCTACAGTTACTTCGAGGCCTTCTTTGACCATACCAGCAGCCGCAACAACAACCTCATAACCGTTATCAGCCTTCAAGACAGATGCCTCAACGTCATTGTTAAAATAGCTTCCGTGTTCTCCAAAAAATCCATACATACTTTCAATCTCCTATAAGTAAAATCAAAAAAACTTTAAAACAACTAAGGGGTTCTCATTCCCTCTTGAAAACAATCTAACACATTCTAAGATATTGTCAAGAATTTATTTCATCTTTTTTCACTTCTTCTAGTAACTCTGTGAATTGTCTAAGCATTTCAGAGTCAACTGGGTAGATGTTGCTGGCGTTTATGGGCTTCTCAAGGTAGCTGTCAATAAATCCGGGTTTGGCTTCCTTGAAAAACTCATCAATCTTAGCAGAACGCCACCAGTCCACTTTGTATCTAACGGGTTCTCCTGACTCATTCAATTGAACCTCTCGAACCCTACCAAATCTTAGAATCCTGTCAAAAATAATACTGTAAACTAAATCACCATTCTTCATTTTGTCTCCTCCTTCAAATAATCCTTCAAGAGAATCCCATAAGCGTACTCTTTGTGTTCTTCTAATGTTCCATCGTCTTTCCATTCTTTAAAGACCCCATGTTTCTTTCCGTGGTGGTGGCACTCTTCTTCCCATTTCTGTCCGTTTCTATTCCACCTCACAAAATCCCCATGTCTCTTTCCGTGATGGTAGTATTCTTCGATGTATTTCGATCCATCGTCCCACCACCATTTAACCTTTCCATGTTTCTTTCCGTGGTGGTAGCTAATTTCATACCACTTCTTTCCGTTTTCACGCCACCGTTCTTCAATACTCCACCCTAAGCCTTCTAGATAACTCTTCTCGTCTTCCGTGAGTTCATCAGGAAGATCGCCGCCATTCTCAACCCAGTTGTCAAGCTCTTGTTTTCTCATGGGTCCCCCTATTCTTTATTCTTTATTCTTTACTTTTAAACACTACAGGATTCTTCAAGTAACCTACACGGAAACAATAAGTGCTGGCTGTTTCTTCGATAAATAGTTTGTAGTCTTGTTCAGTGATTTTGTCAAGAGTTTTTTCCAGTTCTTTAAAAAACTCTGAATCCTGTGCGTCCTTTTGAGAGATGATGAAGTGGTATGAGTAGTAATCCATGTCTTCGAGTTGAAATGTAGGCGTCGAAAGCTCTGATTGTACGTCATAGTCCTCATAAACCCTCAAAGCATCCCACGGTCTACTGTTAGGTGTAAGAGATTTGATAGCAATCTGACCGTCCCAATAAAGCATCTCCACAAGGCTACGAGTAATCTTATCAGCAACCCTATCGTCTCTATTCAGTAGGTTAATCTCTCCGTCGTACTTCTGAATAATTTGCTCTGAGAACACTGTGAGAAAATCAATGAGTTTACTTCTACGCATTTCCTGTAAGACATTCAAAATAAACGCACAGCCCTCGGAGAATTGCAAGCCACTAGTAGATTTCACAATACCAATAACATAACTCTCAGAATCTTTATAAAAACCTAATAGAGAAGCCAAAGAGAACGCCTGAAGGTCCTCTAAATCAACCACAAAATAAACTTTCTTGTAGGATTCCGAGTCTTCTGTGAGCTTGTCTTGAATCAATCTTACAGTGGACTCTTCAATCTCTTTAGGTATGTCCCCAGTAATTCCAAGTTCGCTCGTAGAAATAACCTTAAGTTCACCATCAAAGAACTCAGCAATTTTACTAGACACATTCTTCACATTTCCAATAGATACTAATAGATTCATCAGATTTCCTCCATGTTGTAATAATCAGTTCCCTTTTTAATGTTGACTTTCATTGTACCAAATCGTGTGTCAGCGAAAGTCTCTTCAAGATCTTTAAGAATTCCTAAATCTTCTCGTTTCATATCCAAAATCAAGGCGTCGTAAAAAATAAACCCAACAAAACTCTTAGACCCCATAAGTTTCTTGTAAACCCTCATAGTCTGTTCCAATAGAATGTCATGAGAGGTTGCTTGTACTAAGTGTGGTAGCTCCTTGCCCTCAATAATATCCAACTGCCTACCATAAGGATTCTCAATCAAACCTTTAGAATTCACATAGCTTCTCCAGACGTTCCTATCATAGATTTCAGTTAGCTCATTGTCCTCCCCAGAACGTCCATAAAGCAGTCTAAAAGCCCCTTTCTTGGCCTTCTCTCTGTCATCCCACCCCAAGATACTCATATTGTACTTATGGACATCCTGAGAGGGCTGAGAGGCGTTCTGGAGACCTAGTAGTGTTCTGAGATCTGCTCCGTTAAAGTCTAGTTCCACAAAGTAATCATTCCAAGGCTTAATGATGGCTCTTCGCTCTTTGGGCCACTGGAAAAAGCTACCATTAGAACTACGAGCAATCCAACGTCCTGTAAGTGTGCCATGAATGTCATACTTAAAACTGTACTCTGAATATTTGTCGCCCTCTACTAGTTTCAAAGAGTTGTTCATGACCTTAGAGAGAACGTACAGTCTTTTGAACCATTCGTAGTTTTCTGGTAGTTCTTCTTGTTGTCCTATGATTTCTCTGAGGCAGTCTTCTTTGGCCTTCAGGTACTCTTTCAAGGGACTCACAGGAATTACTTTGGAGATGTTGTCAGGTGTTAGTTTGATTTTTGTTTGCTGTACGATCTTAAAATACTTATCGATACCATGAAGAGCCTTAAGATAGGTCTTGTAGCTCTCACAGTTCTTGACAACAGACCCAAAAGAGTTGTGAGTCAGGCTGAAGATGTAATTGAAGTGGTTGTATAGATTGATGTTTTCAGGGTGCTCGTAGATCCATGAGCCTTTACTTGGAAGCTCTGTGGTAAGCTCCCCGTTAGTAAACCAGAGAGTCTCCTTTGCTGATTGTGCGATTTTCTGAGTTACTTCTCTCATTGATTATCCTCTTAGTAGCCTCTCTGATGTATTTGTTGAACCTGCTGTTGTTTCCTAAAAGATTACTAGGAACATTACTCGCTACATTGTATTTTGTCAAGATGTTTTTTAGGAGTTTCTTGTAGTCCCTTGATTTATAATAGGTTTTAGGAATCTCATTGATGTTGCCTAGACCACTCCAAAGGTTCTCTAGCGTTTCTTTTAGCGACTCTTCAGCGTTCATAGGCACTGAGTTCTCTAAGATTTCCTTCTGAGTTGCCTTGTAGTGTATCATAGTAGGGTTGTGTAGGTCTACTAGAAAACCACGAGTGTACATGAATTTTAAGAAATACCTAAAGTTTAAGTCATCGTAAAACTCTGGGCCGTAAACAGAAGCACTAGTGTCTGTCCAAGTCAAACTGAGAGGATTTAGCTGGTCATCTGTTTTAAAAAGGTAGTACAAGGGGAAACAAATAGAATCTGGAATCCTCTTGTCCTCTAAAAGTATCCTGCTGAACTCTCTTATACCAGAACATTTTTTATTGTCAAGGCGTTCTTTAAAGATTTCTAAAGTTTTATCGTAGAATTCTGAGTAAATGGTAGATTCGTCTGAGATGTTGATGTTGATTTCCTTGGGGACAGTGAAACCACCAGAGCGAACTTTAAAGATTTCTAAAGTTTCTTCAAGTTTATTCGCCATCTCAACTCTAAATAAAACTCCTAGACCACTATTATAAGAGCGAATTGAGTAGTCCTGTAGTATTTTTCCGTATAATTTACCGTCCTTTACTGGAAGCCAACTATAAGTGTCGCTGAGAAACCTATCGTTCACCTCTTGAGTTTTCTGGAGGTCTACCGCTGCTACCTGATTGAAATCTACATAGGAATTCTCAGCTTCACCGTAGATGTAACCATAGTCAGCTTCCACTTCCTGAAATATATCTCTGTCGTTTACTGGGGGTGTCTTTGTCTTCATTGTTGTTTTTCCTATGTATACCAAGTAGTTATAAAATAGTTCTTGACACAGATTTTACTTCTTTGTATAATCTTCTTAACTAAGATAACTATTCCTGATATCGTATTCGAACTACTACATTGTTTTCCCAATCACTGGAATCCCTAAGATGGAAGTGATTAAGCCTACGGAATGAACATTAGGTAGTTCTTTAAACTGAGTTTGCTTGTGTTTGTTTTTAAGGAGAGGTCTATTCAGATAAATCTGAGATGTTTTTTTGGAAAAAAGTTCCCTAGAGGAATCAATGAGTTATAAAATAGTTTGAATCTACTTGGAAATTATCAGAGTTTTTGTGCTAAAGTCTCAGTATAATCGACTTAAAGGAACTACTAGAAACTTTAAGGTACTAATTAGAAGCTATTAAGAAGCCTCCACTTAGGGTTACGGCTTAACTAATAGTTGCTAAATGGTTCTACAGTTAGTATGTGTTTTTAGTTTCTATTAGTAGGCTATTTTGTCAAGTCAATTACCTTTTTTATATGTCCTCCTTTTGTTACCTTCCAGTAATAGGGATAGTTTGTTGTAGATTCGGGCTTATTGGCAGCAGCTTTCCTACCTTTAGGTGACGGCAATCCAGAAGATTTGGGATTATTGGCAGCAGCTTTCCTACCTTTAGGTGACGGCAACCCAGAAGATTCCCATGTGCAGTTCATGGTCATGTCGAGTTTACCAGAAGCAAATGAAATAGACTGGCCTTTAATCCTAAAATAACCACCAATACCCATCATTGCTGCCTGATCAACATTAGAATCTTCAGAAAAACCTAAAGATCTACTATCAAGATATAAGAAGTTTCCGGGAAAGAATCCATTACAGTAGAATGTCTCTATTGTTGCGTTGTAGATTCTTTTGTATTTTGTTAGATCCTTTCCTTGAGCCTGAGCAACTTCATAGTACTTTAGGTTCTGCTGTTCGAACTTCATGGACTTTAGAATTCCTCGATTACTCCCCAGATAAAAATGATAGATTCCTTCCTCACGGTCTTTCTGGTAGTTCCTTTCTCTTAAGGCTCTCGTGTGATCCATGCAGTGTACGTAAAGATAGGTTATCATTTCTGTTCTATTTGAGGCTGGTTTTATTTTCCTGACTTGACCATTATCAAACTTTCTATTTTCATTCTTTTTGTACGGATTCTTACTATTAGTAAATACGCACTTGTTTTTTCCATCTGTACCAACATTGATGAAGCTGACACCCATCTTATATCTCTTAGGGTTACTGGTGACAGGGTTTTTCTTATCACTGTTCCCATGCTCTGTAGCCGCGATGTTATTTAAAACAGGTGCTACAAGCCCTGTTAGTATTTGATTGATAAAATCCCCAAAAAACCACTTAGTTTTAGAGGTTCTAACGAGATATTTTAGTGTGAAGGCTTGAAATAATTCAACTGAAATCGGTATATTGCTTATGTTTACTTCATATCCACTTAATTCCAAATCTCCAGTTATCAATCTAAAATTAAACTCAGCATCAACGCTGGGTCCTATCCTCTTCCTAACAACCCTCAATATGTCACCAAGATACATAAAATAAATTGTTCTTTTTCCCTTTTCCGGTTTCGGTAAAACGAAATTTAGTGATATCTTTCTGAGCCTTTCCTCTTTACTTCCGCTAAGGCTTAGTTTTTTGACTTTTTTTCCCTTACCTTTGAAATATCTCGGCTTTTTTCTGTTTTTAAGTTTTTTTAGAAATGTACGTTTATTTTTCCGCTTCTTCTTTGAACTCTTTCCAAGAAGACTTCCCAATCCTCCAGCGCCACCAAGTTTATTTTTAATTCCCGGTGGTAGTGTGGAAAGTTGAAAGTCTGACTCCTCTACTTTCACAGCATACAATCCACCATCACTCATTATTTCATTTAGGATTGATTGATACAACTCAGATTTTTTAGCTGAGAGAGCTTGTTGGTATGCTCCTTCAAGTTTTCTTATTTGATCTGTTAGATCTTTGCGATCTCTCCTTGTTTTTTGCTTTTTGCGATCTGCCTTAAGTTTCTTAATCTTGTTTTTAGCTATTTTTGCGGGCAGTTTTTCATTCCCGTCTTTAACTTTAAAATTATCAGTACTCTTAAGAATGTCTGTAGCTTCCTGAGAGAAGATAGATTCCATAGAGCCTTGATAAGATGCTTGTAGAGTCGCACCACCCAAGTTATCAAAGCTAATAGTATGCCTTTTCATTGACAGGTAAATAGTTAACTTGTTGTTTTCAATGGCGTTTAATAGATCTTTGTTGTTTCTGAATGCTGGGTTGTTGGCATTAGGAACACTCCATCCAAACTCAGCTTTTAACTGGTAGTCTTGTGGTTCAATCTGAGAAGCTGGCCCTGCGTTCGCTATGTTGGGTAAGATTAGGTCAATAAAAGCTACGTTATTGGACTGCTTACGAGCGAGTTCTTGTAGAGAACTAAAGTAAATCTCTAGGTCACATTCGATGACTGTTCTGGCCGCAGCAGGGTCTACACCAGTATACTTCAAGTCAAACTTCTTAATCCCTACACCACCACCTCTACCTGTTCTTTTTTTGAAGATGGCGTCGATCTGCTCATTATTCAGGTGGGTATCGAAGTAAAGCTCTTGTTCGATAACCTTTTTTTTATCCCTAATGACTCTGAATAGTTTAATATAAGGAACAAGAGAGGACAATTCACTATTAGAAATATCCTCTACAAAACTTGACAACCCCCTAGAGTTGTGCAGGGTAGATAGGACTAAGTGAGGGTCAGCAGCAACGTTTAAGATACCATCGAAGGCTATGTTCTCTTGCGTGGGTATGTTATCCAATAGCCAACTCTGAGCCTTCCAACGTTCTGCGTCTTTTGTTGTTGGTTTAGCTTGGACAGTATTACTTGTCCAAAGTCCAAAAATACCTTCCTTTATCTTCTGGAAAAAACCTTTTTTTTGAACCATCTATCACATCCCCATAAATTCTAATAGTCTACCAACAGGAGAAGGAATATCAACAATATCTCCCGGCTTGCAATGAAAATCGGTAGGCTTTAGGTTGTATTGAGCGAGGGCAATCCAGTATCTTCTGTCCCCGTAAAATCTCTGAGCGACAGTCTCCCAACGATCCCCAAAGCTCCATTCATACTCAATAGTTCTCAGAGTATCTTCTTCTTCGAGGGTTGGCTGTTGTAGTGTGATTGTGCTGATGTATTCAAAGTTCTTGCCGAAAGCCTCAAATCGCTCGTCGGTATTCACTAAGATTTCGCCTTTAGGTCTCATTCGTTATTATCCCCTGTTCCGTCTACGTTTCTTCCTTGGTTGTATCGTTCAGTTCTTATTTCACCCAAAGGAAACTCAGAGCCTCCCATGAACACCTTACTAGAGAACTCCCAGCCAACCTTGTGAGAATGAATGACGTCAAATGTGAAAGTTAGGTCCATTTTCTTCGGTAATAAGAATACATCGGGGTCGAAAAATCCAGCTTCAACGTCAACATTTACGCCAAGGTTTGTTATTTTCCCAGTTAGACCAGTCTTTAAGATTCCCTGTGGGTTATCTTTTAAGGTGTTGGTAACTAAATTCGAAAGCTTAAGGCGCAACAAAGGAGGAGCTTTTAGTACACCACCCTTGTAACCACCGACAGTGTAGTAATTATTAGTCTTTTTTATCGAATTTCCTTTTTTATCTTTAAAGGTATCCGTTGTGATTATTTTTGTTACTTTAGCTTTTTTTTTCGATCTAGCACTAGTATTAGAACCTTGTATTTGTTTCTGTCTTGCCGTTGCTGCCCTCCGATTAGAAAAACTTCTTTCACTTCTAGTATCATACATCGGATAAAGAAACTGAATGAACCTATCAACAGCTTCCATGTTCTGTTCAGCATTTCTTAGAGAATAAGCGATAGTACTGAAGCCTAAACTGATAGATCTTGTAGTTCTCTGGAAGATAGCGATGTCGTCCATTCTCCCATAGACGTCATTAGATTGCCAGTTAGAGTTAAAGTTCTGAGAAAACTGTGAGATAAACCCCGGAAATTGAACCACAAGACCAGTAGGAAGATGCTCAATGTCTAGTGTCTGTAGCTTCTTTTCGTGTAGGTATTTTACATATGGGTCTTCATCAATTCTACGAGTAAACTCTGTTTCTATTGGTCCTACACCCTTTTTCTTTACCATTTTCATTTTTCCTCTTATTGACGCGATCTCATGTTTCTAATAGCCTCTTCCAGTGCTTCTTTAAACCTCTTTGAATCCATGAGAGTATCACCTGTTAGAGTCACGTTTACAGCTCCAAGTTTAAATATAGGAGTATTGTCGTTTGTTGCTAGTTTTACCGTGTTTGTTTTTAATACCATGACTCTCTTTTGGTTAGTACTCACGTTTTTTACAATGTTACTAGCAGCACTTCCAGTAGTACTTTGAACGCCACCAGAAAGACTAGTTGCTGAAAGCTCCTTCATGTTGCTACTAACTTGACTTAATACATTGGCAAACTTTAAGAAACCTTTCATTTTTGAATCAGTAAAGACTGCAAAGAACTTATCGAACTCCCCGATAACTGGATCTGCTTTGAAGTCTTTTAATTTTCCAACCGCATTTGCCATATTTGCTTGGGCGTTTAGAAAGGCTGCTTGGCTACTTTTAAAGGCTGCAAAAGACCCGGCGATAGCAGCGATAGCAAGAGCAATCCCTCCCAAAATCAGAACACCCTTACCACCTCCAGCAATAGCCCTTAAAAACGTTCCCATGCCAAGCCCAACTTTAGCCAAGGCAGGACCTAGAAGCCCTAAAGATCCTGCCATTAACTTAGTAAACCCAGCGAAGGCAAATGCAGCTATCTTATAGGTCCCATAAATTATTATAACCCCACTGATAACTCTCCCCCAGCCACCGAGAGTGTTTCCCATCCAAAGAAGACCGTCAACAATAAGTGTAGCAAATTTAAGAAAACCCTCAGCTATAAATGCGAATTGAGTTTTTAGAGCCGTGAACTTCTTGGATAGTGTTGCGGCGGTCTTTGCGAGGTCTTCTAGTGGCTTTTGTACTTCCTTAGCCTTCTTCATATCCTCAAGGCTTTTTGCATATTCTGCTGAAGTTTTTCCTAGAATCTTTTGAGCCTCTTGAATGTTGGCAAACCCTAGCTGTCTAGTGATCTCCTTTTTCATAAAGAAACTCATAGACCGGAAATCCTTACCAGACCTCTCAAAACCTCTGAGCACCTCCATGATTCTTTCTTGACGAGTACCGAAGAGCAGCCTGTTAGAGTCAATGAACTGGGCGCCTAGAATTGTGTTGAGTGTTGCAGCGACCCTAGAGGAACCTTCAAAGGTATCCATGGCGTCTCCGAACACTTTAGTCAACACTGAGACCTCCACACCAGCTTTCTTTGCAGTGACTTGTAGCTCTTTGAACATCTGGACGCCCTCTAAGCCAAAGCCCGCGAGTTCCTTCATAGCCTGATTGAACCCTGTCTGAATCGTCTTTTGGTCCATTTTTAGTTGTCGGCCAAATGCTACTAGAGACTTTGTGATACTAACGGATTCTTTTACAGTTAGCCCCATAGCGTTATTCAATAGGTTCATGGATACTGCGAACTCTTTAGCACTACCTCCAGCCGCCTCAAAAAGCGCCCCAGTCATTGCAAGTTGTGTTTGAGTTTTTTTGTCTAACTCTGAATACTTGCGGAAGTTCTGGAACAATTCCCCCTGAGCCTTGGCAGTTTCTCTAATAGTTAAACCAAAAGTGGTCATCTGGTCTGCGGTTCCATAGAGCCTAGAGACCATTTCTCGTCCTTGGGTTGTACCAGACAATTTAACAATGGATGAACCAGCTTCATCAAGAGCTTTAACCATGTCCATCGTCGCCGCCTTGACCAAACCTACAACAGCAAACACAGCCTTGAAACCAATCTCCAAAGCCACTGTTCGCATGTCAATCTTCTTCATGTTTTCATTTACTTGCTCGGTCACTTGGTTCCAGTCCAAGCCCTTCTTTCTAATGTCTATGAAATTCTTAAAGATAGACCTGCTGTAGCTCTTCATTGTCAGTGTATCGAATAATAGTGTCCCAAAGTTATCTGAGATTTTCTTTGCTTCATTGGCTAAGTCTTTTTCTACTTCGAGTCGTTCTTCTGCTATTTCTAACAACTCCTCCTGTTTATCTAATTCTTCTTTTAGCCTTTCTAACTTTTCCTTCTGTTTCTCTTCGGATGTGTCTGCAAAGTACTGTCCCCTTTCAATTAAGATAAGTACCCTCTGATTCATTTCGTATTGGTCTTGCAAAAACTTTAATTTCTGTTTATTGTACTCTAATGAACCTTTTTCAAGGTCTTCGAGTTTCTTTTCGGCTAGGGAGACCCTATCCAACTGTGCCTTCAAAACCTCGCTAACAAGCTCCATCTTCTTGATTACAGTCTTTGCTTCTACTATAGTTTTTGCTTCTGCAACCGTTTTAGCACGTTGGTTGATCGTGTTATTATTATTGTTTCCATTAGCCATTTTTAGACGCACTCACAGGACTTATATTGTTGTACCCTATAAATAGTCTTTGAGGGAAAATTGTAGGTAGATTAAATGAGGTTGAGGGAGGATTAAGAGTTGTTTTGGGCGTTCTCGTAGGCTTCTTTTTCGTCCTCTATGTATTTGTTGAGCCTCTCTAAGAAAAAGACTCTAAGGACCGTGGGGATATTGTAGGCTTCTGTGAAAGATAAAACTCCATGCTTCGTTAACAGGAAAATCTCTTCGTATGTATTAGCTATTTGTTGAGAGTTCAGGCCAAAAAAAGTTCTCTCGCAGCGGTACTGCAACATCCTCCTTATGCCCACACTTAGGACATTTATGAGGTTTTTTCAGGTCTAAACCATGCTGAACACTGTCGTAAATCTTTCTGAAGAACTTGATGTCAGATGAAAGTAGTAACCCAACAAACTCTTTAATCTGTAGAACACTGTCCATTACAAACCTGTCAGTATCCGTAGTAAATACAATCCTCTCGATCTTCATTTTCAGTTCTTCAGACGTCTCAGAGAATGCATACCCGCGACTTTCAGCTTTTTCTTTAGCTTTTGAAAGTTCATCTAAGTCAACTCCGTTCAAGATCCTAAAGTCAACCTCTGCATCGCAACTAGGAAAAACAGTGCGAAACAAATTGACCCCGACCTTCTGAACGCCTTCCATAACAACTTCACGGTCTTCGAAACCCTTCAAGTCAAACACAAAGTTCTTATCTTCATGTCCACACTTCCCACAGGTTACAGGAGTCTTATATTCTGATTCGATAGACTCCGCCCTTGAAACAATTAGAAGTTTCTCCTTGTCTTTTGGAAGTAGCTCTTTGACGTTAATAGGCTCCTGAATAACACTACGAAGCAAATGGTCAATGAAAGATCCATCTCGCAGCAAATCAGGGTTCGCTAAGATGTCCTCCTCAGCCGCTCCATATCTTTTTAGAGTCAACTTAGAGACACCATAAAGGCTTGAAGTTTCTGGGTACATTTCCTTTCCAGCAGACGGTAGCTCAACTACAATCTCTGCCTTCGGGAGCTTCATTAAATCACGAATACTAGGGGTTTGCATAATCAATCCTTTCAAAATTAAAAAAAGCAAAAAAAAGGGGCCTCCAGAGGAGACCCCTAGTGTATCAACTCAAAGAAGTCTAAACAATTTTAAAGTGCTTGTCAAGTAAATTATAGGCTTTCAGGGGACTTATGTACATTCAGCTCTGCAAAGTCGTATTTAATTGTCAAGTCAACTTTAGCAAACTCAGTGTCAGTGTGTGACAAACCAGAAGGAGTAATGTCACCAATCTGAGCATTTCTAAGAATCCACTTCTCAATCTCAACACCATCTGAATCAATGATAGCGCAAGTAATATCACCTACAGCAGCAACCATTTTCCTTTTAGAAATAGTAGCTAGTAATGCAGGGCTATCAGGCACTTCATAGCCAGCGTCTCTAAACACTTCGTAGATACCTTGCATTACATCAGGTAGCGCAGGGTCGCGGAAGGTCATCGTGACATCGTTCCAAGTAGTTCGTCCGGGGTACTTGAAGGTGTGTTGGTAGTACTGTAGCTCGTTGTAAGCCGTTGTTGGTTTTGGTCGATCAACCTTCTCAGCCATCCAGTTCACATCATCAACGCCTAGAACATTTTTCAATCCCTCGAAGGATACTCTAAACCTGTGATTTCTTTTTGGCTCTGAGTTTCTATCAGTCCAGAAAACTCCGTAACTCATTTTTTATCTCCTATAGTCTTTTCTTAGTCGTTGAATGCTGCTCTGTCATCTAGTAGTGCAAAGTCTAGGGCAATGTACTCGATAGATTTAACAGGTTTTACAGCGATAATAGCGTACATAATGTTCTGATCTTTGAGAGCTTCTGTAGTAGTAGACTCATCCAAGACCAGCTTATAGTCTTCAATACCTAGAGTAGACTTTAGGTTTTTCAAGACAGGATCAACACGGCTTAGGAAAGTATCCCAAGTAGCCTGAACGTTGCCTTCAAAAAGAGTTTCCTTCGCAATGTTAGCTAGGGTCTTCTTAAGGTAAATCATCATGCGTCGAACGTTGATTCTGTTAGTGTCAATGATCTCTGCTGATAGTGTCTTTTGACCGTAAATCACAATGTCTCTTCCGAGTTTAGCGATTGGGTTGACACCAACATCTTGCAGACGATCACGGTCACGCTTTTTGGTAACTCTGGAGACGTCTGTGATATTGATACCAGCAGCACGACGACTTAGGCCACCACGATTGAAGCCAGCAGGAGCGAACCAAAGCTCACCAACTCTTTCAGTGTAAGCAAGAGTACCTAAAGCTGGAACACTGGGGGGTAGCCAGACTTTGTTACCAGTTCTGGGGTCCTGTGCAGCGCACCATGGGTAGTAAGCGGCAGCGTAAGTACTGTTAAAGTTACGAGTATCTACGTTACTTAGTACGGTTTCGATGTTTGGTAGTACAGCCGCAGTTCCTTCTGTGATTGGCGTGTAGTCACCTTCTAGGTCAATAATCGCTAGAACATCACGACGATCCTCACAGACATCGATTAGACGATCTGTTAGCCCTACGTTCTTGATTCCGGGCATTGAAGCGACGTTGAGATCAATAACTTCTGGATCAGCAATAGAATCAATAGCAATTTTTAGGGAACTATAAGCCGCTGAAGTTGTTTCGTCAACTCCAGACTCAAGAGCGCCACCGCCACTTCTATGGTTTAAAGGCTCTCTCTCGGCAATGTCAAATCCGTCGAAACCACCGAATACAGGCATCGTGAAGTTGTTAAAACCAGCATCGATTACTGCTTTGTGTCCAGTGTTCCCAATTGGGAGTGGGCTAACAGGCCCTCTCCTACTAATAGACTGGTTGTTCGTGGTAACCTCAGTATATGAACCTTCTTGGAAGAAAGCATTGTATCTTGGAGTACTACCAACTCCTTGTTGTCGGATCTCATCTAGTGTGAAGATAGACTGATTTTCTTCATCGTCGATATCTAGACCTGTTGGAGAGACCTTTGTGTAATCTACAAATCCCTTATAGTACTCAGTAGAACCACTTTTGTTGAATGCAACTCCGAAATAAGCGTCTCGAACATCATTAGCAGGGCTATCTGATGCATAATCCACGAGTGGAGCTTCTGGCATTACATAACTAGCGGTCGAGTTGTTTACCTGTGCAATCGCCCCGAAAGCAGAGTGAGGGGCCGCTGTAGCCAGTCCAGTGAATGAAGATCCAGTTACAATCGCCCCAGTGCCAGCTGATGCCCCCTGATTAGACGAGAATCCAGCAGCACGAGGAGCACTAAAGAAACCAAACGGAACCAAAGAAGGAGAAGTCAAACTAGCATCTACGGTGGGATCGATTTCTACACGGAAGAATTTCGAAACATTTTCATACTCACCGTACTCAACCCATTCCTGTCTGTTGAAGTCCCACTCCTTGTACTTGGTACCGATTTTTTTACCGATGTAGGAGTTAGAGTTCGGGTCTAGTGTACAATTTACAAAAGACTCAACAATGGACTTAGAGGCGTCAGTGTCAGAAATATCTCTAATCTCTACGTCAAATAGTCCATACTGATTGTTTGTGTTTTTACTGTATCTAACGTTTGCAATAGAAACTTTTAGGTTCCTAGTAGCATACTCTCCAGTGTTTAGTTCTACTAGCCTGAATAGCTTTTGACTATTTGTACGCTTGTTAAAGTTTGCAGGATCTCCGACGTGTTGTGAAATAACCCAGCCAGTTCTACCCGACCTTGCAGTGTGTCGGTAGTTTGCGTAGTTTTTACTACCCTGTGCCAAAGCTACAATACAACCATAAACTTTTCCGGCAGATGAACTTACGATATTTCGAGCAACAACGTCTTCAAAAGTTTCACCGAGATAGTAGCGTAAGTAGTTAGTGGACTTAGAAGTGTCAACAAGAGCATCGTTAGTTTTAACAGGGTTGGTGTTGAAAACTTTACGAATAAACTTGGGTGAACTTTCATCGAAGTTAAAAGAAGAGGTGATGGCTGTTTGAGTTACACCAGTTTGTTTAATAATAGCAGTGAATTCTTTGCCTTCTGCTCCCAAGAACCAATGATAACTACCAGAATCTTCAGAAGTAACATCAGTAGTACCGCCAATCTCATCACCTGCTAGACGAATGGAGCTACCACTGTTTAGGTACCAAACGGCAGCTAGTTGTCCAGTTGCCCCATATACAGTTCCATCGAGGGATGCTGAATCGATTAAGAAGAGACCATAAGCACCAGCGTTAGAGGCTACAGTGGGGTCTGGACTTAGGTCGTTGTCACTCTTAGGGTAACCAGCAAAGCCAGCGGAGGTAGTTACGTTATTCGCAGTCCCTTTAACATTAATTACGGTTAGTGGGCCAGCGTTCTGTAGGTAGGCATATGCAGCGTAAGAAGCGTACATCGGAGCCTGTGGAAAACGCTCTCGCCAAAAGTCGTTAGTTCTGGAACCTACTCCAGCTTCAGGTCCACCGAAGACCTGCTCTAGTTCTTTAAGGTCACGAACAACGGTAGGGACCATGCCGGGACCTTTTCTGAAGCGACCGATAACAACGGGTCCGACTTCAGTAGCATCTCTTCTTGGGCGACCTTGAAAAACCTCACGGAATTCAACTGTCGGAGACACAAATTTATAGTTTTCAATAGCCATCATAAATCTCCTTTAGATAGGTTCATAGATAAATATGTCTTTGAACTGTCAACCTTTTAATTTTATAGTTTTTTTGGACAATTCTTTAAGATCAGTGGTAGTTAGGTTACGTTCACGCCCAATCCTGAACTCTACTACATTTTCATTACGGACAACTCTGGGCTTTTGGGAATTATCACCGTCCCCAGAAGTATTAGCAAGGACTTCGAAAGTAGCAGAGACTTCATAGAACCTTTCCGAGTCTGATACGTCATTTTCCAGTGGTGTGAAGTCTGCCTGTGGAAAAACCTCTAGTGTGTGATTATGTTTGTGAATCGTGAAGTACTTATGACCAAACCCGTAATTAAGAATAGGCTGTAGGATTTGGTTTAGTTGCTGTTGGTACTGCGCTGTGATCTGTACTTTGTAGGTGAAAATAGAGTAAACAGGCATATCAATACTGTAAGAGTCATAAACAACCTTACTGGACATTGCAGGCTTACCAATTAGTTCTCCTAGAGTACTTTTGTAGAAGTCTTTTCTTTGGAAATTTGAAGTTTTCTCTTGGTTAACTTCTCGATGTATGGTAATTGAACCGCCTTTTTCTCCGGGCTTTGGTGGCACAACGTTTACTGCACTACCTTTCTTTTGGAGGCTGTTAGACAATCCTGTACGCCACACAGAAACGATTGGCAAGATTAGGGCGCCATCTTGATCTCTTAGTTCTTTATTGTTCTTAGCTTGAAAAGCCCTCTCAGGAGTACCCCAAACAACAGGCACAGGGTTCCAACCATCAAAACTACTAGCGTGTAATTTTAAATCCTCTGAGAAGAACTCAAAGAAAGACCTGTCCACTAACTCAAAGGTGCTATTCTTAAATTCTGTCATGTTTATCTGCCTTCAAAAAGTGATCTACGAGCCCTTCTACAGGATGCTTCAATTTGAAAAGAGTTCTCTGAATGACCGAACAACCATCTACCTTCTGTTAACTTCTTAATTTCATAGAATAGATCCCCGTACTTAACATAGTCTCCTTCACGAATAAAGAGATTTTGGTCTTCTGTTAGGCGCCGTTTGTGGAAGTAAATAATGATGCTCTGAATCCTGTCAATACCTCTGTTGTTAGTAGTGGTTACATGGCTTTCAAATTTTACCATTGCCTTAACTACGATAGGATTCAAAAAGTTCTTCTCAATAGCCTCACCATAAACATCATGAAACTCAGTGGTCTCGATGTCAATTGGATAATAAGCTACAGTTTGGCCAATGACTCTCTCAATTACTTCATCGTTTATCTGTTTTACGAAGTCTCTCTCAGTCTGGCCTGTGAATAACTGAGGGGGAGGATTAGTGGGTCTTTTCCATTCGGGCATCTTTTAACCTTTAACCTACATAAAATAGTCTAGGAACTTTAACCAGAGTGCCGTTTACAGCGTCAGCAATGGCCTTATCAGTCTCTACAATCTTCTGTGGTGTCAACTCTTCGAAGATCGCTTTTAGTTGTTCGATTAGCTTCTCTTTGTCTTCCCTAGCTCTTGTAATTAAGTCGCCACCATTTAGAGTTACACTTTCTCCGGGGATTGGGATCGTACCGAACTTACTTCTGTTTAAGCCAAGAGTCTCTAAGGTACTAGCAAGAGCATAACGACGAATCCACTGTTTACCAATAGAGTTAATAGAATTGTAGGGCAAGTTACTGTATGGTACGTTGTTTAAGCTATTTACGCCATTCAATCCAGAGTCTTCGTTTGAACCTGAAGTCTCTACAAAACTATTAACACCTACATAAAACTCAATCCAAATCTTACTGGCACTCCAAGTCTCTGGTAGTGGGAAAATTCTGAGCTTGTTGTTTTTAATTTCATAGGAGTAATGAGAAATCCTTGTGTACCATGAATCCTCGTAAGCCTGTGCTGCTAACTTGTTCTGCCAGTTAGGGATAATCTCAAAGGAAGTCACATCACTCCATGAACCATATCCAGTGACGTTCCCGTGGTAGCCTCCAAATCCATACCCAAAGAATCTCCACTGTGTTCTGGGAGATTTATAATAAACTTTACGCACATTAATCTTTTTGTTCCCAATGTCGGCGTAAGGAACACTACCAGACGCTGCTGAAGCTGAAATAATAGCCTGTAAGTCGTAATCCTGAATCCCATCAGTCAAGTCAATAGAGGCTGAATACACTGGACGATCACCATTAAGGTTAGCCTCGTGTGCTGCCAACATTCCTACTCGCCTCTGGTAAGAGTAATCAAATTTAGGATAAACTAAAGCTGCGTTCTTCCCGCCCATAGAGCTACTGAACGACCCAGACTCATATTCTCCCTTGTGGTCGAATGAAGAGGTGTTCTGACCTAACATTGACCCCATGTAGTTTCGAGCCGTGTACAGGTTGCTGATATAGCTATACTCGATCACAGCGTCCTCAAAAGCTGCGTAAACAGTCTGAGGTAGGATTTCTAGATCTAGTGTGTCTCCTCCGAGTTTGCGATAAGTGTAGGTAACTTGTTGAACTGCACCTGTGATAAACTCTGCACTGTATAGAGGACTACTAGAATCTGAATAAAGCCTCAAAGGACAGGCACTATCGACATCTGTGAACGAACCTGTAGATGGCAAGATAGACTTTGAACTATTGCTTGTGGGTGTTAACTCTGGATAAGACATCAGACCTTCCTTGTAAAATATTCCAGTATAAATATAGGAGATAGACAACAAGGAAGTAAAGTAATTAATGAGGGCAAAAAAAAACCTCCTAGACCAGAGGCCTAAGAGGTTCAAAGAATTGTTAGTTCTTTATGTAGTCAAATATTACTGACCACCGAGTAGATCACGAACGATGACTAGACCGTACATATCGGGGCGGACCATCTTCCGAGCGTATCGGGAGAGGACACCACGACGTGGGGTGAAGTCGTCTGGATCTAGGATGACTGGAGTGGTCTGGAATGCTACGTATGGAGCGTAGACGTAACCACTGTCAAGGAAGCTGCTTCCTTTGCGACCAAGAAGAATGACGTGACGGTAGAACATGGGATCTACGTAGACGTCGAAACGCTTCTTGATGGAACCAGCCTGACGGATACCAGCCTGACCAGCATCAGCGTCGTTTAGGATGTTAGCAGCGAATCCAGCAGTAGCTTCGAGGATAGTAGCAACTTCGGGGCTACAAACCATGAAGTTAGCACCACCCTGAAGGGTCTTACGGTGGATCTGAGCGGAAACATCTTCACAAGTCTCAATTAGAGTCTCGTACCATTCGCGGACAGTACCCGTGAAGTCTGGAGCAGCGGTGGTAGCACCAATCTGAGCACCAGTGGTCTTGTCAACGAAGAGACCGGGTGAACGGCTCCAGTAGTAAGTACCAGCAGTAGCACCTTTAACGAGGTCCATTAGAACTTCGCTGTTCTGCTCAACAGCCATGTAGTCGGTGAGCATGTTGGTTAGCTCAGACTCAGCGTTGATGTTATGGTAAGCTTGGATGTCCTGTGAAAGTTCATCGCTCCAACGAGCCTTTAGTTTACGGGTAACAGCAGAGATATCGGTTGAGCTAATCTTAAGATCAATCTCAGGGATATCTTTGTTGAATTCTAGACCCCAAGAAGCCTGACCGTGAACCGCACCAATTGCATCAGCACCAACGTTAGTGATGTTGTCTTTCTGGGGGTAAGTCATGGTTAGGTCAACAGTTAGAGCAGTACCAGCAGATGCGCTGTTGAGTACAACACCGTCAGTAGTTAGAGCACCTTCTCCGAGACCTACAAAGGTGAAAAGAAGGTTACTGGAGTTGTCTGGGTCTTTACGAGTAAGACGTCGTACTAGACGTACCTTGGCAGCAGCACCGAAACCATCAGAAGATGAGAAAATGGCAGCACCATCAGAAAAGAATGCACCATGTAGGTCTAGGTCGGGACGGGTAAATTCGCTAACGGGTACAGTTAGGTAAGCAATACAGTGAGTGTTTGCAGCACCGTTTGCAGTTTCTAGGTCACGAACGTCCTGATCCCAACGGTAGTATGCTCGCTGTGTGTCTGTGTTAGAAGAGCTTAGAATGTGTGCGCTATACTTGAACTCAACGTTCCCAGCAGTGAGGTCAACACTTGCAGTAGGAGCAGAGTATACACCTAGAGCGTTGTAGGGACCACCGAGATCTCCTTTAAGGGAGTCTACGAGGGAGACGCCATCGATAACACCTTCTGCTACTTTGTCAGTACCGTAAACGGATTGTGAACCACCAAGGGGGTTACCAAATCGGTTTTCGCTAGAGGCGGTAGTACCAGTTCCGAGGGTGTCTCCGTAAACGAAGTCGAAGTAGAAGATGAGACCAGAGGGAAGGTTCATCGCCTGTACAGACACGAGGTCCTTAGCAATGAGCTTTCCGAAGAGACGACGGACAACGGGGAAAGCAACAGCAGCAAATCCCTGAACGTCGCCAGCAGCCATGCCGGAAGCTTCGTTTAGGATCATGCGCTTGTAGTCTTTGTGGACGTACTTAGCTTGTTCTTCGAGCATACGAGTAACGGTAGTAACGTCGTGCTCGTTGTTAAGGCCTTCGAGGAGACCAGTTTGTTTCCATTTACGGACAATGCTTTTTTGACGAGCGGACTCTTGGGAATCGCGCTCAAGAGAGTGACCTGCGAGGGTCTTGAGAACTTTATAACCAGCCATGGTTATCTCCTTTGTTTTGTTTTAAAGTAATCCAGCGTTCTTTTTCATTCTTTCTCGGAACGCTTCATTAATGAGTCCTACACTTGTTGCCTCTTCGGGCTCTGCTTTATGGATGGACTCTTTCATGACTAGATAACTTCCTTTCCCATTCATAGCCTCACGCAGGTCTTCGGGTAGAGGTTTCTTGTATGATCTAGTCTTGACCGCCTCTGTTAGTGTTTCATAAACTAACTTTGCGTGGTCAATGGATTCGCACATTGCAATCTTGTCTGCCATAATCCGTTTTTGGCGAGTATTTAGAGTGCTATCTTTGTACGTTTCCAGTTGGTATTTTAGTTTTGTGTTAGAAGTGTTTAGCTTCTCGCAACTTTCTTTTAGTTGCTTTAAAATATCTTTATAAGTATCAAGCTGTTCTTCTAATTTAATTGCTTTTTCTTTGTTTTTATTGTATCTTTCACTTAAAGCGCGAAGAGTTTTTTTCACGTCTTCTAAGTCTCTTTGCTCTTTGACGCTTTTATTGGTGTATGGGTCAGTCATTCCCGGAGGAGCAGTTTCATGATCGAATGCTAGCTCTTCTTCTAGCTCTTCTTCATGCTCTCCCTCACCGACTAGCTTCTGAAAGAACTCTCTAAGCTCTGCTTCCTCTAGATTATACTCCCCTTCTTCTTCTAGTTTCTCATGACTACCACAACTAGCTTCCTCTACAGGGTGTTCTGGGGTCTCTAGGGGTTGACCTTCATCGTCAAACTCACTAAGGAATGCTGCGAGTTCTTCCATGCTCAAGTTATCTCCCCGAACAGTGACATCCGTCCCAGCAGATTCATCACGCTTATTGATGGTTGCGTTGAAATTCGAATCTCCACTATCTTCGGGCAGACCACCAATCATTGGAGACATACCGATAACTTTTCGAACTTCTTCCTGAAGACTTTCAAGATTCAGAGTTACCTCTACTTCCTCAGCGCCACCTTCGACTTCAACTTCAACTTCGACATCTGCTTCAACTTCTGGTTTCTTCAGACTTAGTTCATCTTTAACTTCTTCGGCGTCCTCATCACCATCCTTAGAATCTCCCTCAGCTTCTCCCATAGGGTCAATCGCAAAAGGGTCTTTTCCTTCTTCTTCTTCTTTCAGGAAAGTGTCAAGCTTAGTCTCTACGTTCTCTGAATATTTCTCTAAGATAGCTTCTTCAGTCTCTCGAACAAGGCTTTCTTTGAGTTGTTTTACTTCTTTGACAATATTTTCTAGTTTATTGTGCATATCAAACTCCTAGTCATCTTTTATAAGTATCGCACCAAAATCCGTTTCACAGGGAAATATTAACAAAAAACAATAGATTACTACTCGTCAATACCGGAACCTGTTAAGATAAACCTAGATGACCGTGGAATGTTTGTTAACTCTGCTGCAACTGTGAACGCCGTCGCAGACCCTGAGTGGGGGTTCGATAGCCATAAATCCTGAACCTTACAGCGAAAACTATAAGAATCTCCAGTGTTTACGAGTTCAATGTAATGCAAGCCTGAGATCGTATTGGCGCTTGCGGTACTGTTGAAGTGGATTCTTAAAGTGTGGTGACTGTCGTTCTTGATAACAGTGAATTCTCTAGCAACTGAAGGAAACTCAATTTTTAACTCAGCGGCAGAAAGGCTAGACCCAGTAATCCAAGGGTATCCAGAAGTTTGAAAAGATGGAACGTGGTGTAGTCCAACGCCCTTATTTAGGTTACTCATAGTTATTATTCCCCGAAGAACATGGAGATATCAACACCAGCATCATCATCATCCATGCCAGATAGAGGTCCATAAGTACTCGTGTGTTGACTCTTCTTAATAGGTTGTGTAGTTTCACCAAAAGCGTCTGTAGTCATTCTCTGAAAGTCTCTGTTCATTTGCTCTTTGTAGTTATGTCCAGTAGAAGGCTGCATGTTTCTAGCAGGTGTTCTAGGGGCAGACATAAAGTTTTCCATAAGACTTTCAGTAATTTGTGACACTGACTGATTAATCCCATTCTCTACCAGTACTTCAGTGAGACATTCTTTGATGATGGGTTTAAGTAGTTCTTTGATTGATTTCTTGTTCATTTTCGGTTCCTTAAGATTCTTTTGATGTTTGAGATTTGCTTGGCACTTGACTCCACTCCATAGTAACTGCCGTATTGCTTGCTCTCAGATAGGAACATATAAGCCTCGTCAGTTGATGGATGATGTACCATGTCAAAACATTTAAGGTCTAGGTCGTCCCCCACAATCAGGTTCCCATGTCGTTCTGTAAGTGAACCGAGAGCCCTTGAGGATACTGCAACTTGTAGACCCTCCATAAATAGTCCCTTAAGGTTCCTACCTGCGTCTGTATGTTCACAAATCTTAAACTTACCCATCACATGATCTCCCTGCCACCAGTAGTCAACAAGGAAATGACTAACATTGCCTAGAGATACGATGGGTTCTTGGGGGTGATCTAACTCTCCCATAGCTCTTTTGGTTTTGACAAGTTCGCTGTACCTGTCCATTTCTCTTTCTAGGATTTGACGGGGATAGATTCTGTTGTTACCATTAGGCTTGTTAGCACACTGAATGATTCCCTCAACGAAGATCCCTTTCTCAGAGTGTGTGATCTTAGAGCCGATACCTTGAGATTCATTTAAGCCCTCGTCACCTCCATGGGTAATCTTCAGGTCTCCGTTAAAGTATTCTCTTAGTAGGATTTTATTCATTTATCTTTTCCCTATTATTTAATCCCATGAAGGTTTTTAGTTTGCTTGTATTCATTGAGGTTTTTTTTTGAACTGACCATTCCACGCTCTTGTGCTACCCTATCGCTTTCGGGTGTCACGATCTGAATTGGACTCCATCTATTACCGCCAATTATAGTTTTCTCGTTATATTTAGCACCTGTAAGTTTAATCCCTTCTAGATAATCTGGTCGGGTTTTCATGTATGCATCATCTAAAATTGCATTGGTAAAGTCAGCATATGACGCATTAACCGATTGCAAGTTAGCTCCACTTAAGTCTGCGCCACTCAAGTTAGCTTTACTTAAATTTGCTGCAACCAACTCAGTTCCCTTTAATTTTGCATTGCTCAAGTTGGCTCTAGTAAAATCGACTTTCTTTAAGGGCAGTCCTGAAAGATCGTAACCTGTTAGGTCTTTCCCTTTCAGAGATGGTGCGAAAGGAGAGGGAGAGATTACATAATTTGCGATTGTATAACCGACTGCTCCAAAGTGCTTTTTAAAATATTCAAATGCCAAATCATAAAAATTATCATCATCAAAAAATTCGATCATTCTATAGGCTTTTATGATATTGTAGCCTTTTTTAGGTTCGTCGGCTAGACTCCTCATCATTGCAAATCTTTCGTTATCGTCCTTACCGTCGATATATGCTTCTAAAAGAATATTCGTATTCAAAGTCCAACCAAGTCTTTTAGCTTCTTTATATTCTTCTTTGATAATTTTGTGCAGTGTTTCTTTGTCAATCTTCTTCTCTTGGTTGCTAACAGCCTTAAGAGTTAATCCCATTTTTTTAGCTTTTTCGTACTCTTCTCGGATAATTCGCTGCAAGTCTTTGTGGCCAACCTTGATTTTAGCACCACTCTCTTTGCCCTCATATAAAAAGTAGCTGTAAGAGTAGTTTTGTCGTAGGTCGTGATGGATAGAACCTTTTCGTTCTTCGTGAGGTACATCTCCAAGGTCTGTAGAGTTCTCATCGTCTGGCTCATAGATAAACTGCTTGCGTTTCTCTAGGTAGTCTTGTTTCTTTTTGAGTTCTGGTAGCTTGACCTTAAAGAACTCAGAGATACAATAAAGCAGGTAGTTCAATGAGTTTTCTTCTTCACCTTCAGGATATAGAGCATCATAAGACCCAAAAACATAACCACCTTGTACGCTATCATGTTTAATTGCTGACTGCCTTCTGAGAAAGTTAAAGAACGCTAGTTGATCGTTCTCATTGCCATCACTAAAAGTACCCTTGGGAAACGTGATAATCTTACGGTTCTTGGGGTTAATCATGATCTCGTAGTCTGGGCTGTCATTGATGATAATGTTACCGCTGATGGTCTTATTAATATCAAGGACTACTTTTTGTTTTTGTAAGAATTTAATTTTCATAGTGACACACAGTTCTCGTAGATACTAATAACGTTTTGTAGGTTTTCTTCTGAGTACTTGTTGTTTTCTTTGATGTATACTAGGGCTTGTTCTAAAACTTCCCTTGATTCTCCTTCACAGTGGTCTTTTTTGGACTCAATGATCTGGATAGTTTTCTGAGAAAGTTCACCGAAAAAGTGGGAAGTCTCTGAAAGTGTTTGGCATTTAATAAGCTCTGAGACAACCCAACTTACAGATTCGTCGAGTTCACTGTACTTTCCCACAAACTCTTCTTCATTCTTTTTGGCCTCAATGCTCTCAATTTTCTCTAGTTTCTTTGACTTCTTGCCTTCTAACAGACCTTCCATCAGCATGTTTTCAGTTTTTAATCTCTCAGAAATCTTTAGTTTGTCGTTAAGGAATCTATTGAGACTATTAATCACTCTGTATTCCTTGAGAAAGTTACTGAAAATAGACTGATCGATTTTGTTAATTTTCTTGATGATCTCTGTCTGTTCTTTGTAAATCTTCTCTTTGTTTAGTTCATTGTATTCTTTTTTGAACTCTACAAGGAATCTATAAGACTCTTCTGGTGTCTTTGCAGTGTATTGGTAGTATTCTTTGAGTAGAGAAAGCTCCTTGGCGACCTCTGAGCCTTTCTTGAAGCTTTCTTTGTATAACTCTTCGATAACCTCTGGAGCACCCTTAGAGACCATCTGCCTAGTGATTTCTTCTACTAGGATTTTATGAAGGAAGTATGTGTTTCTCTTTTTACTCATTTTTCAATCACTCTCTCAATTTCTTTAAGGAACTCATCAAGTTCAAGGTTTTCTTTTAAAATTTCTTCGTTATAAATAGAGTTCTCAACCTGTTCTTTGATGCTTATTTTTAGGGCACCCTCTGGTTTAACACCTTGTAGAGAATGTTTAACGCTTGGGAGAGAGTTCATTACGTTGGTTCTTGACGGACTTACATAAGCATAGTGTCCGTAAGATTGCTTGTTAGCTTTTCTCTGAGGAATTAGGTGTTGTCTTTTGTCTTGACCTTTTCCTACTGGCTTATAGAATTTACCCTTTGATTTAGTGGTCGTTGTCATCCCGTCTTTTCTGGTGTATTTGTAGTCTTTCCTTTCAAGGCGTTTACCGGGAGTGACTAAGAGACCTCCTTCGTCGCCACCACCAGTATCACCACCAGTATCACCACCAGCATCACCACCAGCATCACCAGTGTCCATAGGCTCTCCACCTTCTTCACCGCCAGCAATGTCACCTAGATCTCCTAAATCTCCTAAATCACCACCAGCATCACCCATTCCTCCACCTAAGTCACCGCCCATACCTAAACTGTCAGCACCCATGCTTTCTAGGTCTTCTCCTTCACCATCAATAGCTTCTAGAGCAAGGTCAACTTTACGGTCATGGAATCTACCAAGAGTATGTCTGATAATTTCCTCTTCAGCCATCCCAAAGATGTTCCTGTAGATCCACTTCTTGGGAAAAAGAGCATCAGAAGCACTAGAAGCAACATCCATCTTTGTTCGTAGGTGCTCTAGCTCTTGTAGTTCAGCAATCTTTGAGGGGTTATTAAGATAAAGCTCAAAGTTCGTTAGGTCCTCGCCCTCATAGCCTAGAATGTACAAGTGGGTAATTGCAATGTTTTTTAAACCTTCAATGATTGGCCTCTGTAGTCTCTGAATGTGCTTTGCAAACTCAATATCTTTCTGAGTCAGAGCAACTTTATCAGTACCTAGCTCTTGTTTTTGTTGTAGGTAAGCTCCGGGAATCCCAATACCCATCATTAGCTTGCCAAGAATGTACTCAACATCATCTGTAACACCAGTAAACTGACCGCCCTCTAGGGTTGTAACTTCAGTCTGTGAACCTTCTCTGGTGGGCAAATAGATATCTTCTTCTGCGCTTAGTGGGTTGTAACGTAGGTCAACCCGTCCAGTGTCACTATCAATGATCTGGTTGCGCTTTAGGCTTGTGATGACCTCTTCCATGTACTGTTCAATCTGGTCATCAGGAATGTTGCCTACATCAATCTTAAACAGACGACGCTCAGGGGAACGAACAACCCTGTAAGTCATCATAGCTTCTTCGAGCAAGACTAACTGCCGAAAGATCTGACGAACACCATCAAGCACACTGGTCCCATAAGGAGAGTGTTTGTCACTGGCTAGGTTCCGAAAATGTAACACCTGCCACTTCTCTAGGGTTAACCCGCCACCATTCCACTGATACTGTACGTAGTTACTATTGCTTTCGTCCTCACCTTCCATTCTCTCGACTTCTCTGTTAGGAAGCTGGATAAGGCCAGTGACTCCAAGATCTAGATCAGTCTCAATGTAACCCATGAAGTCCCCATATTTACACATAGTACGACACCAAGGAAATAGGTTATGTTCGAGGCTGAGAATGTTAAAGAAAAGGTCGTGTAGTGCTGATTTAATCTCTTCGTTTTGACAGCGAATCTCTAGGATAGGTTTGAGTCTCGTAGCAGTGGTCATTTCCCCAGCATAGATGTCCAGTGCCTTATGGATTTCTGGGTAGAAGTCCATACGATCAAAATCACCGTATCTAGCAGCCCTGTCTTGTTCCCGCTGATAGTTTAGCCACTGCTTAGAGATAGGAGAGCGATAAGACTTGTACTGTTTTCCGTCTGTTGCTTTATATTTTTTCCTGTATTTATCTAGATCTTGTCTTCGCTGGTTGTGGTATCCTTGGCGATTTAACAGATTCAGCCCACCAGAAAACAATCTAGTAAGCTGCTGATAAATCTTGTCTGTAGTTGAGATAGGTTCATTCATTCATCTAGCCTCTGTAAATACCCAAATATGAGAAGTTTCTTTTTTCACTGTCAGTTTTTTCAAGTTGCTTCTGGGACCTGACAACTTTGGTGGGTTTTGTTTTTTTAATCCCCTTTAGCATCCCTATATAGGTATCAACACTACTCTCATTAACCTTAAAGTTTTCGTCAAGAATCCAACACAAAATACTTAAAGAGCTAACAAGGTCGTCGTTTTTTCCTTTCTGGGCTGATGGTTTTCCTCTGAGCCATATATAAGTCTGTAATTCCTCAACGACCCTCATGTCCCTAATAGTAACTTTTCTGCCATTGAGATATTGAATAAGTTTGTCTACGAAAATTGGACGGGTCTTAACGGAAGCTGTAATACCTGCAACAATCCCAGCTTTAACCTCACTGCGACCATTAACCATTCTCTCAGCTTTCCAAGACTCTACTCGTTTATGTGAACCTTTTTCAGTATACCAGAGGTTTGGGTAGCCTTTTTTACGCAAGTCTTGAATCACTGCAAATCCAATACCAGTATTTTCAACAACCAATGGACACTCACCGTACTCATAACCTATCTGCTCTAAGAAATCAGCAAAGCCATCAGTACCTACCTGCCCTTTGTAACTTGCAACCTGCTCAAAGTTACTTAAATCTACTACCCATGCCGCTGAAAAATCCTCACCATCACCACGAGCAACATCAGCAACAATTAGATAATCTTTCCTGACATCGTAATCCTTCCAGACCCAAAAGTTACCGTCAAACCCTCTCTTAGCCATGGGTGGCACTACAGTCTCATTCTTAATACTCTTGATGATCTCTCCGGCTATAACAGTGTCACCAGAAGCCTCAAAGGAACATCCAAATTCCTGAGCAAACTTCTTAGTGTCATTGTTTAGCGATTTCATAGTCTCATCGTACCAAGACTCATCGCGATCCGGGTGCTTGTCCCATAACAACTCATAAGGCTCAAAGTTGTTACCATCAGGGTGTTGTGGGCCTAAAGCTGCTCCCTGATAAGTGTCATAGAACCAACCACCGACACCATTAGGAGTTGACAGTACGATACAATCCCCACCAGTAGAAAGAGTAGGTTGAGCGGTTGTCCAGACCTTATCCGAGTTAGCAATAAAGGCAGCTTCGTCAATAACAAGTAGATTAATAGCCTTACCACGAACAGCATCAACACCCTTCGCAGCGGCTACAATCTTTGACTCGTTTCTCAGAACAATCTCTCGGTCGTTGTTCTTAACCCACTTACGAATATCTAGAACATCTTTAAGCCAATCAGGAAGCTCTAATAGAATCTTCTTGACTTTATCCATCAGTTCTCTTGCAGTCTCCCTGTCGGTCGCTACAATGACAACACTCTGGTTAGCCTCAAAGATGATCTTCCATGTAACATATCCAGCGGTGACTGTAGAAATCCCCATCTGCCTTGCCTTCAGGATAACTGTTCGGTTCTTCCGCTGGAAAATATCTAACAGTTCTTCCTGAAAAGGGAACAGATTGAAGTCTACAGTACCACCGCTGAGAGTTACAATCTTTGCATAGTTCTTCAAGAAATAAACAACATCCGAGCCACATCTAATTAGCTCTTCTTGCCTTCTCTTGTTGTTATATGCACTTCGTTTTCTCATAGTTTCATGTTCTTAATTTCGCAGGTCTGAACAATCTTCACAATTCCTCGCTGGTTATTCAAGTACTGGACGTCGCCTGTTAGCGGATCTCCAAGTGGCTTCAAAACCAATGAGCGACCTGTGCGAGACTTAAAGTCTTTTTTTAGCGCACTTAGAATCTTGTCCATAACTAAAGGTAGCTGCTTGACCTTGTTGTTGTCTTTGAGGTCTTCTAGGCGGCAGTAGTAGCTATAAGTAACATCCATGACGTTCCCAAGGACTCTAGCGTGAACTCCTTCGATTTTTGTCTGGTCGATTAGTACTGGTCTTTCTTGGTCTTTCGTGTTTACCTTGTGTGGATAATCCCGAAAGAAATGCTGAATCGCCTGTAGTACTTCTTCTGTGTTATGTCTTTCCATGTTTCTTTGTCCTTTAGGTTTTTTTAAAGTAATTTAGAGTTTTTTAAGAACTCTTTGTATTCTCTTAGTTGCTCTTGTACTTCTTCGTCCTCTTCTAGAGTTCTATTTTTAAAGAAGCCAGCAGTCCCACTTGGTTTTTTTATCTCACTATTTTTGAAAGTTTCATCGTCTTTGCTCATTGTCTTTAATTTTCCATTTTTGGATTTTTCTTTGACATCTTTAAATGTTTTGTGTGCAAAAGACAGAACAGCATTGACTTTTTCTTTTTTGACACCACGTTGAATCAAGTAATCATAAATACCCTTAATGTACGTTACGTATGCTTTTTCTTCTTTGCTTGTTGGTTCTCTTGTTAACTTTGTTCTGCTGTTGACTCTATCACTGTTGAGTCCATCAAAGAACAGTCTATGTTGTTTCATAAAAGATAGAGCTGCCTCCATTGCTTCGTTTTCCGCGACCTCTTTCTTCATCAATTTATTGAAAGCTCTTTCTGATGATTGTGTAACGCCCGCCCTGTACCGTTCTGCAACTCCTTGATCAAACAGTTTTTTATTAGCTACACCTTCAGTTGTCACAGGTTCTTCTTTAGTTGCTTCCGCTTCTGGTGCTGCTTTATCTGTTGCTTTATCCTCTACCTCATCCTCTACCTCTTCCCCTGTCGCTGCTGCTTCCGCTGCTTCCGCTGCCTCACCATCTCTTCTCTTCTTCCTCGCACTAGCCATCCTCAAAAGATGCTTCCTCTTGTTTTTTTCTTCTTCCTCTTGTTTTTTCTTTTCTGCTTCTTCTTCTTCCTCTTGTTTTTTCTTTTCTGCTTCTGCTGCTGCTTCCCCTCTTGGGGGAGCGCTCTTTAGTTTTTCCTTGAAATCTCCATAAGTTCCTTTATCTTCGAATCCAAGTTCTTTTGTTCTTTCATCATAGTAACTCAAAAGTTTTTCGGCTTCTCTACCTTTTAGTGGATCAATTAACTTTAATAAATCTACTCCAACTCCCAAGCTAAAAACGGCAGTGTCGGCCTGTTCATCTTTGAAGTCTGTAGCAATTAAAGTTGTATTAGCTTCTTTGGCAAGCACTTTGTATAATGCCTCAATGTATTCCGCCTGTTCTCCTTTTACATTAGAATCAAAACTAGCCACATCTTTTATCATTTCAATGGAATTTGCAACATTCTTTCTGTCAATATCGCCTCCTAGTTCATCTAATAACTCTTCTTTTTTCTCTCGAACATTAATTTTTGATTCATTTTCTTTAAGTTTACCTTCAATTTCCTTGAGTAAACCATCGCTTTGCTCGCTTGCTGCTGCTGGAATCTCTTCTTTCTTTTTTTTCTTTTTCTTAACAGGTGTCTCTGCTGCTTCTGGTGTCTCTGCTGCTTCTGGTGTCTCTGCTGCTTCTGGTGTCTCTGCTGCTTCTGGTGTTTCCTCTGCTGCTGGTGGTACCTCTCCTCCCGCTATTGCAAATATGTATTGACTTGCTATTTCAAATTTTCTTTCAAGCTCCTCGTCCCGCATCTCAGGATTTTTCTCCATAAAATCATTGTAGTCGTCCAATTGTTTTCTAAACCTACTAACTGCGTCTACAAAGGCGTCTCTGTTAGCCAATTTTTTTATAGCGTCAATATCAAAAGACAATTCTTTCCATTCTTTTTTATCCTCTTCGGGTAGTTTCTCAAATTCAGGGCTTTCCATACTTTGCTTTATTTCTTGCTTCACATTGTCTATCTTGTCTGCTACTTGCTCTCTACTAACTTTTGTGGAAGGTGTTGGTGTTTCCTCTGCTTCTGGTTCCTCTTCTTGTGACGAACCACCAATGGAAAATTGGCCTATTATTCTCCACTCACTTTGTGTTTCATCTGATAATTCTTTGAATTCTGGCTGATTCACAACAGCAGCTACACTTTGAGTAAGCTCTTTGGCAGCAGGTCCCACGTTTTCTACAGGGCCATCGTCTTCTAGTTTCTCCACTTTCTCTACAGCACTTTCCAAATTCTGTACGACAACTGGAGGTAATTGTTGAAGCTCTCCTTTCTTTAATGCTTGACTAATTCTTGCACTGATTCTCTTCAAATCTATACTTGGTTTTTTACTCTTTTTCCTCTTTCGTAATCTATCAGCTGCTTTCAATCCCGCTGGCTTTTTCGCTCCAAGGTCTTTAAACACATCTTTAATTCCAGACGACGCATTAGAATATAACATTGGTCGGATTTTGGTTCTGTAGAGTTCTTCTGTCTTTGTCAGACTATCAGCAAGTTTTTCTAGAGATTTCGGGAATTCACCGCCAAGGTCATTCCAAACCGCAATTGCATACAAAGAGTCAAGATTACTCATCAACTCTTCAGCGTTCATTTTTAAAGTAACAAACTCATTAAGTGTTTGTAAGTCCTTGATTGCACCAGCTTTTTTAAGTGCCTTTTCGTTGGCAGCAAGGTGTCGAAAAACATCTCTAAAGTCTTTTGAGTCAAATATTTTTGAAAACTCTTGAATAGCGAACTTTAACTCTGGGAAATTTTCGATCTTTTTGAACTTATAGTTTTTGAGCTTATTAAACGCAGGAGTTATAACTGTTTTTTCAGGCTCTTCTTGGTCTAGCGCAGGAGTTATAACTGTTTTTTCAGGCTCTTCTTGGTCTAGCGCAGGAGTTACTACAGTGTCTGATGTCGCTTCTGGCGTTGCTGGTGCTTTTGGCGCTTGACTCCTAATTGTTGCGGCATCAATCACTGTTCTATCAGCATCCTGACTGTCATCAAAATTACTTAGATAAATAAATAGTGGCTCTAGCTGCCCTTCAAGTACTCCAAGGCCCGGGTCGGTTTCTGTCAATTTTTCGATGACTTCCCTGACAACTTGCATATTGGGAGGTGCGCTTTCTGCTTTGTCTGGCGAAACTCCTGCATTCTTAAATGCAGCCAATACCCTATTGATCGCTCCTGTTAATTCTTTGTCATTTTTGGTAACGACTCGGAGATCTTTTAAGAATGCTGCTACTTGTTCTTCTTCTGTATCCCCTCCCTCTTTTCCACTAGCTGCTAGATCTTTAGTCTCTTTTTCACTAGCTCCTAGATCTTTAGCTCCTTTTCCACTAGAAGCCCCGCTCCTAGCTGTACGCATGAATTCATCAAGGACAGCGATGACTTCTTCACGGGATCTTCCCAACGCTCTAATATGAGCCCTTTCATCTGTTTGATAGAATTTATCAAGCTCAAAAAGGTAAGGTACAAGATCTTTTACCACTTCATATGTTAGTCCTCTCGAACTGTCACCAGCACTAGAAGCTTCAAAAAGATGTTCAAACTTATTCAAAAGCTCACCTGTTACTTTATAGAAACTTTTACCTGATTGCGTAGGTTGAACTTCTGAATCCTTTCCTTCTACTTCTGCGAGTCTTTTGAAAAGATCAAATGCAACTTTAGATACTTTTGATTCACGGAACATTCTTGAAAATGAATCCATTGTCTTATTAAGGTCTGGTCCTCGTCTTCCGGGTTTCCTGCTATCAAAAAACTGGATCTCATAAGCTTTCCTTCTTGTTTCAAAATCACTATCAAGGTAGCGAGCATTGATATCACGAATGAGTTTTAATTGTAGAAGGCCACCATACTGAAACGCCTCAAGTAGCTTATTACTGAGAGATAGGACTTCATCATCTGTAACCCCGCGAAATTTGTTCACTTCTTGTCCAACTAGAAAATTCTTAATACCTGTTAGAAACTTAGAAAGAACTTTAAGGGCTTTCACGTCTTTACCAGTAAGGCCTTTTTCAGGTTTATAGTTTGCTAAGAAAAACTTTGAAGTGTTCTCGACTCCACCCATAAAATAAGAAATCGAACCAGTAATTGGTTCATCAAAAGCTTCTGGTTGGACTCCAGCTTTCTCTAAAAATCCGTCAAGGGCCGTTAAGAGTGAGATCAAGCTATCCTTAGCTTTATTAGGAGAAATGCTAATCAATTCGCCTTCGTCTTCTTGGATAGTGATTTGTTTGTTTAGAAAATCTTCTGACCCTACAACCTTTTTTAATTGACTAGCAAACTTCTGAGCAATCTTAACGAGTTTCACAAGGTCCGTTTTGTATCTGAAAGCAGGCAAGACGACCTGATTCTGCCCTCCCTGACCTTCAACACCTGCCGCTACTTCTTCTGGTTCTTCCTCTTCTCTTTGTTTGAAACCCTTAGTACTGTAAGAACTAAAAGCATCCCTAACTTTGTCCATAATTCCCTTAAAGCTCTCAAAAAGTAGCTCTTGGGTCTCTTGGTTTTCTTTTAGACTCTCATTGATGACCTTGAGCCCTTTTTCGTTCCCTTCATAGTCCTCGGAGATGTGCTCTAGGCAGGCTTCTTCGATGATGAGGGACTTAGAGAACTGTAGAAGAAACTCGGAGACTTCTTTCTTTTGGCCTTCTGGTACGTGTTTATAACCTTCTGCGAGGATTTTTGCAATCTTTGTGGACGATTCTCGGCTTTCTCTTAGGCTTAGGAACGCTTCTTTGACTTGTTCGTTGTTCCCTAGTTTAAGATAATGCTCGGAGAGGTGCTTAGTAGCGGTCTCATTGAGTCTTTTAATTCTTTTAGTTTCAATTTTGAGGTTCATTTTTGAGTCCTTTAAAATCTTCTTTGTGGTTATAACATGTTAAGCAAATACCATACTCATAAATATACGCTCGATCTTTTGAGTGCAGTAATTCTTTATGGCACTCAGAGCATTTAACTAGTGGTAAACTTTTAAAATTCTTGCGGATCTTCTTATCGATGGCTCTTCGTGACTCTTTAAACTTCTCTTCTTTTTCGGCATCCCAGTTATCTTTAGGGTCTACTAGAATTTCTTTTCCATAGGATTTTTCAAGAGTTTTTTCGAGTTCTTTAAGAAAGTATTGTTCATTTGAAAGCATTAGACACCCCTCCCAGAGCATAACCAGCACCAATAACAGTTCCAACACCTAATAGATACCCAAGAAACCCGTAGAGAACTGGATTTGTCTGGGACTTAAGGCACATCTGATAGCGGTCTTTATGGATAACTAGACGCTGTTCACAGATGTTTTTAGCCACGTTGAGATTGATCTTGCAGGAGTTTAGCTGGTACTGGTGTTCTGCTTTAAGTTTCTTCTCAAGTGTCTTTTTGTCTAGTTCATGTTTTTTCTTTGTTGCTTCTTTGTCTGCTGCTAGTTTTGCAAATGACTCAAAGCTCAAAAGAACACCTGTGAATGGAGCTTCTTGTCCTTTCTTTAGCTTTTTATAAACAGGCTTAGAGAAGGAAACTCTGGGAACAATAAACATGAATAACACAATAAATACAAACAACTTACTTTTCATACTTTTCTAACCCTAAATTTCTAGCAATGTCGTCAATGGTTTTCTCATCGACTTCTTTTTGCATGTCCTTGGTTAACTCTTTGATTCTTTTTTTCTTAGCTCTATCAATCTTCTTAGAGTCTTCCGCATAGTCTTTTTGGATCTTCTCTAAGGTTTTCTGATAGTTTTCTGCGTTCTTTTTGTTTTGCTCTTGGCGCACCTTGTTGTTTTTATCAATCACGTCAATCTCGTCCTCGAAAGACTTGATGACCTTTTTGATTTTATCAGATGCGTTAGGCTTAAGGAAGAGAACAGCAAGGGAGATTACTACTAGCAGTCCGATCAAGACATAGAGCCAGTATTTTTTAAAGAAGGATTTGATAATTAATAACATGACGCCACCATAAATTCTTGACAAACTTCTGAATTAAATAGTGGGTTTGGAGGGCTTATTGGGAGGTTTTTTGGGGATTAGAAGTTTACTTGGGCAAAATCATCTTTAAGGCCAATTTCTATAATCTTGTCACAGCAGCCTTTAAGACCTTCCATGTGGGTGATGAGTAGGATGAATCGAAACTCTTCTGAGACTCTTTTAAGGAAATCAGAGTATCTTTGAGTGTTTTCTGCATCCAACCAAACTCCGGGTTCATCTAGGATCAGGAAATCACTTTTAGGCAGCTTAGAGAGCTTTCTGAGGCCTACTTTAAGAGCAAGTGATGTGATAGCCTTCTCTGCCCCTGAAGCTAGCTCAATGGGTCTCTTAGACGTCTTATCGGTGATGTAGATGTTGAGCTTGCTTTTCTTGAAGTCTAGCTCTACTTTGAACCCTGCTACATCGTCCACAAAGTCATTGATAAACTCGTTGACTAGTGGGAGACGAGATTTAAGGACCCATGCTGGGAAACCTTTAGGGCTGTAGACATCTGAGAGCATTGAGTGGATTTCGAACTTCTCTGAGATTTCTTTGTGTTCTTCCTCAGATTCGAATAGTCCTTCAAGGTCTCTTTGTAGCGCACCGATTCTTTTAAGGCTCTGGTTCTTGTCAAAATCGATGTCTTCTTGTTCTGCCTTTAGTCCTGATAGTTCCATGTTCAGCACTGTTAGTTTGCCGTCAAGTTCTTTCATCAGTTCGTAAGAGTTCTGGTTTCTTTCCCAGTTCTCTTTGTCTTTCTTGGCTTCGTTTAGTAGGCCTCTGAACTTGTCGAACTGTAGCCTTTTGTCCTCGATGGCGTTGTTCATTTTGTCGATCTTGTTCTGGAGTTTAGCCTGAGCGTCCAAGTCTTCTCCGAGGTTCTTGATTTTATCTTCAAATTCCCTCAGTTCTTCCTTGGTGATCTTGCCAACCTCTAAATCCTCCAGTTCTTTCTGAAGTTCATTCTTTCTCTCGTTATTTTCTTCTAGAAGACCACGAGCTTCAAAGGCATCCTTCAAGTAGAAACAATCAAGCTCTCCGTTGCAAGGAACTTTAGAAATGTTTAAAGTTTTCTTCTCGTTCACATCCAACATTCTCATGAGGTGTTTCAAGTCACTGTGAGTACGTTGATGGTCATCTTGCAGCTTCCTCTGTGAGTCCCTGTAAACCTCCATCTCCCTGATTTTCTGTTTTACGGCCTTGAAGTTGTAATTAGGTTCTAGTAGACTCTTAGTTTCCTCAAGCCTTCTCCGCAAGTCAATTCCATCAGTTTTCACAGTCTCTAGATGCCGCTCATATTTCTGGATGTTTCTTTCTACCAGATCAATGTCTATACGACCACCAGAGCTTTGTTCAAGTGCTTTTAGTTCCGATTTAGCCTCAATAATCTTCTCTGTGATTTTGCTTTGAGAGCCTTTGATTTTGTCCAGTTCTTTCTCTAAAAGCTCCATCTTACTTTCTAGCTTCTGGATGGTGCCTTTAATGCTCGCTGTTTCATTATCAAAATCAATGTCTTTCTCGCTCAAAAGCCTCTTATAGTGGTCTCTCTCAGTCTTGAATTTGCCATAAAGCTCTTCACAGACTTCAAGCCCCATTATATCATACAGAATCTTTTTACGATCTCCAGACTTCTTAGAAATGAATGGTAAGGGATCGAACTGAGAAGCCAATGTAGACATCCCATAGTTTTCAAAGCCACCCAATAAATCACTAACAGCATTGCTCACCTCTCTACTAGTTTCTCCATCAATCACTTCACACTCACCATCAAGAAACTGGGCGATCACGTTACCTTTGGCAGACTTCTTAGCACCCTTACCTGTTTTCTCGAAGGTCTTTTTAACACTGAGAGTTCTTCCATCGACATCAAGAATAACCTCAGAGCTAGCCTCATCTTTCTGATAGTTTACAATGTCTAGGTTTGTTACGGCGCCCTTTGAGAGCTTTCCAAATAGGTTGTGTGTGATAGTCTCAGTTAACGATGTCTTTCCTGAGTAGTTCTTTCCGAAAATACCACAAATACCTTCGAGATCTTTGAAATTAATAGAGTTGTCGTCACCATAATTGAAAAACCCAGAGAAATCCAAAGAGCTAATAGTAAACTTAGAAATTCCTTCAGAGCTTTCAACCTTCTCAAGTTCTTCTTCAACGAGCTTATAAGCCTTCTCTTTGATCTCATCGTCAACCTCTAGCGTCTGTGTGAATTCCTTGACCAGCTCTAAGTGTGACGACGAATCTTCTCTCAGGTCAGTCTCAGAGTCTTCTTTAGAGTCCAAATAGATGGCTTTCTTAACGTTATCCTGTACAAAATCAGTAGAATAAGCCTCTCTAGCCTCTCTGATTAGCCCTTTCACAGTCTCTCGATCAAAGCTCTTAGTAGACTTCAAGCGCACCCTAGAGTTTGGCGGGATGTTAGCTTCTTTGGGCAACTGAGGGTCTTCTAGCATGATTGTATGGTACTGTCTGGGGTTATATACAGGCTTAAAGACCCTATCAAAGTCCTCCTTGCCTCTAATAGTCCACTCTAGGTACCCTTTCTCTGCATGTTCCCCAAAGTTCTGCTGAATAGTGCTGCCGGGATAAGCTCTACGCCCAGTTTCATCGATACATTGGTCTGCTAAGTGAATATCTCCCAACAATGCATAATCAAAAGGCTCAAAGTCCTCTACGGCAAGGTCACCAGACGTCAGAGTCATTCCAGAGTCCGTCACAACACCGTTAACACACCCATGAAACAACGCAATAGAGATCTCATCATCACTTTCAGGAGCTTTAGGCCACCTCTGATCGTCCAGCAAAGAGAACGGATAAAGTTTGACGTCATCTGTTAGCGCATAAGGCTTGCATTGGTTGAGTACTACTAGGTTTTCTGAGTCAATTGCACGGATAATAGGGGTAATCGCATCAGTTTTATCAGGGTTTCGTAGATTTAAGTCATGATTCCCTAATAGAATGATAGTTTTTTGGATTTCTGACAGACCTCTCAAAAAATCTGTACACAAATCTACGAATTCTGGGCTAATAGTCGTCTTTGAGTGTGCAATGTCCCCTGTATGTACAATAAAATCAGGGTCAAAAGCTCGTAGTTGCTCATACAGATCTTTGAATGACTGTCTATACTCAAGATGTCTATCAAAAATCCTAATGTGTGTGTCGGAAATATGTGCAATCTTTAATGGTCTCAAAATAAAGCCTCCAAATTACTTTCAAATTGTTTCATAAAAATAGCTTCCTCTGTCAATCTCATAGAATTTCCTAATAAACTTTCAGCCTCCTCTTTTGAAATAGCTCCTAAATCCTCAATGTCTTCTGTGGGGATCTCAAAAACATCTAGACCCCACCCCAAGAGCCTTTTAGCCAACTCCATTTCTTTGCTTTGAGCGTCGTTGTCTAACCCTAAGTAGACTTTTGGCTTGTGCTCCAATAATTTCGAAAACAGCACATGGTTATCATACAGTGTACTACCAAGAATCGGGATACAGTTTTCAATACCCTTGCCGTCAAAGACTCCCTCAACAATTGTCACAGGCTTCTCCCAGTCTATTAGGTACTCATTAAAGATCACCTCGCTTTTCTTAGCTCTCGGAACCTTATAAGGCGACCTTGCAGCAAACGGATAACGGCCAACAAAATAGTTCACATTGCCGTCACCATCAAAACTAGGGAAAATAATCCTATCTGAAAACTCTCCGTGTGTACATAACCCAATCTTAAGCCTGTAGAAATCGTCATCTGTCAATCCACGGTCATATAGATACTGTTTGGCCCTCTGAAAGCGATAGTTGTTACCACTGAGAATAAACTGATAGCCTTCTGGAAGATTTAATTGCTCTCTAACTTCCTCTACATCATCAGCAAACAGTAGCTCAAAGGCCTCCTCAGAGAACTCACCAAGGATCTCAGCCATCTCCTCAGCTAACCCTCGTTGACCTATAGACCTTAAAAGCTTGTGAAGACCCCTACCACGTCTACCACAACTCCAACACTTATAGTAATTCTTCTCGACATTGATAGACATTTTGAATTTGTCTTGGCGCTTTCTTGAGCTACAGTTTTTATAAGGACAACGGTAAAGATGCTCAGAACCGACCTGAAAGCCGTACTCAAGGCCTCTATTCAATACATTTAGTTCTCTCATAGTCTTTCCTCCTTGTCTTGAGTGAACCTGAAGAGACTATACCATAATTTTGGGGGAAGTAAAGAATTATTTGGAATTTTCTTGAAGAATGATGAAACCTAGAGCGGTCATAATAGCATCTGCACGGTCATCGGAGCCCTTCTCAGGGTTTCCGCTTCGGGTCAATCCATAAGTAAACTGAGGGTATAGCTCTGTGATTAGCTTGAGTGTCTCTGTTTTCTTACAGCCGCCTTTAGGAACTTTCAGTTTTACGCGAGCTTTGACAGTGCTTGGGTGGATCTCTTCTGGAACAATACCTAGCTCACTGTACACAATGTATCTGCAAGCACCGTTAAACCTCGCCAACTTCTGAATGATCTGTGCTGAGGTTCTTCCATGTCCACCCAAAGCCTGCTCAACCACCGCACAGTCAACCTTACAGCCCTCAACGAACTCTAACAGGAATCCGCGAAACGCTTCTAGCTTCTCATAGAAACTATAAGTCTTGTAAGGCGCTTTGTCAAGTCTAAGGCAGGTTTCTTTTAGTAGTTCTTTGTTTTCATTGAGTAGAGCCATCCCAATGCAGCTAGTGGAAATATCAAGTCCCAAGTAGATCACAAGTCGTACCTAAGTTTAATTGTGTAGTCGTCTTTTAAACGCTTTCTGAGAGGTTTTCCGAGTTTACCTTTCATAATTACGTCGCCCTCATCATCGTAGACAAAGACCTCAGAAATATAAGTGGTGGGCTCATAGGTCGCTGAGTCGTAGTTGTAGGAACCAGAAACGATATTCGCAGCGTTCTTCACAGGCTCTTTAGACTTGTAAGAACCACTAGTCCACAACTTATTGAACTCATTGCCCTCTATGAAGGTGTTGTTATGGGAGAAATTGAAAGCACCCTTGGAGGCATTCAAAAACATCATCATAGTAGACTTTTGAACAGAACTCTCAAAATCTAGTGAAAAAGAAGAAGATCCAATGCTACTAGAAATCAGAGAGGTCCCAAAGTGATTCCATTTAGGTCTTTGAGGTGTTCCAAGATAGCTTTCAGAGTGTGTCCCATCAATATCCCATGAACCTGTCAACAAGACCACTCCATGATTATAAAGAACAACTCCGGCGACCTTACCGTCATTGGCAGAGTCCGAACCAGACCTTTGTATTAATTCCCCGTTTCTCTTGGCATCTGTTAGTTCTCCAATAAGACTTCCAGTTACATAGAACTTTAAACTTACTGAGCCCTTCTTTAAAGATGACCCAAAGAAAATTGAGGGTATATCGATCAACGTTGTATTAGTGCTATCAAAATCCCTGCCATGCAACGACGAGCTATACTGAAAATGATTACTTAAAGTCATATAGCTCGTCATTGCATTTCTGAGAGGGTTTAAATATTTTCTCTCAGAGGCACCCAAAGAAGCACCGTAGTTAAACACAGAGATGCTAGCAGATAGCGGATAGGAGCCAGTAATATTTTCTCCGCCATTTTTTGTTCTGTAGTCTAACTTGGTGGTGCTTCTAAAAGCCTGTCTGTCCGTATCTTTAATAACAAAAGGGTACGCATTGTCTGGGCTATCAGTGTTTAGTCGGCCAATCTTGGTAAAACCTTGTGGGATCGACCCTAAGTTATTTTGGAAGGACCCAGAGATAGCGTACTCTTGGTTGTAGTAGACATCTTCCTCGTAAACAAAGAAGCTGACAGGGGTATGATAGATTGTATTATTCACAATCTGGTTGTTACTACCAATAGTTTTCTTCATATTAGAAGTCTGTTCTTAGCCGTAATGTTAGGTCGTTGTTGGAGTCTTTCTTGATAGGTTCACTGAGCTTGCCGACAGCGAGCGGAGTATTGTCTTCACTCATTAGAACAACACTCGTGAAGTAACTAGTAGGCGCGTCAGTTTCTCGAATCTTTGTACGTACCTTTGAGTTGTTGAGATACGTTGGGTTTGCTGAGTAATTGAACTCGTTATGGTTAATTCTACAAAGATACTGCGTTGAGTAGAGCTTGGTAGTGTTTACGAGGTCTAGGTCATAGAAGCGGTGCCGGAAATTGTCAGAACCAGAAGCGATTGTAGACCCTGTTAGAACCGCGTTGATGCCTTCATTGCTTGAGTTCATTCCGGCGGAAGAGCTTAGAAGAGACCCGAAGACAGAAGCCGTAAGAATAGCAACTCCAGCCTGATAAAACACGAGTCCACAAGAAGCCTCTACACCGTCTAGGCTTGTTCCTGTTGCGTTGGTAGCAACAAGAATTCCATATTCACCAGCAGCAGCATTAGACTTGTAAGAACTTGCAGCACCAGTGTCAGCAACTTTGATTCTTTCAGCAAAGGGGGTGGAATATGAACCACTGACTCCTAAATACAGAGCAAAGTTCCCTTTCTTAAGTTCGTCCTTGGCAATAATACGGTTAAATTTCACAACAACTGCTTCACGGATCTTTGTGCCGCCCGTAAGATCTCCATCAGCATCAAACTCTAGAATACTTCCGGTTGCATCATAACCCATAAGAGTCTGAGCGAGTGAGTTGTATAGGTTAATCTTCTTCGCGTTCTGAGTGTTAGCAGACCCACTTAGTGATGAATTGGGGCTGTAACAAAGAGTAATGTCGAAGATTGGGTTAGCTGATGAACTTAGATAGTTGTAATCATAGACACTCTGGAACATTCCGTGAGCGTAGTTCTTGATGTTGCTATCAGCATAACTACCAGAAACAATAGAGCCAGTAATAGGGATAGCTTCGTATAGGTTTTGTTTATTCTGGATGATGTCGCTTGGTGCGATTGACTTATAGTATGTTGACATTTATGGCTCCTTAAGCTACCTTCTTGATAAAACGGACAGGGATGTTTAGGTTGTATCCAGTAGATTCCCCTAAGATCCGAATGCTTGTGTCGATGTAATAAACGTTCCCTGCTGCACCAGACTTATAGTTACTAGCAGCCTCAGTAGAACCAAGCTCAGTGAAGTAAGAGGTACCTGTTCTTAGTTCTGGGGAAGAGGCGATTGAGAACTGAAGGATCGTCCCTCGTGGCCCTTTGATGATCTGGGTGGTTCCAGAAGCCTCTGTAGTGTTCTCGTTGTTCATGACAAACTCAGGGTCTTCAAGAGTGTATGACGCAATTTTCTCTAGGTTGATCTGGTTTTCAGGTGCTACAGTCTCAAAGTTTGCACTGACAATCAACCCTAGACGTGAATCAATCTGTACGTTGTAAATAGGTTCTGCAAGGGTTGCGAAGCTAGAATCAACCTGCTCCCCAAGAGTTGATAGTGTCTTGTTGTAAGAGATGTCCTCAGTGTCCAGCCCTTGGTCTACTCTGATGTAGGTTCCGCCACCAGACTCACCTTTGATAATACCGTTACCAGCAGCGTATACAAGTGCTTCAGTCTCTTCATCAACCGCTACTACGAAGATGTTTTTAGTTGAGTGTTTTTTAGTGTCACCTAACTGTGTGTTCTCTTTCATTACAGGGAGATAGAGAAGGTTAGGGTTGTCATAGGTGATCAAGTAGTTATTAGGGACTGCAAGATCTGAAGTAAAAGCCTCAAGCACGGGGGTTTGCATGATGTCAAGGTCAAAATACGCACTACCACTTGCATGACTTGTGTTGTAAAGTGCGTAGTTGATCTCATCGTCAGCTAGAGCGAACTTAGTGACCCTGAAAGAGTTGTCGCCACGAGCCAAACGCTTTCTTCCTTCGTCAGTTAGGGTGACGTCAAGGATAATGTCACCGGAGTTATCTAAAAAAGCCATTTGTTTTCTCCAAGTTTATTTTTGTTGTTTCCGCTCTAACAGCATTTTGTAGTTTATATCTAGGGACTTACCAGAGTTCTTTGAAGTAACCCTAATCTTGAACTTCCTAGTGTTTGTGTCGTCATTCCAAATTCTTCTAGTATTATTCTCAGCCTCTAATTGGATATCTTTCGTTGTTACATCCTTAGCAAGCTTATTAACTAGTGCAGAATTATCAATTTCTAACTGCAATTCTGAGGGAGTTACCTTGAAATTCTTGAAAAACTCTACTGGTTCTCTCATTTCTCCCTCAAAGTTATATATCTTCTTGGTTGGTAATAAAACACCATTTTCGTAAATCATTCTAAGCTGATAGACTGATGTTGGATTTGACAATTTATCGTGAATATCCTTAGTTCTAAAAGTAACCCAATAGTCTTTATTAGGTTCAACACTGACAGGAATTGCTTTCACCGCTGCCGAGCCTACTTGGAACCTACTTGATTTACCTGCAAAGTCTTCATAGTCTCTTGGTTTTTCATCAGTTACATATAGGACATACTCTTTGGGTCTATCGTCTTTTTTAAACTCTACCTGTGTACTACCGTCAATGAAATCATCAGGGTCAATGAACACTGGAAACTCTGTCACAGATCCTTGTCCGGGCCTCAACAGAACAAGAGCTTTCTCAGGGTTGTTTCGATAAAATCTGAACTCAACATCTGGAGGCATTGGGTTGGCATCTGTAATTGTCAAAGACGTTTCAAAAAGATCAATCTCAGCAACCACAGGGTAAGGCTCGACTGTTACTACTAGATCGCGATCTATAGCATTCTTTACCCTTTTGTAGGAGTACCTAGAGCCCAATACAAATCTAGCCTGAATAACTTGATAGAAGTATTGCTTACCGTACTTTACCTGCGTATCTAAAAGTTCTAATAGATCATTGTTATATGGATTCACGAAAAAAGTTTGAATCAAGTTACCCAAAAAATCTCTCTTCTTGATGATGTAGAACAACGTCTCAGAGTGCGCTTTCTTGCCGCTGAAAATCTCTTGAATGGACCTAGACTTTTTCTTTAGGATATCTCGGTAGTTCTTACTAAAAAACATACCAGTCAAGGCTGTTAAAGCACTATACTCTTTGTCTTCAAGATCTTTAACGTCTTGTTCAGTTTGCCCTAGAAAGATAGAATTTAAATATTGCCTTTCATTACCAAAGGCTCTTTTAGAGAGTTTTTCCTTTTCATCTAGCGAAGACTCAACGACTTCGGATAGATAATTTTCAAGCCAACCATCAAAACTATAAACCGTTATATTTTCGTCGCGAACTTCTAATGGCTCTGAAAAACCAAAAATATCGGTCGAGGTTCTTATGTTAACCTTGAACGGTCTTGAAAATCTTGAAAACTTTGTTAACGTATTTGGGTCGCTTGGTAATTCTTCTAAAGTCGATACCGTACTTGGGAAAAGTCCAACATGCGCCATAAGCCTAGAGTCCAGCCCTGAGTTTACAATGTCTTTGCCTAACTCCCCATAGTTCATGAACGTTGGAAGACTTAGCTTAGAGGCCATGGGAAACACTGCACGTTTTCTCAGAGATTCACTGTAGTCACCGTTGTAATCACTAGAGGCAATATACACATTCTCAAAGGGCCTCTCGACTTCTCGTATTTTTTCGGGGTTGTCCCTTACAATGCCCTCTACTTCACTGCCATAATTCGCAATGTAATCCTTAAACCTGAATAAAGAGGTAGACTTAGAAAGCTTATCTGCCAAATAAACATGGTCGGCAAACCTGTCATAATCTTGTGACAGTTCAGAGGTAACCACAGTAATGTTTGGCAAAATCCTTTCATTCACTCTATCACTCTTGTAGCTTTTTTCAAAGTTCTCATTGTAGTAATTGTAGACAACTTCAGACTCGTAAATGTTTTTAGCTGACGCATTGTTTCTTAAAGTTGTCCTTTCCACTGGAACGTTCACAGAAAAATGAAGGTCATAGAAATAACCTGTTGGCTCTGGGAATGTGCTGGTGGAGCCGTTGACTGTGTAAACTCTGTTGATCTCACCTATCTTGGTTTCTTCCGTAAAAAATACAGATTTTCTTTTAGGGATTAGGTTTGTCCCCTCTTTCCTACGAATTTTATTTGCTTTTACAGTCCACTCAGAACCATACTCTTCTCTTAATGGATCTTTATTACTTCCACTAAAATTGTCTAAGTCATAAAATTCAAGCGCTTTACTTGAGGCTTGGAGTTGAGTCTGAGGGACGAACTTTTCTGTCTTTAGGGGGTTCCTGTTAAACAGTGAAGTATCCAAAACAGCAGTTGTTGGAGGGGAAGTGACCTCTACCCCACAAATATCTTTGGTCGCTACCCTTTGCTTAAGGTCCGGCGCTGTTTCAGTTTGGGTCACTAATTGTTTAAAAAGTTCTTTTTTTAAGCTCATTATGTTATTTCCCAATAAATCTAAACATTTCGTTATTGCCTTCTAACACTCTTTGCAGCTTTCCGGGGATAACTCCAAGCACTGAGTTTACCCAAGTTTCGCTAACCGTTGTGCCCTTTATGTCGAATCTAGAAATCTCCTGTATTACATAGTTTTTTGTCGGTGGTGTCACTACATCCAATGAAAAGTCCAGAAGGGATGTCGATAATGTCAGTTGATTCACTAACTGGTCGCTCTTAGGGAAATCTAGCGGTGTAGACCTTTGGCTGGCCTCTAGAATAACTTGGGTTGCCTGATCTCTGAGTACATCTTTAAAAAATGACTTGGGAGGCGGCGGAGTTGGGTTGTAGTGTTTGTCTATATCTGCTTGGCTTGTCTGGTAGTCGAAGTTAAGAATAGACTGTTTCCTTGCTGAGACTTTAAACGCAAAATTCTTCAACACATTCTCAGTGGTAACATTGAGAAATGGTGGGAACATCAAAGGAGAGCCTACTAACGGCTTAGAATTCAAGATAGAACTAAGAGTATACTCTAATTTAACAGTTAGTTCACCCTTTGGGAAAGCCTTGTTTTCCACAATTACCGTTAAACTTCCTCCGCTGTCTATGACTAACGGAGCATCAAACCTAAAGTCACCAATAGTTAACGACTTGATAAGTGGTGTATAGTCACTAGCAGAAAGTCTGGTGCTTCCGATGAATCCCTTGTTAACAGTCAACAAAGCCATGTTATTGTAAATATCTATGTTGTAGGTACCATCTGATACTTCAACTAAAGGCAAAACTGGAGTAGTGTCAACAACATTCGCAAGACTTGTCAAAGATAGTTCGGTTGTCTTTAAAAACGTGAAGACATCTGACGGTTTTTGTGGGTTCAGTCCTTTGTAAGTCTGCGTCCCAACAACTGCATCAGATCCATCAATAAAATCTTCTGAGTAATCTGCATAAAACCCGTTGCTATCTTTTGCTAGAGTTTTAAGGTTAATCTTTTTGTTTTTTATTAACTCGACATAAGGCCCTTGGTAAATCTCCCCAACTGTTGGCACCTTTGTATCTGGAACATAATGCACCAAGCTAACAGGGTTGAAGCCATTCTCGTCGTAAACCTGTAGAAGAACCAACTTAGACCCAAAGTCCTCATAGTCTTTCTGAAGTTTAATATTTTCAATGTCCCCTAAGCTCTTGTAGTCAATATATAACAAAACACCTAAGTAGAAATCTTTAAGCTCTGGGATGACGATGTTAGGGAAAACCATGTCCAACGTATCTGCGGTTTCTTTGACATTGTAATATGTAGAATTGTTTTTATATACAGTACCATCAAACTTAATATCTTTGAACGTCCCTTTACGCTCCCAAAACCCTGTTCTAGCTAATTCGTATCTTGAGTCGGAAAAACCATACAGTCTCACCTTGATGAACTTTCTAAGATACTGGTACTTTGAGCCTTTTTCAATTGGGTTACTGGTACCGAGAGAGAGCTTCATTTTGAATTTGTCTTTATCTGGTTTCCTATCGTTATTAATGTCGATATCTAAACCAGTAATCTTAATGTTCTCAAAAAGACCTGCAAGTTTTTCTTCTAGGGCTTTTAGCAATTTTCTAACTCCTCAAAATCATATAGTTCAGCAATCGACGTGTCTTCTTGAGTGGTCTGTGGGACTCTTTCAATGTCTACTTCAATGTTAAAAAAGTTGCTGAAGTATGTATTGCCTTCTTTTTCAAACTCAACGGCCTCTAGTTTCTCAATACCGTCAGAATCTGTTAGTACCTCGTATAGTTCAATCTCAAAGTCGCCATCAGCATTCCATTCCTTCAAATCAACCTCAAAGCCCTCGGAGTCAATAAAGAATCTGTAGCCATCTTTAGTTTGTTCAATGAAGTCCGTCTGTTCAATCTCAGAGCCATCCACAGAATCGACAAGTAGCCCGTAATCTTCCTTTTCAGACTTTACATAGCTCCGAATATCTTTGAGATTTACTTGAGGAGTCTTGTAGTGTTGATGGATAACGTTGGACTGGCTATAGGTAATCAATTCAGTCGTAGCGTTCCTCATGGTTAGTTCAAAATAAGGCGTTTCTTGTTGTTTTGTAGAGATATTTCCGAGCAAAGACAGGTTCTCATTGTGTCTTTTCTCTCCATATTCTACCTGTGTTTCGAGTCTTAGGGATTCTTTGAGCCTACCATGAACCTTTGTGCTGTTCTCTGTTACGGTACTCTGAGAATAAATCAAATCAGAGTCACCAAAAGAAAACATAGAGGGTTTGAAGACACCATTGGCCAACTTTTTGCGGCCTTCTGGTGTCATTCTTAGTTGTATTACCTGATCGTCTTTCAAAAAGCTCATTTCTTAAACTCGATATCTACTTCTAGGTTAACGTTTTCAATCAATGTGTAGTAATCATGGGGCCAGTTGTAGTAGTTCCCGTCTTGATTATGGGACTTTTTCTTGACCCTGAACACCATAAACTGAACATTGTCTGGTAGCTCTTTAATTCCAGCTTCTTCTAGGGTCTCTACGTCAATCTCAAAGGTATGTGAGTCTTCTTCAGCGTACCTTAGAGTGCTTGGTAGTAGTCCTTGCCACATGTCTGCTAGTTCTCCCTTCTGAACGTCCTTATGGAACTCAAAAGGAATGAATAGGAATGGCTCAACGTCCTGCTTCAAGAAATCATACTTAGGAGGCAGGTTGTATTTGTTTAAGAACCCTAGAAGATCTCCTTTTAGCTTACCTTCGCCCATCTTAAAGAAAAACTTGTCGTCATATTCTACAACGCCCTCATCGGAAGTCTCATTAACAAAAGGAATTACTACTAGTCCTTCTGAGAGTTGGCTTTTTTCCTTAAGGGTTCCGATTTGTCTTGTAGAGTTTTCGAACCCACAAATATCTATCAAAGATCCAGAGAGTGTTGGGTCTGTTTTTTCACTCTCATCGAAACTTTCAACAACTTCGAGGAAAATACCCTGAGTGCTTGTGGGAACCTCGCCGTAAGTGCTCCAAATTCCGTAACCCGCATAGTTTTCTTGGCCACTGACAGGTCTAGTAGAGGTTGACCCACTGAAGTTTAACGCAGGACACTCAAAGATAGGATTAATTCTCCATCTGTCGTAAGAAGTATCCTCTGGCTGCTGTAGAGTGTTAAGCTCAAGGTCTCCCCCAACAACACCTAGAGGCTGGCCCAATGCTGCTGGCTCGTTAACTACAAATTCAGCTTTGAACCCCTTAATCTTGTTGAAAAGCTCTACAGAGGCGTCAAGATTCATGATAGAGTTCCGTGCGAGTACCTCATTGGCCTCACCTTCAGTTGCTGCGCCTACTCCAGAGATGCTTAGGTCCCCTGTTTCCACAACATCGTTTAGATACTCTACGTTTTTAATAGCTTCAGATAGGATTTCGTCTAGAGAGTACTTTCTGGTCTCTGTAGCTGTGAATTTGATCCTTGCTTTCGCTGTCCCATAGAAGTAAGGAGGTGTATATGGAGCGTAAGCAGGGTCCGCAAAGTTGTATGCCCTTGTATCGACTGAAGCGCCATTTGAGGGGTCCACTTCGTACTTAGAGGGAGGCCCAAAATACTGGCCGTTATACTCTTTAAGCTCTAAAGAGCCTGAGACAGGGAAGTCTGGGTTGTTGCTCTTAATAATATCGAAATCAGAGGTCTTTCTTAGAATAATGTCCATGTAATAGGAACTACCAGAGACCATAGGCTTGAAGTCTTTCTCTTGTTTACTGGTAATCTCTACAAGGTCCCCTGTGAAGAACTCTTTGGTACCACTGATGAAGGAACTAAAGCCTTTCTTATGGTCTGTTTTCCGTGTACCATCCCAGTTAACGTAAGGGAATCTAGTACCAGAGCTACCTGTAGAGGCATAGAGTTTGTCTGGAGCTAGAAGGTAAACGTTTTTGTTCGATGGCATGTCTACGTTTTCATCATATAGAGCCTTGAACGGAATCCTTGAGTCAAAACCACTAGTGTTGTGCATAACGTAGTGTAGTGGGGTTGGCTCTGTACCGATAACTGCTAGGTTCTCCTGTAGAGAAGACGTAAAGATTGGCCAGTCAACTGCTAGACCACTCTTAATAGCGTTAAACGCCATTCCGGGAGCATAGAAGGGCTGCATTAGAGACTGTAGGGCCAATGATGGATGTGTAGAATACTCTGAGCCACTGATATAAGGAGCATAAGAGGAACTGAACACACCAGCCATCTGAGTCAAATAAGTAACAGGATAGAACCCATTCTCTGGTAGCATCTTCTTGAGAGCAGACGCCTTGAACTTCCATTTCTTTGATGTCTTATTCTTATTTTCCAGACGAACCTCAGTGATATTTCTCAGGATGTCGGTAAACGAGTAGGTCTCAAAGAAGTTCTTGTTAAAGCTACCTTCTTCTGTCTCCGCTGAAGCATCGTAAGTGGCACCATCCAACCTCAAAAACTTCTTATTGCCTTTTAGTTTGTTGTCGTTCCCATTCAAAAACTCTAAGTTCTCTTTGTTAGAGTACTGAGAGACAAGGGAGTACTTCTTGTTGTGAGGTTTCAAGTCTACTGCATAATCTTCATAGGTGTCGTACATAGGAGACTTACCAGAGATTTGCTCAGTGTCATAAGGGTAAATAAACCCAGTGAATCTACCTAGACTCACCCCATAAACGAAGGGTGTGGTTGCAATGTGAGTCGTGTAGTACGCTGAATCAACCGCATCACCATAAGAGGTCCCCTGAAATGACCCAGTAGCCTGACCAGTACCAAACATAGAATGGATCAAGACATCAGGATAGCTAAAGCCACCTGCCGAAACTAGATAAGAGAGAGAAAGTTCAGCGGTTTCCTCGTTTTCAATAGTAACATAAGAGCCACCACCAAAAATCTCATAGTAGTTACCATCAAGAGCGTGTGTAACGTAGTTGTTACTGCCCAAAGGCCAGTAGTTCCTACCCCAACCCTCTCCAAGTACGTTTAGGTGACTAGAACGGCTCTTGTCAGTGTCTTTCCAGAAGGTTCTACGGTCATTGAGTACTCTGTCGTAACCATTTGACCCAGTACCAGCAACTTCTGTGTAGTTTTCTCTTAATCTGTTGCGTTTTAGGCCGTAATTCTGGAGTCTTGGGAACAATTTCTTGGAATAAACAAGCTCTTGGTGGTCCCCATATACGGTCTCAAAGTCACCTTCAGCCTCTAATTCCATAAGTTTACTGTAGACAAACTGCTTTTTAGGGTCTTCAGGCATACCAAGTGCTGCACCAATGCGTTTGTCAGCAAAATTATAGCGTTCTGCGAGCCCAGCATAGGTAAAGTTGTAGGTCTGCTCACCGCTTACTAGTTTAGAGCGGAAAGGCTTGTCGAACTTCAAGGGAGACTCTTCGTAAGTGATAAAAGAGTTCACAGAGTGGTCATTGTCAAACACTTCAGACACTTGGAAGAGGTTGTAAGCGTCCTTTTTGTTCCTCAAAAGTCTCTCAGCAACTCTAGTTTGGATCAAGGGGCTGTACATAAACTTAGAGTGTTCAGAGTTTAGGTAAGAGTTAAGCATCTCATGGTCTGCTGCCGTATAAATGTCAGTAACTTTAGTGTTTTCTAAAGTAAATGAAGAGGTATTGAACGACTTCTGACTAAAAGTACTGACTGAGAATGATCCAGTGTTGCCGCTAAGGGTGTAATCACGAATAAATCCGGGATCTTCAATGTATCCTCGTAGTGATTCGGTCGGTTCTGTGTAAATCTCGCTGCCAGTGTAAGACTGAGTGATCCAATGGTATGCTTTCCACTTCCTTGGGATCGCATGTTGGATAAACTCGTTGTCATACTTAGTAGTTTCGGCAGTAGAAGACCCTGAATTCTCTACTCTTACAAAACTGTTACGAGGAACCTTATGGAAAGCCCCTACAGTGCTGTTATCAATGTCTACACCGAACTGTCCTGAGTGCCTCTTGAACAACTCGTTTCTTGGGATTCGCACATTAAGGTTACGATAGTTCACAGAGTTGTATGGAGAGTACTGTGAGGTCTCATAATCCAAGAAGTTACTATCAAAACCACCGGGAGAACTAAATCTCTGTACATAATGCGACTCTAGCTTAGAACTCGTTGGTACTAAGTAGTCTACGGCGCCAGTAACAAAAGGAGAAGCACTCTGAGAGAACGTTAAGTTATCTCTGAACCAATGTTGTAGAGAGTGGTCCTTGTTGACAAATAGAATCTGGTGGTTATTCGTAAAGTTACCAAAAGAACTCGTGGTCATTTTGTAGTTCTTTACGCTGATCGGTGTCTTCTGTCGGACTGCTCGGTAATATTGGGCTCTTGGGTAGCTCCACGCGGGGTACCCAGCAGTACCACCAATAGGATAGTCAGGACCAGTAACACCGATAGTACCTGTGGGGATCGACAAGTTACCAATAAGGATGTGAAACTCTTCTGGGCGTGTTGACCTTGAGTCGTTTCCAGAGTTTACAGGGACGTGACGAACTGAACGGCCACCGACAAACCTCTCTGAGAATGTTCCTTGCATCTGTGTGGCTTCAATGTCGTCTGCATAGTCTTGGTGGAGGTTAGTAATGTCCGACCCACTCGTAAAGTTAGTTGCAAGGCTATCGCTGTAACCCCCATCAATGCTAGCAGAATAGATCTTGAAGGGCATAATTCTGTTAGCGTCAGCGGAAATATAGTCTTCACGACCCATCTCAGAGCGAGCCTTGTAAACTGCTCTTCGCTTAATCACTACATTGGTATCTACATCAACGTCTCTCTTGTAAGAAGCTGAGAAAATTAGGTAGATTTCTTTGGGGATGTTAAAAGCAACCCTCTCACCGTCCACCTTGATGTTGCTCTTGAACATATCTCGGTTTTTGTAGGTAATGAACTTAGAGCTATTTCCTTTGACGAGCTTTGTGCCCTGCTGTTTCCCAAAGTTTCTGTAGTAGTCTGGTCGATGTACATAAGTCCCAGTTGTTGGATGACTCTTAGCGACCTGATAGACTGGATCATTAGAGCTTGAGTAGTAGCTGTCAGTGAAGATTCGCTGTCTCAAAGTCTCTCTATCGGCATCTACAGAGGCGCCAACAGTCAGGTCTCCATCCCTAGTAGCTCTCTTTCTCCACCAGTCTCCATTTTCTGCTTGTGACCCACCTACAGGACGATGCTCTTTAGACCACCTAAAAGACCTCTCATTGCTATTCCCGAACTGTCCATGGGTAGAGGTGATGGTTTTCAAAATAGGGAGCTTCCAGTCTAGCTTATCGCGCTCTAAGGCATGGCTCTCTACAGTGTTCCAAGCATCAGTTTTAGGTGTTGAGATCTGTACAAAGTTATCTAGGATTTCTTTTACAGTACTATCCACCCACTTATAGAACTCAAAAAACTGCTCATGTGTTCTAATTTCTGTAGCATCATCAAAGAACTCTCGTGATTTCTTTTGAAGTGCAGGGTAGCTTTGTTCGTAATGGCTTGTAGGTTTACCAATAACTCTCGCAATCTCATCTGGGGAGGTCTGCTCGTAAATAACTGAATCTAATGATCTTTCTCTAGAAATCTCAAAAGACAACAGATCCTTTTCGTGCTTCTCATTCTGTTTAAAGATAGCGTCGTCAAAGTTCAAGATTCTTACATTTGACGTTGGGCTTACCTCATCGACGCCTAGCTGTTTAATTTGTGGAACGCTTGATTTTCTATTCGCCACATGCTCTAATGGAAAACTATAGGCTTGTCCGGGGTAATGGTAAGCAAAGGCAGCCCCCCAAGCACCCAAAGAAGTTCTACGAGCAGCACTACCAGATGTTAGGTCCTCAAGATAAAACTCGCCGCTAGCATCCGTAGTCCTCTTAACATCTGTAAAATCCCAAGTAAGAAGTGTTGAGATCTCTGGAGCTAACTCAACATTACTACCAGAAACTACAGAACTTAGAAAGGCCTTACGAAACTTGGAGGGATTGTCAGCATATTTACCATATTTTGCAAAGCTCTCCCTGTCTTCGTTTGTTAATTTCTCCTCAATAACCTGAAAATCAAAGATACCTACATCTGATTTTTGCTGCACACTACCTGTAAAGTTCTGACGGTGGGCTCCAAGGTATGCTCTACGATCTACACCAAGGAAACTAGAGCCATCAGCGAAAGGAACACTCAAGGTTTTCTCAAAGGTTCTGGTAATCGTATCGTTAAGTGACTCAATGCCATGAAAAGATAGAGTGTAAGAGCCGCTAAGAGTCCCTGTGAGTTTATCACCTAGTGGGTATTTATCGTTGACGAGAGAAACAAACAGATCCCACTGAGTGTCTTGGTATACGTTGGTCAGGTTAGAAGAGGTCAACTCAACATTAGTACCACCGACATTACCAGTCAACAGATAGTACCCTGAAGGGCTCTCTGAGCTTTTCTTCACAAACATAAGGTTCAGGCTGGCAGATTCATTAGTAGCCCATGTATAGTCAAGTTGCCCACTTGACTGACGTAAACCACCGATACTAGCCGTCTTAAAATCTACACCGAAAAACGCCTTGCTGTCTTGTCGCAGCTTTCTAGGCATGAACGTAGAGAATCTCATAGTGAACGGTGAGTAATCTCTGTACAGTTTATTGGCATGGAACCCAATATAACTACGAGCATTGCCAGATTCACTTCCAGTTGCTTGAGTTAGCGTTGAGGAGAGACTGCCAGACTGATAAAAGTTTAGGAATCTCTTGTTGTTCTCTGAGACTTTGTAGTTAGTCGTGTATGTTCTTGTTGAGTTTTTGATGTACCTGTTGATGTTTACTAGGTTTTCATCAACACCAACAGCCCTCAAAGCCTTGACAAAAGCCTCGTCGTTGCCTTTGCTCTCGTTGATAGAGTTCATAGAGACATAAAGGTTCTCATAGATTTTACCTTTAACATACTCTAAACTTTTATCAAACACCTTGTTCCCGTCAGTGTTTTTGAGCTTTGTTAGAATATCTTCGTCGCCAAACAAGGTAGAGAACTCAAGGCCTTCTTCGTGCAATAGGGTCTCAACAAAGCTACGAGGATCTTGAGAACCTGACAGATACTCACGGTCTTTTAGTTTCGGTAAGTAATCAATAGCCAACGCGAAGTCATCAAAAGAAGTACCAATCAAGTGACATAGCTTTTTTAGTTCGCTTGTGGGTAGATTGTCAGGGTCCAAAATCTCTATCTCTTGCTCGTTTCTTAGATAGAATGGCAAGGTATTCCAGAGGCTTGTAGGGTTCTGAGCATCATAGTTACTACCGGAAGTTCTGAGATCGTCTGAGACACTTACAACATCTGGGTGGAAGCTGTATAGGGTTGGCTCCTGATATTCTTTGTTGGCCTTTGAAGATTCTACCAGCGCACTACCTGTGTTACGATTGGTGCTCTCATAGTTGTAGAACAGGCCATTAACAACACGTCCAGAGTAATCCATAATGGTCTGGTCGATGCTACCTGTACCAGTGATACCCTCGTTAAATTTATAGTAGACTGATAGATAGTTCTCAACCCTACCAGTAGCCGCTCCGTAGAATAAAGTCTTGTTGTAGTTCTGATAAATCTCTTCTTCGGTTCGTCGAGTCTTCCAGATCCTTACTTCGTCGAGACTGCTGGAGATTAGAGAGCCGTAACCAACGCTACCAGTACCAGTAGAAACTGTTGTTAGAAGGCCTCCTAAACGCCCCTTGTAAGTCCCTGAGATTGATGTAAAGGGAGTGCCAGTGATTGCAGTGTCTCTAGATTCGTTTACAAGTCCATTTACATAAGTCTTGATATTTAGATTGCTGCTTCCAGACTCAACTGTAACCGCATAATGTCTAAAGGAATTATCTCCAACACTAGCCGTGCTTAAAGTACTTCCAGTACCTACTTGTAGTTCTTTGACATAGTTTGAAGAACCACTGTAAACACTCAACATTAAACAGGAATCACTACCAGCGCTGGCGGTCATTTCTAGGATAAGGCGCCCATTGGAAGCTCCTGTCTCGCCATTCCACAGGTCCAGAATGACCTCTCGTTTTGTACTGCCGCTGTTGAATCCGTCTTTAGCCATCCACCACTCGAACGTAAAACCACTTTCAAAATCTAACTTTACATTCTGGTCAAGGTTCTCTGAGGGTTTCCAGATGTTTGCATTATCCTTAAAACTGTTACGAGTCTCCGAACGTCTCTGTCCGGGGTAGTCGAAGCCATTACCAGCAGACCCTGAGAATGTGATGTAGTTAGGAGCTGTTGAGAGACCATACTGACCAGAGCTATCAGTTACATCACGATTCCATGTAGTTCCAAGTTTTACATAACCAGTCCCTCTTGGGTATTTCTCGTCAAAGATGTAGCGTTCAAAAGAAGACAACTCATTGTACCAAGTCTCTACGTCTTCTAGGGTTCCGTCGTATGGATAGGTGTTGTAAATCTTGACGAAAGCAGACTGGTACTGCACTTCAGCTAGACCATACTTAACAAAATTCTCTGGGGTTGAGAAATCTACAGGTACTACGAACTGCTTTTTGTTTAGCGCCAAACTCTTGACGCGACTTTTAGATGGTTTAATATCTTTTAGGGATAAGTCTTTGGATTGGAATAGCTTCTTGATTGACATTATTTATAACCTTATCAGAATTCTTTGAAACTCTTATCGATTATAAATAGTGTGCTGTGAGGATTTTAAGGCGGGTTTTAAGTGGTCTATTTAATTCTGAATCGGAACTTTTTCTCAAGCTCAACAAAGTTACCTGCAAAGTCATCATATACAGCAAACTTAAAGTAGTAGGAATATCCAGACTCAAAAGAACTCATATCTAAATCAAAGTAAGAACCTGAGACATTGTAACTCATGACAGTGCCTAGATAACTGCCAGTGTTGTGAGAAATTACCTCAAGGTCATCCACATCTCTATAAACACTGTAAGATGCCGAGCGTAAGTACTCAGTGTCAACAATATTCACGGCAACATCATAAAGAGTAGGTCTCCAGTCTTTCTTTCTGAAATGAACTCTGAATCGTTCGTCACCTGTGTTTTGATACTCTTTTTTGTTGCCAATCATACTCACCACATAGTCATCTTTGGTGTTTTTGTGGTAATTTGTAGCCTGCTTAACCCTGATAGAACCTGTATGTAATGCCGTACTGCCCGTCATCCATACATCATTTAGAGAGTTTAAGGTTGTCGCTACATGTACATCGGCACTATAGACACCAGTAGACTCCTTAGACACTGAAAATGTACCTAAAGAAGAGCCACTAGGCGTACCATTAGATGATGAATAGATGTCTACAGTTAGCGTTGGTGTACCCGGAATATCTACAAGGCGACCTCTCTGATAATTGTAAAACTTGATCTTGTTAATGTTGTCTGCTGCTGGAGCTAATGAAGAACTTGGCACAAAACCACCTCTATCATCATACTTAACATCACTCCAGACCGCCTGAATAACTGGAACTTTATGAAAGAACTCAGAGCCTCTGCCGAAGAAGTTTTTAGTGTACTTAGTCTGCTTTAGGCCGTTGACATTGTGGATAATACTGCCACTATTAGCACCAGTAGAAGCCGAGTAGTAAGCCTCGAATGTCTCTCCAAGTTTGACCATGAATCCGTTGTTAGTTAATCCACCACCAACCCAAGACTCTACCGTTGCACTGACATCAACATCAAGATCTTCCGTGCCAATCGGGAAACTCTGAGAATAAACAACAGCGTTATCGTAAGTACCACCAACAGTTGTCCATGATGTGCTTCCAGATCTTTTCTCCCAGTTAGACCCAAAATTATCGAACGTCTTGTCTTTGTACTGGTCTAAATCTAACCCGTAGCCTTCCTGCCATTCTTCTGTGAGAGGGTGAACAGCCAATTCATAGTCGTTTGGAGTCATCTCGACATGCTTTGCGTTGAACATTCTAAGTCTGAACTCAACACTACCTGACGCTGGAAGCAACCCACTAGCTCTATCATCGATAATACTCTGGACATCGAACTCTAGGATGGCTCTTGAAAGCTCCTGAGAACGGCCACCAGAGCCAGAAGCCTGACCATAAATGCTGAACACCTCTACAATGTCCGCAGCACCCATGTTAGAACCAGTCGCCCTGTTTTTAATGCCTAAAGAGAACGCATTGGTAATTGTATTGTCTTTCAGGGCCTTGTAGAACTTAATCATTTTTTAACTCTCACTTTAATGTCATCTTCTGGAAACTTAACCTCTAAAATATAGTTCTGAGGTACCATTAGTTCGCCACCAGACATGTTTTTATCAACATTGTAAGCTACGCCAGAGTAATTGTCTCCAGACTTCTTAACGAACATTACATCATCAACATCTAGAATCGTAGGAACACCTCTGAGTACCCTGTAAACGTCATTAATTTTCAGTGATTCCCCAATTCCTTTAGGTTCTGAAAACTCTACCTTAAGGGTCTCTACGGCATCAATCAGGGCAATCAATCTATCAACACCATTAGGAACAATAGAACACTCAATACCCACGTTTACAATGATCGCGTCTAGAATATCCACTGAATCACCTCCAGACTTCATTGAGGCAATCCATTTCTTCAAGTTCTTCTTAGTTTCGCTTGAAGTGGTTGTTAGATAGCCGTCCTCGTCCTCTGCGATAGTGTAAAGATTGATGTTGTCTCGTAGTGTATCCTTGTCTAATAACGCTCTGGCTCTTCTGATACTGCCAAACTGTGGAGGCATAGAGTAGCTTGCCACCTCATAGTCTTTCTGAGTCACGCAAACACCTCTGAACATCTTAGCACCTTGCGCTCTAATCTTAATTTCTTCTTCTAGGTCCAAGATAATGTTGCCAGTAAGTGCTTCTGGATTGTCAGTCTCTAGCGAGCCCACTACAGAGGCTCTAGTTGCGACATTGATCGCGTTCTCATCAGGAAAAACGAACTCTGAATTGACCACGTTGCCGATTTGACCAGCGGCAGCGTTAGGTTCGTCTGTGGTGTTCCTGCGGTAGACTACAGTGAGTACAGTATTCTCAGGGCCTACTCCTAACTTGCCTGTCTGTGTTAGGTCATATGGGTTAAAGGTCGTGTCTGACAAATATTGGCGCCCATGAGTATCTACAGCGAACTTTGAAGGGTTGATTACGTCGCGCTTGTCACCATCTGGAGAGCCACCAAAGGTCAAAATAGCATTCTCTGTGTCGAAATCTACAGTGAATCGGCGCTCTGTTGGGACAATTTCTAGTAGGTTCACAGGGTCTTGGTGGGTTGCCTTATTAAAGTTTTCAAGATACTTATAGACAAACGTCTGAACCATGTTGTCAACTTCATAATAAACATTCCCGTTGCCATCAGTCACACTTACGATACCAGTGAAGTTCAAGTCTCTAATGGCTAGCTTACGGAACGATACGAAATCTCCCAGTTCAAACTCCTCAACATCTAAATCACCGCTTCGAACAGCCCCAGTGACTTTTACAGCAAACTCAGTGATAACCCCAGTGCTAGCATTCCTAGAGGCAACAATTTGCTCATTCTTAGGGTCAGCAAAGTCCAAGTCCTCTTGTAACCTATAAATCTCGCCGTTAGCTTGACTTACAATCGTGTCCTGAGCTTTGAGGATGGGTAGGTAGTCGCTGTCTGGTGCAGTGCCGGAGGAGTTAGCAGGGACGATGATGTAAAAATCTTGCTTACCCACAACTGAAGGGATGCCTTTGTACTTATAGCCCTTCTCTTTTGCCGCCCGTAGAATGTTTTCAAGCTCCACCGCAGAATCCATAAAGCTCTCGTTGGCATTGTATAACGTGTAGAAGTAAAGCATGGAGCCAATGTAAGCCTGAGTATCCTTAATTAATGACCCAAAGCTACTCTCGCTAAAGTCGCGGTTGACGTCAGGGTAAAGACTCGATGCAATCTCGTCTAGCCTTCTACGAATACCTTCTTCGGTTACGTTGGTGTAGTTAATGTTCAACTTTTTCATTGTTTAATCTCTACTTCTAAATAGTCCACACCGTCTTCGCCCAGCGGTGTGATACGGTAATCCAAAACGACAGACAAAGCAGCACCTCCGCCAAAATTATCCGTACCTTCATTGACGCTTAAGTTCCTAATTTCAATGTATGGCATATAGGTCGCCACCTGAGCACCTATAGTGTCTCTAAGAGACTGTAAGGTTCTACCAGTCATTGGCTCGAACAGATAGGCGTACAGGCCGACTCCATAATCCAGTTCGATAAAACGCTCGCCGGGAGCAGTTAAGAGTAAGTCTTTGAGATTCTGACGAATCTGCTCCTGAATCTCTTCGTTCTGACTGTAGAATCCGTAACGCTCAGAGTATGTGAGTGGTAGTTTAGTCGATAGCCCCATGGTTTCTCCTGTTAATCTTAAATATCCTCACAAGGGAAAATAAGCCACACATATTTAACACTCTCTTGAGCTTCTGATCGGTAGCTGGTTTTTTTGTTCATCTAATTCTGAGAGGAAGTCCACAAGTAGTCCGCCGTCCTCTAGAGCTAGATAGATAATTCCAAACGGCGTCGGGAACAACCCAGTAGCCATTAGTGCGAGACTAAAGGGTGTAACAGGGAAACCAACCGAAGGAACGTCTCCAAATTCTGATAGGCCAATGTCCAGTCCAGTCTGCACAGTCCCTACAAAAAGGTCTCGAAGTGCTGAAGCTACAGAGATATTTGGGTCCATCCTCTCAGTAACACTCTTAACGATTCCAATGAGCGTCTCAAAGACCAACTGAGCTATGTTGAAGGAGAAATCTTCTGGCTTTAACTCATCTACGCGGCCTTCTAACGATTTTTGGGTAGCTTCCCTGACTTTCTGATAGAATTCAAGGATGTCGTCGGCAAATTCTGTATTATAGACTACCTCATCAGTGACCACAAAAGAGAATAGTAGAGGGTCGTCAAAGTACTTTTTGACCTGCTTGTATTTGCTTGTTTCTTCAATTAATCCTTGTAATTTCTCAAAGCACTGATCAACATTAAAAACATACTCAACTTTTTTTGGTGTTGATCTAGTCTTTGTAACATCTACACATTTCCAAACATCTTCACTATCTTGCTCTAAACCTTTCTCAGTGTAGCTTACAGTCTTTTTTGGGGTAATTTTTACGATGTCTGATAGTTTTTCAATGTTTAACTTTAAGCTTTTTGTCGCTAATGGAAAAACGGTCTCTTTGATTTCTCTTTTTACTAACATGTATTTTTTATGCTGGGGAAACTTGGTCCTTGTAACGCCACCCCTAGCTTCCTTTTTGAACTGCTTAAGCAACTCATCGAAACTTCTGTAAGCTCTTGGAGGAGGTGGTGGTTTAGGTTTTCCCCCTTCAGTTTCTTTTTCTTCTATAGGTGGATTATATTCCCCTAGAGGTGAACGAGAAAGAATAGTCTTCTCCCCAGCGTTGTTAATTTCTTTGATAGACTTATAGACTTCGGGTTTTTTCCCGCTGATTTTAAGCTCCCAGTCTCCTAACTCACCACGCTCTCCTTCAACTTGGGAACGGTACTTAAGAGTTAGAGTGGCTCCAACAGCTCCTACTGTAGTGCCTCCTTGGTCGGCCCCAATAAAAAATTGGAATGCATCGCGCTTCGTCCTATAAATTACCTCTGTCTCGTACCTAAAGTCTCTCTGTACGGTAGCTCTGAACGTCTCTTTTTGTCTCCCATAGCTATCCCAAGCACTTGATCTCCTTGGGTTTGCGTATAATTCGTTGGTATAGCTCAGTGGTGCGTGGAATAACAGTTCGGATTGTATGGTAAACTCATAGTGGTCCGATAGTTTGTCAGCTTTTGGAGTATTTTCTTTAAGTTTTTCTAATAAAATCTCTGAATTGATCCGTTTCCCCACGAGATCAGGCAGTGCTCCGTATAGTTCTTTGTTTTGTGGTTTCTTGATCTCTTTAATCACCAGAGATTCACCGATAAAGAACGGCAAATCTCTATGGTAATTGTCTAGGACCCACTGTTGGTAAGCATCTGGTGACTCTTCCGTCCGGTAAAACCATGAATCACCCTGTCGCTTCACTTTTGGGATAAACTTAAAGGATGGTGTGTTGAAATTACCTCTAAATCCACTATGAGCAGTAAAACAGTACTCTACAAACAAGTCCTCATAAGCCTTACAGTTCTTTTCAACCTCTTCTCTGATCTCATCGCTAACTTTTGAGTCTCTTAGAGCGTGTACATATAGGGGTGCCGCCATTCTATAGAGCTTTCTGTTGGGTTCACTCACAGAATAACTAAAAGGTGCTGAGAGGATGTAAGAAACGGCTGATAATTTTAGATAACTTTTAATTGCTACACTGTCTTCATCGACTTCTTGTGGACCTAATGCTTGTGCTCGTGGTAAAAAGCTGGTAACATCTCCAAAATCAACCAACTGCTTACCCTTACAGACACTCTCAGAGCCTAATTGCAGCAAAGAGGCATTAGGAACACTTCTAGAATCACTCAGTTTTGTCCTTTTAGCTAGCGGTGAGTCACTAACAATGTCCCAAAAGGTCTTGAAGATATTCCCGTAGATTAAATCATGGTAGGAATCATCAAATTCTTCTAGTTTTTTGACACCATTATCAAGCGTATAGTACTGATAATTACCATCAGCGTTAACTGAGGTGGTTTTAGTCGTTTTAGTTTCTCCAAAGAGTTTAGAATCAGATTTCCCAGACAACTCATTGAACAAAAGCTTCTTAAAATAATTTCTTGCAGGAAGTTCTCCCTCTGCTCTGACCCCGCGTGAGTTATCAGAATTATAAAGATTTGGGAAGGCTCCATGTCTAATCGGAAGGTAATCTTCACCTTTAAGATACTTGCCGAAATCCTCTTCATGTAACGGAAATGGCTCTTTTAATGTATAGTTTTTCTCATCACCACTGAACCTTGTAAGATATACCTCGACCTTACCGTCCTTTCTGGTTATTTCAATGATATCTACCAATACAACCCTGCCAAAAGCACTAAAAATACCAGAACTTCCTAGCCTTACATTTTTAGGGTCAATCGTTACAGAATATTCTCTGCAACTCTCTACTTCATCTCTATCTTCACCTCTATCTTCTAATAACTTACCCTTAAGCCCTTCAGCGACATAACCAACAGCCTTTTGTCCGGTTTTTTCGTACTTAATCAGCGAATAATCAACCATGCCACTAGTCTCTACAGTGACTTTTTGGTCTGTCAGGAACCCACCAGTCTGCTTTGGGATGGTTACTTTACCACCATATTTAAGCTTTTCCCCAGAAAACTTAGTAATTGGACCAGAATCTTGACTTACTACGAAGTTTTTTCCAAATAACTCTGCATAGCTCTCTGTTTTAACCTCTTTGTCCTCTAATAACTTTTTCGCGGCTTCTACTTGTTTCTTCAGTTCCGGGTCCACATCCTTGTAATCATTCGAATTGAACAAACCACTGTTATAATCTTCGTAAAGCTCCTTAGAGGTACCCGTAAGGTTTGTTTCTGGCTTGCCTTTACGGTCTACTAGGTAAGCGTACTGCGAATTGAGGGTAACTCCGAGACGACTAGCAATCTTATCCACCTGATCGCCCGTAAAGTCTGTCAAATAATCGTAAGAGTCCTCATCTAGTAGTTCGTTAAGCCTTCCTAGATCAAAGTCCACTGAAGAGGGTCTGAGGCTCTTTAAAAGTGCTCTGAGATTCTTTACGTCTTTAGGGTCTTCTGTGCATGGACTCCTAAATCTATCAGCCCTGTTGAAATCATCGCAGTAGTTATAGTCCTGATTCTCGTAAATCTCCCTAACAATCTCATGGTACTCTGATGGGATGAAGTCTGTAACTGGTCCCTCAGCATATTTTAGGAAATCACAAAAGGTTTCTCTGTCATATAGATTATTAGCATCCTGCACAAACTTGAAAATCTGGTCGCCATCTTTAGAAGCTTGACGGAACTCAGCAACATCTGGCACTCTATAAAGGTCTTCAGAGCCAAAATCACATGTTTCCGCTAGTTCTAGGAGAGATCCGGCAGCAGTAACAAGAGAGGTGTAGATAACTTCCTCAAAGATCCTGTCTGTTTCCTCTGAGAGCTTCTCGATGTCACTTTTAGGTGCATTTATCTGGAAATCTACTGGTAATTTGATGTCGTTTGATAGATCCGGTCCAAGTTCTCCAAGCCTATCTGTCAAGTCTTGTAAGTTAAAACCTTGAATAAACCCAACAATATCTGGGAAAACTTCGACAAGGCTAATGAACAACTCTTCTTCGTTAGCTGAGTCAAATAAAGCATGTGCAAGTTCGTCTAGTGGTGTGTCGTTAAGGTCTTGCTGTAGCTCTCTTACAGGGGTTGACAGTCTAAATCCTGTAACAATTGACTGCAAACTATCAAGCCTATTGACATTTCTAGTGATTTCTACAATTAGCTCTTTCGCTCGACCATTTAAGAGAGTACTATTGACGGACTCCATATAGGCAATGAAGGCAGACCTAAAGACCTCTCGCAGTGCTGAGTTTTCTACGACCAACTTCAACAAGCATCTAGCAATAGAACTAGCAAACCTTTCACGATCAAAGTATCTTGTGAATCTCTCCCAAGCCCTCTGCGGAGCATCCTTCTCAATACTCTCCTTGACTTCGTTGATTGCTTTAGCTGTAGAAGTATCCTTGATTTCTAGAGTCGGGAGTTTCTTTTGCCAAAGCTCGATAGTAAGTTCTTCATCAAATTCGTTTGCTTTATCAATATCTTTTTGAGTAAGTTTTTTGTAATTCAGTTTAAATTCAGAAGGGTTAGGTTTCAATAGTTCTATCTGTTTGTCTACAAACCCTTTCAATCCTTCCAAGTCTTCTTCTAACTTTTTCTGCTCATTCTGCTTTTTCAAATCTCGCAACAATGACCTTGCAGTTCTGTGGGCCTTGACAATTTCTTTATCTCTCGTAGGGTCCAGTACCTCTTGGAAAACCTCTTCTTTGATCTCTTCGAATGCCTTATCAACTTGTTCGTTAAATTCTTTCTGGGCCACTTCTTTAGCTTTTTTACGAGCCAATTCAGTAGCCTCTTTGAATGCTTTAACCGAGGGAGTTTCCAGCTTTAGAGACTTAAACATCTCTTCCATTTTTTTTGTACTAGACATCAGTTAACCTTATGATACTCTGAGTTTATGAAAAGTTTGCCAAGAGGAGTCAAGTAGTTTTTCCCAGCTTTCTTGTATGACACCGTATTCTTTTTAATTTGCCCCTTGATCGCTCTTAGATCCTTGTTATGAATAATTCTGAACTTCGTTAGCTCGATGGATTTCTGGTTGTATTTTGGTTTCTTCACGTCTGTTTGAAAAGCTGATAGATGTGTGTGGTTAGCCAATTCACCCATTAGCTTCTCTACAAACTTGGACAGATCAAATACGGCAGCATGTAAATCAACTATAGCTGCTTCTTGTTCTTTTAAAAATTCTACTAACTTATCGCCCTTGACAATCGGCTCTAAACTATCCAAGTCACGACCACTTAGAATATCCACACCTGATTTTGATTCAATGGTCCACTCCCTACTGTTCACGGAGTCTAGCCCTGTCTGTAGTCGTATGTTCTCTCTACCAATGAGACGAACAATATCAGCTTTACCTGTGACAGCCGAACGTGCCTCTGAAAGCTTCTCTGGAATATCATAGTAATAATCCACAGAACCTTTTTGCGTGATATAAACCCTAGCAGAATCTTTGTCGAAGTTTTTTGGGTACGGCTTAAGATTTCCTTCAGTGTCTACTAGTGTTGCCTTGTCTCCTGCTAGTCCTGCTACAAGATCCAGACAACCCGTATTAGTCCCTCCAAGACCCCCTAGTCCGGTATACTGGCCTGCGCGACGGTCTTTACCTAGAATTAGATAGCTATTAAAGCCGCCATCGATGACCTTCTCATTTTTTGTCTTGTCATAGGATTTCGATACATCCGGTCCACCATACCCACCGACGCCGTAAGTCTGCCTCTTGGATTCTTTAGATAAATTAGAATCAATGGTTGTAATACCTACTTGACCATTGGTCCCAAGGCTACCTCCAATATCAAATAGCTTTGTCTTTTTACTCACTTCTCGAACACCCACCAGTTAATAGTGTCAGTCATAAACTCTTCAGGAATCCACCCTTCACGACCACCAGCCCACGGATTATACACTTGATATTTACCCTCAACATACCCAAAGATAACTATATAGTGACCTCCTTGTGTAAAATAACCATAACTAGGAGTGCCGTCAGGTTTTCTACCCGGACCCCTAGCTAAAGCAATGATGGGTGAACCAAGCTTTCCAGTTTTCTTATTTACCTTAGAGCTGATCCCTTTTACCTGAGCCAATGAAGAAAGTTGTCGACACTTTAAGCCATATTTAGGGGCCATTTTGATAAACCCCTCTCCATTAGTACCGCCAGCACACTTACGCCACCCTGCATTTACAAAGGCGTCCGCAAGTTGCTGTGTCGTATATCTGTCCAAACCAAAAGAGTCAAGAACCATCTTAAACGAAATCAGACCGCAACCAGCAGAACCAATAGTGCCACCCTTTCTCCAAGAGATCTTATCTTTCGACGACTTTCTTTTTTTATACATAAAGCAGTCTTTGTTCTGATATACTACAGAAGCATTAGGCTCTCTGTTTTGCCGATAACGACGAGACTTATAGACCTTGTAGTTCCTGACATTAGCTGGTGGTCTCCTACTGTGATTGCCAATAGGCTTCTTGATACGACTACCAAATTTCGTAGGATCAAGTGAGCTATTTTCATAGAATTCTTCTATCTTTCTCTTCAGTGCGTTCAGTAATTCTTTGCCATCCTGAAGGACTCCATTAATCTGCCCACCAGACATACTGTTAAGATCCTGAAAAGAAACCTGTACGATAGCTCCGGGTAACACTGTAGTTACGTCATCGTCATTATTGATACATCTAGGGTGGAGGTTGATGATGTGGTTTGCAAGGTCATCAGCGTCTTTACCAATGCTTCTAGGCAGAGGGATCATCGATTGGTATTCAGGAACCCTTACCCTATAAGTACCGTCACCTTCATCTCTCAAAACAAAGCCTACCATATCTCCCTTGCCGTCAAAAATATCAATAGAGTAATAGTCCCTAATGACTTTACCGAGAGTGTACGTGTCGCTAATGTCTGGGTCAAATAAGGGGCCGACAAGATCTCTTGGGAATTCATTAAGATCCCCAAAGTTAATGCCGTTGATGGGGGGTTTCTTAGTGGCCATCCTAGACGTCTCCTTTAGCCTCTAGTCGCTTCTTCTTGATAACTTCTCGGATATCCTCAATATTCATGGACTCCTCTTCGTCATCTTCTTCGTCTTCGGATGGTGCTTTGGAAGGTTGTGCTGAGGTTACTTTCAGAGCAATCTCGTTGTTTTTGTTGAGGAACTGCAAGAGCTTGACCTTGTAGTCGGACTTTGGTTGCTCGAAGCCCTCCTCAGACATCTTAATACCATGCAACTCACCCAAAGCAATACTACGATCATTCTGAAGGTTGCTCAGAATTTTGTCAAGATCTTCTTTCATTTCTAGAAATCTCCTCTGTTCCACTTACGCTTGAAGATTACATAACTTCTTCTAATTTTCTTAAGTGAAGTAGAGATTCCCTGAGTGCTTTCAATACCTGTAATACTCTTCAAGTAGACGTTAATCGCCTTCTTGTTTAAATACATATCTTCAGGATTTTCCGAGACTAACTGATCCTCTAAAATCATGATGACAGCCTTACCTACAGACTTGTCAATTTTAGAGGTTCTTTTGTCAATCCATTTCTCTAAGTGGCCTATAAGCTGTTCCGAGAAATCCTGCCTAGTCCTCTCTGCTTCATAATCGAGCTTTTTCTCTTCTAAGAGTTTGCTCTCATATTCTAAGTATTGGTCATTGCGAATTTCTTGGGACCTCTTTCTGTTCAGTTTATTAACTTTTTGCAGAAAGAATCTCTTAATAACTACTGTGAAATACGAAAAAGCCTTCTTGCCTCTTGTCGGATCGTATTTATCTAGAGTAAACACAACATACGACAAACACTCTAACTTATCTTCCTCGATAGTTGGTAGCTGCTTCCAGAAATCATAAGTCTGAACAATCCTATCAATTAAGGTCTCTAAAACGTCTGAAAGACCTGACCTGAAGATCTCATTCTTTTCTTTTTTAGTTTCTGCAAGCACATAGCGATTAATCATATCCTCGTGTTCTTGTCGAAAATACTGATTAGCTTTCTTCGCTTTCTTCTTGGGGTTGGTTGTTTCTGCCATTAATACTCTCGATGGAGACTTTTAGCTCCTTTGTATGTTCTAATAGTCGTAAAATGTCTTGGTCACCATAGTAAGTTATTAGGTCTTTAACGTGGTCTAAATGTTCTTCGTACTCTAATAACTCCTCTGATAAGGTGCTGTAGAAATCATTATATCGTCTCAAAGCACCTAACAGGTAAGCAATCCACCCGAACAAGAACAGGTTAATCAAAATCATCATAACTGCTAGCACTGTCGTCATGAACTAACTCCTGTCTCATCTCTCTAATACGCTTCTTCAAGAAATCTCCCGGCCTCTTTACAGGTACCTCTTTGCGCTTTAACGAACTTGGAAGAGTCTTCTCGATTTCATTAGAGCGACAACGAGGACATTCAAAGTGAGAGGGGATCTCTGAGGTGGGTAGGCGACCGTCCCATGTAAAAAGGCAATCACCACATCGGAAGGAAAACTTAGGCATGTTATTAGGCTTCTCCAGCGTCTTCTTGGGGTGGCTCCACGACTTCTACTAGGTCATCTTCGTGGATTAAGTAGCTCGGAGGGTTGATGATGCAGATGTCGTCGTTCTCATCAAACATCAACTGCCAGTCCATCATAACCTCTGACATATCGAAATCATTACCCTTTGAGATCTCCGCTAGACCATGCTGCACTGTGAACATGATACTTGCCATTAGCTTTGGGGACATCTTAATTGCTTCTAGTTTCATTCTTAGTTCTCCTTTAGTTTCTGAATGAATTTAATTGTATCTTCCCAGTTCTCGAATCTATAACCCTTGTCGTCGATGTACAGTTTTGCCCAAGGTTTCCCCCAGACCACATCACTAGCTAAGGTCGATACTCCATGTTTTTCTAACCATTCCCGGACTAACTCAACACCAGTTTTACCTTCAACTAGCGGTCTCTGGGGGTGGGCTTTGCATGTATACACAACGATCTCATAACCCATCTCTTTCAACGTTCGCAAGGATTCTAGACTGCCTTCCACAGGCCCATCATACACTGTACCATCATGATAACCCTTAGAGCTTTTATGTAGTACCCCGTCGAAATCAACTGCAATGGTGTTCTTACTGTGTTGTTTGTGAGCATCAATATAATCCTCTTTGGTCATCACGAAAGACCCCTGTCGAATTCTTCTAGGATTACGGCAAACCTCTCAAAGTCTTCATCGGTGATCAAGTGATTATTACCAATAAAGAATCCTTTATCGTGCAATTCGTTGATATGTAGATTTCCTTCTTTTGAAAACGAATCCTTGTATTGTGCCAAAAATGGTTGTTCAAGGAGGTTTCCACTACACAAAGGTCTTGTCTCAACGCCGTTTAGGTTTAAAGTCCTTTCCAAAGACTCTTTAAGTTGTTTTGTTTTTAACTTGAAAATCATGCAGTAACTTGAGTTTCCTTCTGTCTTAATGTCTGTGTCGTAGTAATTATACCGTTCCAGAATTTCAAGAAATCTTTCCAAGTTTTTTCGACGAATCTCATTATTTTTACTAAGGCTCTTGAGTTGTGAGATTCCCAAAACAGCGTTAAGTTCTGTGCTCCGAAAGTTATATCCATCGGTCACAAAAAGAAATTGTGGATGGATGTTCGGGTATTTCTCTTTATATTCTTCGAATTTTTCCTTTGAGGCCTCTCTAGCTAGACCATGAGAACGTTTAGTCCTCATGATTTCGTACAGTTCATCGTCGTCTGTACTGACAAACCCACCTTCAATGGTAGTCATGTGGTGCCCGAAATAGAAACTGAAAGTCCCTCCATCTGAGAGGGTTCCACATTTTTTGTCACCAATGACAGCTCCATGAGATTCACATACATCTTCGATAAATACAGCTTCTGGGAAAACCTCTTTGTAGGCATCCATATCCCCAGCAAGACCAAAGAGGTGCGAGACGAATACCAACTTAATGTCGGGGTGTTCTTTCTTGATTTGTTTCATGTGCTCGATGTCGAAACAAAAAGTTGTTGGGTCAACATCGCAAAACACTGGCTCAAGTCCCAACTGAATTGGTGGGCTTACATTTGTAACCCATGTCATCGCTGGGAGGAGAACCTTGTCCCCTCTTTTGAGGTTATATTTTTCGATTACGGCTGCAACGAGCAAGAAGTTTGCAGTGCTTCCAGAACTAACAAATAGAGAGTATTTAACTCCAAGCCATTCAGACCAAAGCTTTTCAAACTCACGGACTTTTGGGCCGTTTGTGAATCGTTCTGTTGTCAAAACAAACTGAGACATGGCTTCCCTGTCGGCTTCTGTGATGCAGTTTTTCATTAAAGGCCAGAACATTTTTTTTCCTCCCTTTCGTAGTCTTGTTCGTACATTTCAATTGCAAGAGTCTTTAGTGTCATCTTTCTGGTCCAGCCAAGCTCATTTTCAGCCCTTGTTGGATCACCCCACAACTTTGGGACTTCCATTGGTCGAAAAAAAGCCTCGTTAATGACAACGTGTTCCTCTACGGAAAGTCCAGCTTTTTTGAAAACCAACTCAAGAAACTCTCTAACAGAAGAGGTCTCCCCAGATGCAATCACAAAATCTTTCGGCTCATCTTGTTGAAGCATCAACCACATTGCTTCAACATAGTCACCCGCAAACCCCCAGTCTCTGTAAGCGTCTAGGTTGCCAAGTTCTAGCTTGTCTTGCAGCCCTAGCTTGATTCTAGCGGCTGCTTTTGTGATTTTTCTTGTAACGAAATTCTCACCTCTTCGAGGAGATTCGTGATTAAATAGGATTCCGCTGCAAGCGAAGATACCATAAGACTCACGATAAATCCTGACCAAATGATGGCTGCAAAGTTTTGCAGCGGCATAAGGAGAGGCTGGGAGGAATTCTGTTTCTTCGTTCTGTGGGCATTTCTCGTTCACACCGAAAATCTCAGAGGTTGATGCTTGGTAAAACCTGATATCTTTATTTGAGTTTCGAATTGCTTCCAGAATATTTAGAACTCCACCGATATTGATATTTACTGTGGAAATTGGAGTTCTAAAAGACTCTCCAACGTGTGATTGAGCCGCAAGATTGTAAACTTCGTCAATGTCATACTTCCCAATGATTTCTCTGATTGAAGCATAATCGGTAACATCACAACTAACAAACTTGAGGCGTTCTGTTGGGCCATATTCATCAAGACAGTCTTTTAGGTTTTTGTACTTTTCTTCTTCCGAACAAACTGTCCTTCGAACTCCGCCGATTACATTATAACCTTTTTCAAGCAAGAGTTCGGCAAGATATGAACCATCTTGGCCAGTAATTCCAGTAATGAAAGCTGTTTTATCCATCGTACCCTCTGTAGAACTTAACGCTTTCTTCTGAAAACGGTCTTGTTTTGTTTTTGTCAATATGGGAATCCAAGAAAAAGTTAATGGCTCTTGTCATTTTCGGCCTGTGTACCTTAAAACAGAGGTCAATCTTCTTTTTGATTGCTTTGATTTCTTCTGCGTCTTCGGTTTCTCCACAAGCATCTTCCATTTTCCACATTCTTATGTGAAGTACAAAGAACCTATCCAGTAGTTCTGCAAAGCTTTGACCGAACTCCAAACCTTCGACAGACATGGGCTCCTTATCAAACCTATCCTCAACTTCTTCCAAAAGGAGCTTCGAGATTTTCTCAAAGTTATTTTTTTTGCTCATTTATATACCTCCAATCATTCTTGTGCCATTTGCCTTCCAAAGCCCTTCTCTTCGCATTTATAGGGCCTGCGCCAGTGATTCTGCAATACAAATGGCAAACCAGTTTGGGTTTAGGGTTGTCTAACAGTCTATCTGCTAAACAAGAAAATCCACCTTCATAAAAGTGAATCTCTTTGGCATTTTCGATTAGTTTGCAGTAGTCGAAAATGTTTGAAGAGACAATGCCATAGTTTTCGTCTTTTGAAGCTCCAAAATGAACGTTAAACTGCGGCAAATCACTTTCTATCAGAGATCTGTCAAGCTCTACCAATTTTCTTCCGGGGTTGTCGATTGGTCGCCAATGGACCAAGATGTAGTCCTCTCCGATTTCTTTTACTACCTTATCATAAAACTCTTGTTCTCTTTCCAAGTTTCTTTCCAAATCAAAAGAAAACTGGAATTCAGAGTTGACGAGTTGTGCATAGTCCTCTGTTGGACATAGGTTGAGTTGTTTAACACCATTGGGGAAACTCCTTGTAACAACAACATTTGGAGTGTCTTCGTAAAGAAATTGAATGCTCTCTAGGTAATTTGGCATTGTGTACATGAGATAGACTACATCGTAGTCGTCAGCGATTTCCTTAACCATCCCTGAGTACATGATGTAGTCACCCATTCCAAATCCGTGATATACGCATATTTTCTTCATTTCCAAATCCTTTGACTTGCACTTGTGAGACTGCCATAAATGAATTTTCTACTTACTTGACATTCTGTTATCTTTTCAACAGAATGATAACTATGATTGTTTGATAAAAAGAAGACTGCTCGGTTCATTTTAGGTTTAATTCTGCAAAACTCTTTAACATTTCTCGGATGTTGTCTCGCATGGATTGTGTTCTTATCGGAAGAAAACAAAACCAACTCTCCACCTTTAATCTGAGGATCATTCAGATAAATTAAGAAATTGACTAGCCTATTAAAGTTATCTCTGTGGACCTCACGAGTATATCCGACGTCAGCCTCACTGATGTCGTAATACATGTAAAAGTCGTTATGGCTTCCATGGTTCACTCTCTGATTATAAATTTTTACTGGCTTGTTAAAATCAATTAAGGAGTCTTCTAAGTGTGGTTTGAATTTTCTAAGCAAAGAGTAAATAAACTCTTGACTGTTCAAAATTTCTTGAAATTCTTGCCAAGAGTTACCAAGTTTATCTGTGATATTTCTAAATTTTTCAAGTTTTTTTCTGCCGTACATCTCTGAGTAGGTGGAAGGCATTTCTGGAAATGAACTATTAAGTCGTTCACATAGATCCTCTTCTAAAAACCCGTCAACAACAAAATGAGGGAATGGGGCAACCTCTACTTCTTTGTCAATATTATATTTCATTCATTTTCCTTTCGACAATCTGAATGTCGTGTTCATAATCAACAGCGTAGGTTCCAGACTCAACGAGAATCATTTTTACCTTGCGGTTCTTGTCAAGACATCTTACAACCTCGATGTCTTCAATGATTTCATTCTTTGTTTTTTTGTTGTCATACAAACTAAGCTCTTCTGAATTGAAGGCGTAGATACAAACCTGTTTGTGGGCTACTGAAGTTTCTCCGTTTTTTTTCATTGGAATCGCGGAACGAGAAGCATAAAGCAGATTATTAAATTCGTCCGTGACAACTTTTGGGATGGCGTGATTATTGATATCCTCTTCTTCGCTCAAAAGAGCCATGCAGTTAATCACATGATTGTAATTTTCTTTTTTTGCATCAATGACTTTCTGAATATCTGAAGGCCTTACCATCGGTTCATCACCTTGCACGTTGACATAGATGTCGTAGTCTACCTCTAGGGAAGCCTCTGCAACCCTGTCAGTTCCGGTGATGCAATTATTTGAGGTCATAATCACCTTATACCCATAGTCTCTCACAACCTGTGAAATTTTCTCACTGTCGGTCGCAACATATACATGTCCTCTTCCAACAGCTTCAGCAGAAGCCCTACATACGTAGACGATCATTGGTTCGCCATTGATTTCAGCAAGAGGCTTACAAAAGAATCTAGAGGAACCAATCCTTGCTGGGATGATGACGCAAGAAGTGTATTCTTTCTTACCATGTAGTAGGTTTTCAGAGAAATCAAAGAAGCCAGAAGACTCTTTAAGTACTTTTTGTGTTTTTAAAGGGTGGTATCCTTTGATACTGCCATAAAAATACTCAAGAGATGCACCCCAAGGGTTGTTTTTCTTAATCTCCCTTAACTCATTCTCAGAGATGTCGATAACTCCATTGTCCATAGGTCGTTCAAGGAGAATACAAGCTTTTTCTAAAGAGAGATTACCAGCGCCACGCCCAAACCCGTCAATTGTAACATCAAGTACATTAAAACCAGCTTCAAGAGCTTCTAGTGAATTTGCGTAGGCAAGCCCAAGCCCATCATGAGGGTGGAATCCGAGAGCGCCGCCATAGAGTGTCCTAGCTTCTTGAAACATTTTTCTAGCAACGCTGGGGGTTAATTTACTGTAACTGTCAGAAAGATATAAAATACCAAGCCCATAGTCACTCAAGGTTTTAATAGTGTCAACAAAACTTGTTTCAGAGTAACTTGTGAAGTCCATCATTAGGGCATCTACGACATATCCTTTTGACTCTACAAGAGACTTACACTCTAGAAGGTGTTCGATTTGGGTTTCCCTGAATGCAATTCTACATCTTTTGAAGAATTTCGATTCTTTGACAACCTCATCAATGACTTCAATATTGATTTTTTCATCATAAACCATATCAGACAAGTCGAGCATAAAGCGAAACTCGGCTTTTTGATGGATGACACTACTCAGAAATCCATCGTTGCTTTTCATGAGCAAACCACCATTTTTCGGAGATTTGTAGCCCAATTCGATGATGTCAATTTCTGTTTTAATCAGAGAGTTCACAACTTTCTTGATGAACTTTTCGGAAAAGTTCCAATCAGTGTGGAAACCACCATCCCTTAAAGTGCAATCAGTCAGGATCACAGTAACCCTCCAACCCTCGGTATTCTTTCGTCAAGATGACTGATGTCACTATACAGTTTAATTTCCATCCTTTTGTTTTTCAAAAAGTCGTAAAAATCACCCGAAGACTTGACGATCAGTTCATTCTCATTGTCAAACATATTTAAAGAGACATTTTTAAAGAAATTTAGCCCCCCTCTCTTGTCATCTTTGTTGTAGAAGTGATTGAGTTGCTTTGACTTGTTCTCTAGGGATTGATAATCCCAACCATTCACAATGACTTCGGAGAAACCCATGTGCAGCAAATGAAACAACACAGTCTCATAAACAATTCCCGGACCCCATGGCCTGAGAATTTCATTGTCAAACTTCCAGTCCTCGAAATTCATAAGGCTCGATAGGGTTTTATCTTCTTTGCCAACATACTCAGGGTGCAACATATCATGAACATTGATCTCTTGATCGCCCCAAACCATTTCCCTAAGTTGCTCTTCGCTTTCTACAGAAGAGGCAAAGAAAATGGTTTTTTCATTCTTTGGCTCGAACTTTGTGAAGTTGTTGCAGTTAAAGAAATGAAAATCAACATGGTCAGAAAACCGATAGTATGCTTGTTTGACAGTTGCGACATAATAGTCTTTATTGTCAACGTACTTATCATAGTCTTCACGACTAATCAAGGATGGACCACAAGAAAACAAAACACACTTCTTGCCCTTGTAGAAGTCTTTCATGAGACTGTTTTGTTCGGCCCTGCTCTTGTTTTTGATTAGGTCTTTAAGTTCAGAAGTGTTCATTTAATCTCCAAGCTATGTTAAACTTTTAACGATTATAACACAACTTAACAGATTATTTCCAAGATTTTTTAAAAAAGTGGGGATTGGGAGAGGTGGAGGGATTACATGAAGTGCAACTCTAGGACTTCTTGATTAGTCATCTGCTGAACACCCTCTGTCCCCAAGAAACTTTGGGCAAATTCTTCAAGCTTGTCGTCTTCTTTAAAGTTTTCTAATAAAAACCCCTGAAGCTTTGTAGCCTGATTTTTAAACCTAGCATAGTCTTTGACAACCTCTTTGAGCCTACTAATGAAACTTCCCTTGTTTGGATAGCACCATAAACTATCTTCACGGATCACACCGTCCCACACAGCTTCTTTTAGCACTGGGCCTAGATCAAAAGCAACTCTAGGGATCATTGGTTTCTGTTTGACTCGACCACCCTTATTGACAGGCATTGAAAGGAAATCACACTGACCACTCCAGAATGGCGCAATAACAGGGATGCCTTCACAAGCTGCTTCAAACATTGGTAGTCCGAAACCTTCACCGTGAGCTAGATTAACAAACGCCTTAATCTTTTCGTTTTGGTACAGTGACTTCATTTGTCCGTTTGTAAGAGAACCGTGTAGAAACACTACCTCGCACTTACAGTCCTCATAGCCGGACTTAAGTACTTCAAACTCTTTTACAAGCTGATCAAAATCAATTCGGCTATTGCGGCGCCCAAATGTCTTAACAACCAAGCCTACTTCCTGATCATGCATACCTTCCAAGAACCAACGAATAGTGTTAATCATGTTCTTTCGAGGACCATACTGAGAGACCACAAGGAAGTTATGATCGTACTTCAGGTCAATATCAAAAGGCTCTGGTTCAATGACACGGTGGCCATAATTTACCACATCTACTGGCACATTAAGTTTTAGTTCAATCTCATTCCCTAGTTGATCCCGTGCCTTTTCATGGGTATTCTCGTAGGTTTCCTTGGAGTGTTCAGAGACGACAATGAGCTTATTCATTGCATTTCCGAACTGTAACCATGATGGATGTACCCTGTCAGTCTCCATGCCAGCAGTGTAGCCAACGTTGATGTTCGCATAGTTTTTGAACTCGTTTGGGATGGTAACCTGTAAGCTCAAATCGAACTTATGAGCACCTAAGCCACCTGTAAGCTCTGTCTTTTTCAGTAGTTCAATGATAGACCTACGCTCCTCAGTGTCCTTCCAGAGCTTTCCAGACCTACCCCAAGGAATGTCGAGCATATAAAGATCTAGTTTGTCCTGATGCTTTAACAGTGACTTCAAGGCAAAACGAGCCTGAAAACCGTACCCAGACATACTCAAGAAGGGGCCGACTAGTAGTGTTTTAGCCTTCATTATTTGCCCCCCAGAGCTTTCTTGTGCTCTTCATACTTGTTATTCCCATAGAAGAGGCTACGAACAGCATCATAAACATAAAAGAATGCCTCGTCTCCCTTAACTTTTGTCTGCACTTCTTTGTAGTATTGCTCGACATTCTGGGCACAAACAACATTCTGGAAGCCCTCAAGGTAGATTTTGCCGTCGAAAACAAAACAACTCTTGCGGAAATCCTCGGACAGTCTCTCAGTTACTTTTCTTACAATCATTTTTCTTCCTTAAAACTTTGCTACTCGGTAGTTTTTGTAGTTCTTACGGGTCTCGTAACTTCCATTTTCTTCGACTACTTCATTCATAAAGTCTACCCAACTCTTTTGGTAGTCCTTCAAGTCGAATCGTTCCTCAGCAGTCTTCCTACAATCCTCTGAGAGTGTCTTCCAAGCATCTTTGTCATCTTTCCAGAGGTTGTACATTTCTTCTAGTGCCTCTGAGATCTGCTCAAAGGTTAGGTGGTCCTCGAAGATATAGGGGACAACCTGAGAACCAATCAAGGAAGTAGCTGTTGGTTCTAGTAGTTTACCAAAAACCTTCCCATCGTGTTCCATTTGTTCTGTCATCCCACCTGTCTTTGTTGCAATCACAGGTAGACCACACGCTAAACTCTCAGTAACCGCAAGGCCCCAGCCCTCGGCATCACTAACAACAATTCCTAAGTCACAGAGAGCATAAAACTCGGCCATTTGTTGTTCAGAAAGAAAGTCCTTACAGAAACTAACTGTACCGGGAGTAACTCCAAGGTCGCTACAAATGGCTTCTAGATCCTGACCATGTTCGCTCTTAGGGTTTGTCTTCATGATCAGAGATGCGTTGGCGCCTGTCTTATCTAGGAACTGCTTAAAGGCATAGATAAGAGTCCCAGACTGCTTACGGCGCTGGTTCTTATTGTTCCAGAAAACTAGGAATTTATCACTGAGTTCTTTTAAAGTTCTCTCTCTATAATTATTCCTAGTCTCCTCGTCAAGAGGTTTGTAGATCTCTAGGTCAGCAGCATGTCCAATCTGTTTCTGTTTGATATCTGGGCAAAGCTCCTTGTTGATCTCCGCAGTAACCTTAGAGATAGGAACCAGAGCATCACAAGACCGATAAAACGACTCGTTAAACTTGGGTGCTGGAAAGTTATCCCAGATGTTATAATACACAATCGGACAATAAGGGCGAATTTCGTGCTCCATGTCAAAGATGTGTGTAAGTGACCGAGGGTCCGTCATAACCCATAAAGCGTCTGGTTTGAACGCTTCAAGTGCTGACCGAATCTCATCTTCCGTCCCATAGTTATCTACAGGGATGATCACGTACTCTTCTGGAGTGTAACCCTCTGGGACCTGTGGAGTGTACGATGGGTGCTTTCTGGCCCCAGCAAGACACAGCACTTGCCACCCTTCCTTCAACATAGCATCAACAAAATAGGCTGTCTGTCCACCTACTCCTGTTGGTGCCAGAGGGTTGTCGGAAATTACCATGACCCTCTTCTTGGTTTTCTCACCAAATAAACTCATAGAACTTTTAATCCTTTCTAGTTCTAAAATCAACAATACGCTCAATCCATGACTCAAATTCTTCTAATGTACTTGAGCCTTTTTTCATATTACATTGAGCACAACAACTAACAGAATTCATCAAATAGTAACCTCTCTCGTTATCTAGTCGATCAATCCCATTAACAACAATCCAATTCTTCGCTCTAGTCTCTGCCAGAACATCTTTGCGTCCCTTGTAGGGGTTAAAGTTTCTGTTAGGTTCCAAGCCGCAATAGAAACAATCCCCAAGAAACAACTCATAGGCCTCTTCGTCAGTCAAAGACCACTCAATCTCTTTACGAATCGCCCTAGACTTGTAACTATCAAGGAGTCTCTTCCACGCTACTCTTGACATTTGAGGCCTTTTTAGTCTTCTTTTTAGGTTGAGGAACACTCAAAGTGAACTCCCAAGTAGCTGATAACTTACTCTCAGCCCCAAAATTAGTGACGTAAGCGCCTTTATTAGTACACTCAACAACCTCAACACCCTTTGTCAGTTCTGCTTCAAGAGCTTCCAAGGCGTCCATCCAATACCAAGAGCCTCTTTTGTCGCTATCTGCCTGAACTCGTTCCACAGATAAATTGACAACTGCTTTGGACCCTTTGAGGTCTACATTTACATCATAGTTCATTTTCATAATAATCTCTCAATACCTCTTCAATAGATTTCGTAACTTCCTTTGAATAACCCCTAGCAACCTCTGAACCCTGCTCAAAGAACTCTTCAAAGAGTAGACTGACATATTCTTCAAGACTAACAATCGAATAAGGACTAGGAAATAAGCCCTTAATGCAATCTGATAAATCCTCACTCTTTACATCATTAGACAAGAAATCATCAAATCGTGGATCATAAGTTAACTTGAGGAAGGCTTTGCGGTTAATGTTATACCCTCTAGCAGTCAACCTTCTCATCAACTCAATACGCTTCAAAGAAAACTCGTTGATTATCTCGCCGTTCTCTAGGAAATGCTCAGGGAAAGCGTCTTGTAACTGATGGCAAACTTCGTGAATAATGATCTGTTGTAACAAACCCGGCTCAATAACACCTTCACGAACAACAATGTAACCATCATCATACACAGCGTCAACATCGTAGTTCTTATGTGTGTCCCTATCTTTAAACAAAACGCCCTTGATGTTAGCTTTAAAGATTAGCTTGATAGCCTCTGGGAGTTTTACTTGAGCCAAACCACGAAGGCAGTCATAGGGGCCGTTTACAGGAACTCCAAGGTAACTATGAAGATCACTGTGCCTCTTCAGAAGTCTGTGTCGCATTTTCATCAGAACCCCCCTCTAGCCACGCTTGGGCATCTGTTAGGCCTTGATGGTACCCTCTCATAAAGTTTTCCTCAGCGATCAACATAACAAACTCAGGGAACTCATCAGCGAAAACCTCTAGGGCCTGCTCAAAAGTAATCTCTCCTTCTTCACTGTCAGACCTAGAAGCGATGTACTGTAAGATCAGACCAGCGAGACCTGTAGTGTCATATTCAGTGATAGTCCTACTAGTATCGCTCCACTCTTCTTCTTTAAACTCTTTCACTTGCTACTAACTCCTTTAGGATAATACATTAACATCAAGAATAGTATAACACAACTTAGGAGTTAATTTCCAAGAAAAGTTAAAAAAGTGGAGAAAAATTGTAAAGGGAATTAAAGGTTCTTTGCAGCGAAGTCAGCAATCTCTGATCGTTCTTGCTTGGTGAGGTTTAGGTACATGCCAAACTTGTTCTTTTTCATGGCTTTTAACAAATGAACAAGGCCATTATTGTTCTCAGATAAGCCTCTAGCATCTATTTGCTGAGGGTCTCCAGTTACTACTAGTTTTGAATTGGCTCCAACACGACTGACAATAGTCTTCATTACTTCGGGCGAGCAGTTCTGAGCTTCGTCCAAAATAACAAACACATTATTAAGAGAACGACCTCGAATGTGACTAATAGAAACCGCATCAATCTTGTCGTAAAGCTCATCTGGTGAAAAGTAAATGAGATCTTTGATAACTTCAAGGTTGTCATAATAACATGATAGCCATACTCCAAGTTTTTCATCGAGGTTTCCGGGAAGATATCCAAGCTCTTCACCAACACTAGCCAATGGTCTTGCGATTAGAACCTTGTCATACTTTCTAGCTAAAGCCATCTCCAAGCCAGCCACAAGACTAATAAATGTCTTTGAGGTACCAGCGGCACCGTATAAAGAAACAATTGGAATCTCTTTGTTTGTGAGTACTTCATAGGCTAGTCGTTGCTCTGAAGATCTTGGAGTGAACCCAATAAGCCTGTGTTCGTCTAGCCTTTTAACACTTCTGAGCTTATCTTTGTGTTTATAGGCTAGGCATGAATGTGAAGTGTTTTCTTTGTTTTGGAGGATGTAGTAATCTTTCGTTAGCTTAAAGGGTGGGTCGATCTTAGGATTGTTGTAGAGACTATCAATTACCTCTTTGCTGACTTTCTTAGTTGCTACATTGTTTCCTAGTTTAACCTCTGGCTCTAAGAGTAATTCAGCGTCACCACCAGCAAGCCTATGAGCTAAATACATGCTAATATCTCTGGTGATCAACTTTCCGTACAACATAGCCTTTTCTGAAAGTAGACCATCGTTGTTCTCGTAAAAGGCCCTCTCAGTTTCGAAGTGAATAGTCTTCTTACCAAGATTCATGAACGCACGGCCATCTACAATCTTTAGGTTTTCCTTAACTAGCTTGAAAAACTGTCGAGCGTTGTAAGCAGCCGAGCCGCGCCCTTTGTCTTTGTTGTTGTCAAGTTCTTCTAAAACAAGCTGTGGGATTACGAAGTGGAGATCTTTAGACTTCTTGTAAAATTCGAAGTCGTTGAGGATGACACTAGTGTCGGTTAGAGTTACGATAAATTCCATGGGGACACACCCTTTAATCATTGAGAGGTTCTTCGAGTCTCTCTAAGGCCTCTTTAAATTGACCTTGAGAGATCCCTAGCCTATTTTGAAGGTCTAGATCGCTCTGTGAAGCATCTCTCAGGTATTTAAAGAGTGATAAAAATAGTAAGTCTTTGATATGACTGTCTAATTTGTCTGTAAGCAAGTAGTGAAATTCAGGGGGGTAAGATTCGTTGATTTTTAGAGCTATTAGGTCCTCAAGTGGAGTCTCATAGATAAAACTGAGGACTTCTTTGGTAGGTTTATTATGCATCTTAAACGCTCTCTAAGGCACCTTATTGAGCTTCTGGCACCTCTTCTGTGTCTAGTGTTGCTTCTGGCTCTTCTACGGGCAATTCAAGGTCTTCTGTGGGTTCTTCTAGGCCAGCCGATGGATCTCCTACTTCAGGTTTATCTTGCAGTGAGAACTCTTCGGCATATTTCTCAAAGTAAGCCTCTAGGTTCGCTAGGAAATACTTGTTGAAATTAACTCTGTCTTCTCCATATAGCTCTGAGTAGGCATTGTTTTCGATTTCCTTGGTGATACTTTCGAATTCATTGTGAGCTGTCCGAACACCAGTCTTTTGGTCAGCAGTGAGATTTTTAAAAGGAGTACCCTCAAAGGCTTCTACAGGTCTCTCCATAGCCTCTTCTTCAGGGGACAACTCAACTTCTTCTTCTTCAGGTCCATCTAGGTTGGTGAATAGAAAATCAGGATTAACCTCATCATCAATATCACTAACACCTTCGTCTTCCTTAGTTTTAACCTTTAGTTTTTCTTCAAGAAACTCCAATAGGTTATCAAGGTTGTATGATTCTTCTAGTTGTTCCTTGTCGTCTGGCGCAGGATCATCCATAGGTTCATCACGAGCAATTGGTGTCTGGAAGTAGTCTTTAAATAAAGCTAATAATTGTGCTTCGAACGCTTTTAGTTTTTCCGGCTCACTCATCATAGAGGTCCAAACAGAATGCAGAGAGCCACCCTCGGACACTTTTGGGACTAAGATCGACTGTAAGACCTGCATAAAGTACGGAAGACCCTCAGCGTTCTCATTGATGATGATTTGACGGATAATGTTTCTTAATTTATGTTCCGCTAGTAGATTCATTTCAAGACCTTCTTTGCTTCTTCGAGTTCTTCTACAGTGATCTTAGAGGCATGAGTAGCTTTTACACCAACTTCCTTTAGAGCACCTACTAGTTTTTTATTAGAAATCTTTAAACTTTTAGCAGCATCACGAACCAAAAGTCTCTCTACAACCTCTTCTTCTTCTGCAAGTTCTTCACAAGGTCGCTCGCAATTCTCGTCAACACATTCATCGCATTGATCTTTAGTAATTTCTAAACTTACTACTGGTGGCTCTAAAACTTCAACCACCTCAACAACAACTTCAGGCTCTTTGACAGGATCTGCGGGTTTTGCTTGTGGTTTGCTTGCAAAATATCTAAAGAATTTACTTCGTTTCATTTTATCTAGTTCTCCGATAGTTTTTCTGGGTCTGATTTAGTGACAATCTTGACGCGATCTCTGAGCCTATTTACAGTCCCTACAGTTGAATACAGAAAAGGAACGTTGGGTGTACTGGTAGCTTTGTCAAACGTGTCCTTGTAATTAGCATCTTCCAAGTTCTCGATCACATAGTCGTTTGCTAGGTCCGTCTTTGTTCCGCTTAGACTCATTTCATTCTCGCCTTATAGCCATCTTCCCAGTCTCTTAAAAGAATCCCACCGCCGTACTTATAAGCATCCAGTTCGAGTTCTCTTAGGTGCTGGTTGTTTTGCGCGTAGCCCTCTGGAGTGCTTTCGGTGCTATCCATTAGGCCATTCTCGTTCTGGTGGTGGTGGTAAAGCTCATGACCTACTGACCTTAAGATGTCCTTTGCATGTCTACCAGTGATAAAGATAGTGATGTGCATGTTTACCGGATCGTAGGCGCCTGTCCTCCCTAAAGGATTCTGAGCGTTATCTTCATCCGAAACAAAAGAAAACGTGGGCATCTTTTGAATCTTTAGGTTTTTCTTATAAAATTGCAAAAAATCTCTACAGATCTCTTCGGTCAAACTTTCGATCATTATACTTGCTCTCTGGTTAGCGTCGGTCCATTGCTTATTTGGCGGCTTCAGGACCTTTTAGTTTGTCTTGCTTTACGGCTTCTCTTACTTGCCGTAATAGAATTGATAGAGCCTTGACGACAGAAGTGTCATCAATTTTGTGTACATCTGAGATGTGATCAATTAGTTCCATTAGGAATTGAGATATTTTAGGTACCGTAGTTAGAGCACTTGCGAAAGACTTAACCTCTTGTTCCGTGAATTTGTTATCAATTAGTTCACCCACCGGACTAACTTCTTGTTGACCTTGTTGTGCTTCTTGGTTTTCCTCGATCAACTGACGTACTTCTCTTGCTACTTCTTCGGCAATGATCGTTCTTAGTACTTTTTTAACTTTAGACATTCCTAAACTTCCTTTAAATCATATGGTAGAAAATCGAAAGCATTGTGAAGTACGTGACCAAACAAAGGTAAATCCCATATCTGACTAGCCACTTTTTACGATACCTCCAGAGAAAAAAGCAACCTCCAAAAACCAAAGTACTCTTAGCGAATACAAAGGGAAGTACGCCATACTCTAGAAAGTGACCCATTATTGGATTGCCTTCTACTAGCTTTCCTAGATAAATATACCTAACCGTAAGAAAAACATCGGCTAAATTCATCAGTAAAATACAAATAATTGAGGCCCTATTCATTTCAACACCTGACCATAGAATCTTCTAGAATCTCTTTTGGAATCATCCCTAGAAAATCATTGAAAACCCTCTCATGTAAAAGCAAACTAAACTTCTGGATGATATGGTAACGTTTAAAGATATCTAAACTTTTCATTAGTTCTGCAATCTTCTTTAGGTCTGAGCGTGAATAGATCTTGCTACAGTCCTTTAATTCAAGTCCATAAAAGTCAAAATACAGAGCAATTGAATCCAGACACTCTAGTTTTTTAGCGTTTTCATTTAAGGGGAACAACATGTCAAACTCCTATAAAGGCAAAAATACTTCTATAGTAAGTATGCTCTGGGGTGTGGTAATTTGTGTGGTTTCTGAGATTCCCTTATAGAACAACCATTTATAAAATAGTTCTTGACATCAAATCTCGCTTTTTGTATAATACCTGAAGAAAGAAAAGAGAAAAAAACATGACTCTGGGATTATTGCTACTTTTGCTTAATCACTGGAATCCCAAGATGGAAGTGATAGAGTTTACGGTAACTATCTTTATACTCCTCTAAACTAACCTTGCTTTTGTTGTTTTTTAAGCACAGGTCTGCTCAATTTCATCTGAGATCTTGTTTTTGTTTTTGTATCTTTAAACTTTCCTAAACTTTAAGTAAAAAAAACTTTTAGTCTTTAAGGTTTTCTAAAGAAATAATAATGCATAATTCAATTTCTACTGAGAGACTAACATTTATTGAACTTTTTTTGTAAAAATATTTCCCTATATAAAACAAGTAGATATAAAATAGTTTGAATTTACTTGGAAATTATCTGAGTTTTTGTGCTAAAGTCTCAGTATAATCGACTTAAAGGAACTACTAGAAGCTTTAAGATACTGATTAGAAGCTATTAAGAAGCCTCCACTTAGGGTTACGGCTTAACTAATAGTTGCTAAATGGTTTTACAGTTAGTATGTGCTTTTAGTTACTATTAGTAGGCGAAAAATGAAACAAGAGAGACAAACATTATTGATACTATGGAATCCACTACTCAGAGAGATTACCTCATTTGTTGTAGAGGGCTCAGAGGAAAACATTGACAAACTAGATCTCTCAGAGTATAGTAGAGAGGACGGTTGGTTGAGGATTATTCATGAATACAAAGGAGGAAATTATGAAAGCCAAGATTAAAAAACTAAGAGAAGAAGCAATCCTACCTGAAAAGGCACACGACTCAGATGTAGGCTATGATCTTTATGCGGTTGATTATGAGCTTAAAGTGGAGGACTATGGGGTAGGGTCTGAGCATGTACAGGTAAAACTCTACACAGGTATCTCAGTGACACCCCCAGAAGGCTATTATTTTGAGATCATGCCTAGAAGCTCTGTCTCAAAGACGCCGCTTATGTTAGCCAACTCAGTAGGAATCGTAGACCCAGAGTACACCGGAGAACTGATTGTAAAACTAAACTTTGTATCTAGTTTTAAGCATGATTACTATGGCGTACTAGGTAAATATCATGAATACTTGCAAAACTTCCTAGACCCCAAAAAAGGAAAACTATGGAAGTGTGCTCAATTAGTTCTCAGAAAAAAAGAGTCTTGCGAGTGGGAGGTTGTAGATAACCTAGAAGAGACTCAGAGGGGTGATGGGGGCTTTGGTTCTACGGGACAATCTTAACGTACCCACACAGGCCTAGCAACCCACTGGAAGGTGTCTGTACGAGTTGCTGATGCGTTCCAAACCTGAAAGAAGTAATCATAGACTTTAGTAACGATTACATCATCCTTATAGACTTGAGAAATACCTAAAGGAATATAAACACCACCCTCAGAGTTAGCATACCTATGAACATAATACTGTGGGGCGATTCCTTGTCCGTTGTTTGCCTTGATAAACGTATTGTTGGATAAAGCAGAGAACGAATAAGAAGAGCCATTCCAAGTAGCTAGCTTCCCTCCCTGATTCGCAAAAGAGTTCTTACCTTCCCCTATAACATAAACAGTTTGACCCGATGTTGGCGAGATTAACGACGAGTCACTGAAGGCGAAATCTACAGTTGTATCAGAGCCAGCATCGAAGGTTCTTGCTGGAGATAACACTCGAAACTCCCAGTTAAAGATAGGGCTTGGAGATGTTGGTGGGCTCATGAAGTATACTGATTTACCTAAGCTCGTGTTGAATGTTGTGGTCGAACTAAGAGGGTGACGAATTAAACTCTCAGCTTTTTCAATACTAACACTTCCGATATAAACCGTGCCAGTACATTGAAATAGACCAATCGTAACATTTGCTAGTGTCCCATAGCCTGTATAAAGCTCTTGTTCCCACTCATCAAACCCTGTGGTCGCCTGATAGGGTCTGTTGTAAGTAATACCCCTCCCAGCAGCATTATTATAGTCATCTAGGATACCACCAGTGTCATCCTGAACGTTTGACTGATAGGTTGTAAACGTCATTGCAAGGCCGTGGTTAATGTTTGCAGGACCACCATTGAGCGTTAGGTCCGTGTCAATCTTGTAACGTACCTTAATCTTGTAGCGAGTGAATGGATTGACTTGAAATTGGCGACAAGTAAATGAAGTGGTCCCAGCGTTAGCCCTGTATGCAGTTGTCGTTAATTCAATGCTGTTCGGGTTGCTGTTAAGAGTGTTTGACGGATTAAAAGCCGCTGTATCACCAGAGCCTGAACTAAAAGAAAAAGAGTCAGCATTTGTGAACTGTGAGTCGTGAAAAAGATTAGCTTTACCTAAAGATCTCCAAGGAACAATTTGCACACCATTATCAAAGGCCGTCTGACAAAGTTTCCTGAGATGGGCTTCGTGGATATATGGTGGCGTCGGAATGGCTGTAGAAGGGCTACCAGAAGAGCTACTAGGTACATCGTGGGCATAAATAATTGCTGTATTGCCAGACGCGCCCAAAGACTCTACAAAAGACAAGAGCTTACTCAAAGCAACATCATCACCATTTGTATCAGCAGGAAATCCAGTCCAGTGCTGCTCAAACTTACCTTCTGAGTCTGTACTGTAAACGTGATCTCCAGAGAAAGCAATTGTACCGTTAATAGATCTTACCTTGTCATACATTGTGTAAAATGCAGAATCTACCGTATCATTCCTAACACCACCACGATAAACAGCACCCTGAATATTGTAGTCAGCAAACTCTGGGTTGGTCACTGAACCTGAAACATATGATGACCCACTTAATACTTTAGCACCAGTCAATAGATCAACAATAAACTCATTCTCAGCGGTCGCTTCAGATGCGAATAGTTCTTCTGTGTTTGCGATATTGATGTTTGGGTGGTTACAAATTTCCCATCCATAGTCAGAAATAAGGGACCTCATGTCAGCGGCAGTAAGAACTGGTAACACTGGATCATTTGAGTAATTTTGTCCGACCTTCTCACTCTCAATCGCAACAGTGCCAGCAAACCCATATTCAGCCATAATCCTAGCAGCGGCTGTCAGGTTGTTCTTGTACCCGTCGTCGAAGATAAAGGCCATACGAGCCCCTCTACTTCCTAAATTCCCCAAGGACTGAATGTCACCTTTGAGGTCTGTCTCTAGTGTATCAACAGAAGAAGAAAGTGCACTAAAATCAGAAGACGACGCCCCTCCTCTTTTAAATCTTGATCTCGCCATTTGAATATTCCTTTTAACTACTGGATGTTAAGGACCACACTGAAGTCCTCATTATATTTTGAGTTTGATCTTGTGTCAAAGCAGAGGCAGACAATTCAGATACCCAAACAGGATCTGGCCCATCCCACTCCACGACCGCGAGAGTTCCATCTAAACTCTTTCTGATATTCCCTAGATAAGAAAAATCGTATTGACCAAGACTTGAAGCACTTATGATTGCGTATTTAGACATTGTTATTCCTCTAACGCTGAGTTGTTATCGATGACCTCACCAGAATTATAGAGAGTCTGTACCTGTGAAAGATTTAAAACTCTATCCCACAACGCTAATTCATCAACAAAGAAGTCTTGGTTCGCTGTTGAAGTGATATTTCTGGCCACTTCAAACTTAGCACTGGTTGGTATTAAAGGGTCACCAGACGCAGTATTCCCTGAACGAAGCAGACTTCCATTTCCATATTGACTGTGAGTGTTTGTTGTTGGGTCATATGTCCAGACAACGTGAAACCAAGATGTTGTAGCATCCCATCCAGCACCATATGAAAAATCAATCCCGGCATAAGCAACACCAATCCCAGTACTTCCGCCAGTCCCATTATGAACGCCTGTCACTCCCCAGCCATATGTAGCGTTGTTGTGACCATATAAGCTACCGTATGCAACGTTTTTGTAGTTAGCGTTCCCATTGCCACTGTCGTATATATTCCAGAATGGCACAGATGTATTACCAAACTGAGTTGGAGGGAGGTTTATCCAAGCTGAAACTGAATAACCCCCACCTACAGCAGAACCAATTGTGGCATTGTCAGAGGTAGAACCGTAGTCATTAACACCATCAATAACAAGAGAATAAGAACCACCCCCTGTGGGAACAGAACCAGTAAAAGACGGAGATCCGTTCAGGGTAAGATTAAGAGAATTGGCAGCATTTGAAGTGTCCTCACCGTCCTGACTTTCAAATTTATAATAAACAACTGGTTGGATATAACTACCACCACCACCAGCAAATATGGCCACAGGCAAGTTAAACATATGAATCCCTTAAGTTGACTGGAAGTCTTGGACAGTATTGCAGAGAAACTTACCACCACCAACGTCAGCTACATAGACACAAGAGACAATATCAATAGCCTCTGCTGCCGTCGTATTCGTTGGAGCCACACCTCCGGGAAAAAAGAAGTTACTATCGTAAGCTACTCCACGACTACCTGTAGTATCTTGTAGTAAGTAGAAGTTGTATACTCCCCCATCTTCAGCGTTTGATGGGTTTGACATGGTAATATTATGCCCAAGGAAAATAATTTGATTGTTTCCATTATTTAAATTCAAAGACAAATTACCATCAGCCTCTGTACTAACTCCGTACATTTGAGACGTTGCTTGGCCTGATACAACCTTGAAATTACTCTGCGTAATAATTACGTTCTCTGAAAAAGTAAACTTACCTTCTTCTGCATCGTGATTAAGAGAAGAGACACCAGAGAAACTAAAATCTCCAGTTTTCTTGATAATATCTCCATTGTTACCACTTAGTTCGCTTGTTAAAAAAGCCCATCCGAAAGACATCTTATCAGACTCCTCATAATAAAAATACAATCTAATTATGAGCGAATCTAATAATTTACGGATAGTTTTTGGGAGAATACTGGAAGGATCTTGGAGTGGTTAGGTGAGAGTTGGAATGGTTACGGTTTCAATGTCATTTGATTGCATGTTGTTCAGGTTCAATTTTGTGTTGTTCTGATCCGTTGACAAAACTTGGTTTCGAATCATATTAGAATAAGAATCGTTTGTACCATCTCCCATTAACCATACCTGTGTTGAGTTTGCTGAATTTTGATCATTCATAGCAAAATTAGAGGCATCAGTACCAAAAGCTGGCTGTCTATAATTATTACCTACCTTATAATCGGTAAGCCATTTCTCAGGGTCAGTAATCATAAGGGAAATCTCGGAGTTAGTTGGCATCAATACGTTACGCCTTAGTGTCGTTACTACCATGGAAGCAACCTTGCCGTGGAAGTTTCTATTGCCCCCACGTCCTCCGACTGTAAAATCACCCAGCACAGACCTGTCCATACGACCGCCCGTAGATGACCAGTTAGCTTGTACATATCCTGATGGAGTGACGACATTGTTAAAGCTATTAGATGAATCCATCATTTTTATATCAAACACACCCATAAGGTTAGCGGCAGTAGCATTAGCACCGCTATAACGGGTACCATTACAACCAATGTAGACACCATACCATACACTTGTAGAGAGTGATGTGGCAAACTTGACCTCGTTTATAGCTCCACTTCTACCCCAAGCAAAGTAAAGGTTTCTGCTACTGTCAACTCGTAGATAAATATTGTCATCAGTAGACCCAGCACCTTCTCCTTGGTTCCAGATATGCTGGTTTGAAGCGTTGCCATCAATCTTGAATACAATTGCTGTCGCCCAAGGTCTACTGTTAGAGTCGTTTGATGTATAACCACTGCTTGATGGCCCAGCAACAGTAACACCAAGACTTGACATTCTAAGGGGATGAGCAATGTTTCCCGGATTTACTTGAGCGGCATGTTCACTGCCACCAGAAAAGTCAAGAGCTTTATTCCAATCAGTCACAATAGTCACTGCTGCTGGAATATTAATCTCTGAAACATGATCAACAATATGTTGTCCCGGATCAGACATTGTAGTATTCTGGGTACCAATGTAAACAGAAGAACTTGAAATTGCTGTAAAAGTTCCACCAGCGTCTGTATTTTGTTTTTTGTAAGACGAGTTGTGATCAACATAGGCAGTGGTAGTCAAACTATTAATTGAAGACCCATTCTTTAAGATGACTCTGGAGTTAGTACCGTTGTTGTTTAATTCAAAGGAGAATCCATAATCACTAGGGTTGGTGTTAATGTCTGAATTGTTATAAGTGTAACTAACAGAACTAACATTGCTACCCTCAGTTGCCCATACATAGATTGTACCTTGTGTAGAACTAACATATTCAAAAAATACACCTGTGTAATAACTAGCTTGTTGGTGCTTTGTCGTGTTAGACCAAGTAGTGTTTGGCAAACCGATCCAAACTTTATCACTTGTTGCTGTGATACTGGGCATAATTGCATCCTTAATAAAGTTTCCATCAAAAACAATACGCTTACCAGTGTCAAGTTTCTCAGGGTCCAACTCAATAAAGGAACCATCGGCAAGATCAGAACCACTTAGAGCAGGGGTTGCAGAAATATGAGAAGCACTCGTAATTCCAGTAGTATAAGTAGATCCGGCAATACTGGGAGTTCCCGCCGCGTAATTTGTCCCACCAGAAGTCCACATGATCTTTAGAGGAGGCACATCAGTTGGCACTGCAAACTCTACATAAGATCCGAAAGACCCCGGAGTTCCCGCCGTCGTAACACCAGTACTGTAAACGCTACCTGTGTTACTAGCTAAGGCAAAGTAAAGAGCATCCGTAGATTCGATACTAGAATCCATTGTCCAGAACTTATAAGTCTGACCAGCGTTCAAAGTCAAATCTGAGGCAGCTTGTAGCGATGAAACACCGCGCTCTTCGAATAATGGCAAGCTAAATGTATCCTCTGTCACATTAAAGTGGTTTGCCGCCAGAGGGCTTGCGATCCTTGAGAGTCCAGAAGTCCCTAGTCGTACTCTTGATCCATAGTCACTCCCAATGTAGATAGGGATAGACCCAGTTCCATACCCTGCACCAGCCCAACTTCCAGTCGCTGCCGTTCTTGTTAGAATAGAAGAGAAAGTCCCTCCAATAACAGGTTCAGTAGTCAGTGAGTTCCCTGTTGGCGCTTGTCGTATAGATGATAGATTACCTTCTCTGCTGTAGTCAATCGCATAAGAGAAGTAAGCGGCTGTAGTACTGTTAACAGTGTTATGATCGTCCCCTAAAGTATCGATTCTGAGTGTGTTTTTAGTTCCGTTTCCGCTAGCTGGGTCCTCCCACCTATGAGCGCCTTCAAAATCTCCTAGATCCACACTAGACCAGTCTCTACCCACTTTTGGAACACCAATGAACGTCTGGTGACCACTTCCAGTAGTGTGCAGATATGGTAGAACATTTGTATCCACCCAAGATGTAGGAATAATGAGTCTTTGTCCCGGTGAAAGCGAGAAGTTATCTGCACTCACAACACCACCATCATTCAAAATTTCACTTGTGTCCATGCTGCCAGTTACTAGAGTGAAACCTGTAGGAGCCGGAGCACCGTTGGCAGTATGTGTAAATGTTGGCAACTGGGTTATTAAAGAATAGGAATCTGGCTTTGCAAATGTAATCGTTGGTGCGTTGCTACCAGTTCCATAAAGAGCACTTGAACTCCTGAAAAGTGTGCCATTAAGACTAAGTTCGATCCTTCCAGCATTGTTGTATAACTTCCAGACATCAGACTGATTACTCAGAGACTGAGATGGAAGTAATGATGGATTGTTGTCATCCCATCCACGATATTGTAAACTTACATAACTAGGACGACCCGCATAGTTATTGCCAGATTGCTTCCAAGAGAGTGCAACGAGATCCCAGTTTGTATTCGGAGTGCTATTACTTCCTGACCAAAGGTCAGATGTTTTATCTACACTACTAGATAAAATCCCTAGAATCCAATAACTATGCTCATACCATTCATAACTGTCTCCATCATCTAAAGGAAATGGAAGATCATATACGAAATTTTGATATGTACCTATTGTTCCATCTGCATACGGAGCGACAACAGTCCCTTGTTCAGCATTGAAATCCGACACAGAAATAACAGTCCCATCATGAATAGTTCCCGGAAGTGAAGCAGAAGGCGTTGTATTAAGGACGTTTACTGTCAAGGTACCATTGGATGAACCATAAGCGTTTGTTCTAGTGATGGTAGCCGTGTAACTTTCGCTAGGATAGTTTGTATTGTCCCAACTTACATAAGGCCCTGTTCCTGTGACATTTGGTTGGCTATAAGACATCCATGATGGCGCACTAGAAACTGTCGTAGTAAACGAAGCATCTGCTGGATGTACCTGTAGGTTTAGACTGGTACCCTCATTGATACTGACAGTCTGGTTGAAAGCTGCTGGGGCATAGTTTGAATCTACACCTGTCGCAATATAGTTCCAAGTACTTCCAGAAAGAACAGAGGCAGAAGGCACAGTAGAGACACCTGCAAAACTACCACTATCAGGAAGATACCAAGTACCATTAGAAAGGTCATCAATAAACGTATACGCTTGGTTCGATCCAGTGCCAGCAGGACTAGCAATGTACTCATCGTAATAGTTAGCCTCAGCCTCAGTTTGGAAGAGCGGATAGTACCACTGACCATCTGGGGATTCGATGGCATAATAAGTTAATGTTGGGACAGCCTGCCAACTTCCTGTGGATAGACTTAGGGCTTGCGACCCATTCCCTTCACCTTTCCACATAAATGCATAGTTGCCTGTTGGTGATACTAGGCTCTTTGAAAATGATTTATACCAAGCAGAACCACTCTTAATCCATACTGCTGGAGTCCCGTCGTTATCAAAACCAACTCTGTAGTATCTGGTTGAGCTTCCAGTTAAGTTACCGTTACCTACTGAAGAACTACCGTTATTCCCAGCAGATCCGGTATCAGAACCAAGAGCAGTAATTCTATCTGAGGTAGGATCTACAAGTCCTCCAATAAAGAATTTAGAGTACCTGCTAGCACTGGCAGTACTGTTATAAAAAGACTGAACCGCGCTTGTGGAAAACTCATCAGTCTTGACGATACCAAAAACTTGATCACCAATGTCGTTTAGATTTACTTCAAAAAACTGACCACTCCCTGTAATAAGAGCCTCCGAGATAAACCCATCGTCATTGTTGCTAGCTGTGTTAACTGTTACTCCACTAGCCAACGTTCCAGAAGTGTCTCCAAACATTCTAATTGTGTTATCAGATAAACTACCAGTGATCGAATTTTGGGTTAGTAGATGAATTTTTGGTACATCGTAGACTCTGACATTGGAATCTCCAAGTTTAATGACTAGATGCAGCTTATTACCTTGGGTTAGTGCATTATTAACCCTAGAAATGTTCACATACTCACTAGAAGATGGGTTGTAGTAGGAAAGATAGGCGTAGCCAGATTGGTCGATACCTGCCTTTAATTTAACGTTACTACCGGATATCCAATTCACTCCAGCACTAGAAGTCGAAAAATTGTACCACCCAGAGTTTTTAGTTGCGTTAGATGCCTGTTCGCCGTGTTGTGTGTGAGGTCCATCAGAACTACCATTGAAGAGCACTCCATAGTACATCCCATAATCGAAGCTCGATGGGCTTAGGCTAGTATCTGTCAAACTATTGCGTGAGTAATTACCCGCAGATCCAGACTTGTGAAAGCCCATTGCGATGCTGCCCTCTTGATTAATTTGAAAAGTGTAGTACTCACCAGCCTTTGAGATAGATTGTTCAGAGAATATGACCGACTCACTAAAAGAGCTACCTGAAAAAGAAGATGCATAAGTGTCATCTCCTACGGGGTCAAAAACATCGGAACTTGACGAGATAATTGAGTTTGTTCCAGTATCATCAACAACAGGGGTAGTAAGGGGTTCTGGCGCAGAAGGGTCTGTTTCTGTCAAGAAAGCTTGTAAAGTATTTGCTACAGTTGCAGTTGTACCAGACTGTAAAATACCACCAATGTAAGTCCTAGTCTCTGATAGACCTGTTAGTTGAACTTTGTTGGAACCTCTAAGAATCAAGTCGAAATTCGTACCATTATTAACAACTGACAAAGCATTGATGTCGTAGACGTTGATAACATTTCCATTCTGACCATCCAAGACGGAGACAGTTTTCGATACGTTATCTTTCGTAAAGTCTACATAAGGGATATCTACTGTAAAGTTACTGAATGGCAACTCTTTGTAATTTCCAGTTCCTTGTAGTCTAACTGCCTTAATCCTGTTGTTGATAAACTCACAGTCACCCACAATTAGATTTAGGTTGTCAAGGTTACATTCAACATCGAGAGCGTAATCTTGCTCAATGAATCCTACGTTATCAATCTTAATAATGGCGGCAGTAGAGTTGATACTTCCGACATCTGATTTGATTAACAGACCACACTTGACACTATTAGAACCAGCATTTGTATTATGGATCTGTACGTTAAAAACCTCTGCAATGAAAGTGGCATCTGGTCTGATAGTGTTTCCTTCAATTTGTAGAGAAGATAGACCATCAGCTTGATCACCTTCAGCATCAATGCCAGCCCTGTTGTTATCGTCTAGGTCCAAGTCACGAGCTTTAACGTTAGAAGAGTGTGCAAGCTCTAAACCACTGTTCCAGTTACATGTGAAAGAACAAAGAGAAATCGTATTGTCAATACCTCCCTCAATTTTTACACCTGTATCACCATTACAGTTAAAGGAGTTATTGTAAATTGTGAAGTTTTTGGAACCCGCTGTGGCATCACCTGTAGATGATTCCAAATCTAGGCCGATAGATACGTTTTTGTAAACCTTGTTTCTCGCAAGGAATCCAAAGCCATCCGTAGTGCTCACAAACCCACTATCAACAATCTCAATACCTTTGTTGTTATAGTTAATAGTACAGTCGGTAATCTCAACAACAACAGTGTTCTTGATGAGTACAGCACCACCCTCAGAACATTCAGAACTATAAAAGAGTGCCAAGTCGGACTGCGAGGAATCATACCCAAGTGTCCCGCCATTGCCCCAAGTATCTGTTTGAACTTCTTTTAAAGCCAGACGGTTGCCTGACCACCCGTTGTATGAGAATGTGCAACCATCAACATCAACAGTGTTCGCCTTGCTCGCTGAAATAGCCCAAGCGCCTGCATTCTGTAAGCTTAAATTTTCGAACTTAACAGATTTCGTGTAATCACTACCGGAAAACTCGAAGATACCGCCGTTTGAAGAGTTATAGGAAGCGTATTTAACGACAGAACCTTCAGAGCCTACAAACTTAACAGACTTTGTAGAATCCAATGTAACACTTGAAGTGATTGTGAAAGTACCATCGAGGAGAATCGTGTCACCATCTGAAGCAGCACTAACAGCATCTGTAATTGTGTTGAAGGGGTAAAGAGCAGTCCCCAGTCTCTGTGTGCCAGTATAGCCTGACTTAACGTGAATGTCAAAGCGACCCAGAGAAGACGCTTCAATCTCTTGAACTGGTACATTTGTATTCCTTACGCGAGTCCAGACACTTCCGCTCGCATAAATTACAGAATCGTTAACACCCCACTCTGTGATACCGTTTAGGTTTGTAGAACCACTGACAGAAACAAAATAGAAATCTCCAGCTAAATAAGAACCAGTTGTGAGATCCGGTGTGTTACTATCGGCATCCCAAGTCCCCTTGTAGGAGATTTGAGGTTGTGCAATGACGTTCCCGTTTGTATTAATGTAATCAACAGTATCCTGAGCACTACTGAAAGGTAATCCAGCAGCGTCCACAAAGTCGGTAAATGGGATTTGGAAGAACTCATATTTCGTTGTAGGGCTGTTGGCAGTCGCAACATCGTTCACAACATTAATCGTACTAGAGTCATTTGAGTTAATTTGGGCAGACAGGCAAGAGTTCCAATAGACCGGATTGCTAGAACCACGGAACTCGATACAGTTACCTGCCTCGTTTCGGACAATTTTAATAGGCATTTGTAAACTCCTTTGAAGAAAACTCAGTATTAAATATACCTAAAGGAGCTACTAGGGTGAGGAAATATAGAAGGTTATCGGTTAATTGCACAAAGCATAGTTAGGGGTCTTACAATGACTGGTGCTGAAGCTTTAAATACAGGCAAGGCAAGAGCGTATAAATCCTCCCTGCTCGCGAAATAGGCAGTCATAATCGGCCTGAAAAGAATCGGAGAACCAACTGAAAGGTTCCCAAGGTTAACAGGGGTCGCAGTCAGTTTAAAGTTAAAAGTCGGTGCTAAGTTACTTGGGTTCCTAGTCGTGAAGTCCAGAGCAAATTCAACGGTAGTGTTAGATGTCTGCGGGATAACCTCACAGTCAAACCGCAAATTCAAAAAGTCACCTACCCCAAGATCTTGAAAATATAAACTACCAGTGTGACCATCGGACCAGTCAGTTGTTGTGAAGTCAAAAAGTTTTGTGGCTTGTCTTGGTAAGTGTTGGCCCCCGAAAATCCCGAAGTCTACGTGCGTTGTAGGGGTTGGATCAGACCAATAAGGGCGATCAGTTGCTAGGTGGACGTTACGATCCAATGAGAACTTTAGCCAACTACCAGAACTTACCATATCCTGCGTGTAGTTAACGCCGCTGGTAGAATCCCAAGCATAGGCAGTATCATGAACAGTAGCACCACTAGAATGACTTGTAGCGGTTGTCCCGTATTCACCTCTAGTAACACCTGTGAGTTGACCGATAGCCGTTCCAGAGTACTCAATAATCTCATCACCAACTACAGCATAACCACCAGCACCATTAAAAACTGACTCGTCGGCCACTGGGAATGTTGTGTCACTCGCTGAAACCCCTGAAGTTAATGTTGAGGTGTCTGTAGTTTTATCCTTGAACCCACCAGTGAA